CGGTTATCATTATCATTTGTACAGCTTTTCTTTGATTATTCAGCTAAAAGCTGGTCAATCCATTCAGGCTTGCAAATCACGTCTTGAGTTGAGCATTCGTCGATTAGGTCTTGAATCAACTCGGCGGTGTCTTGTTCGCCTTGGCGGTAAATATCAGCCCATTGCATTTCTAACAACTGATTCATCAATTTGGCGTCTGTAGCTGTAACACCTTTTAATGAATTAGCCATTTCTAATATACCGTCGTGGTCATCAAAGAAACACCATTCTGTAACCTGTGGCATACTAGCAAATAGATGCTCAAACCATTGTTGTTTGTATGGTGCATCTGACATTGCACTGATACGAGCGGCATTACCTTCACCAAATACACGGCTCAACTGGTCACGGCTGCAAATGATAGGCGTTCTCAATTGGTTACGGCGTAGGTAAACATAATCGTGATTAAGCATGTAACGAGCTGTTAGGATGATAACAAGTTCACCCTGTTTGATTAGTTGTTGCATGTATCCGGCAAGGGGCAATAGCTTGTCATTGGCTACCTTTTCAGGAGTGCAAGCCTCTTTGATATACTTATCTAGATTCAAGTTACCTTGTGAATCTAGGCATGGCTCAACACGGTGGAAACTATCAATTGTTGTTCCGTCTAAATCGAATACGTATGCTTTTTTCATGGGTAAATCCTCGCTTATGCGGTTAAGTAAAAGTGTGACGGGCATCACATTTGCGCCCGCCACGTAGTTTATGTGCTACGGTTTAGAATTGTTCTTCACCGATTAGGTAGGTTGGTAGTAGTTGGTGAGTTGAGTTAGGGTAAACAACGGCGTTTGCTCTGTCCCAAGTTGTACCGCCTTTGTTGTAGCCCATTTCCATCGAACCTGTTACACCAACAACAACCGTATTATTATCTTCAAACGGTGAATGTGTGTGACCTGTTACAGTTTTAATGCGCATTTTCTTGAATGAAACTGCGCTACCACGTGCCCCACCTGTACCCACGTGACCATGCATTGAAATATCATAGCCAAATGCTAGGCGTTGTGAGTCGATTTTACCAAACTCAATATTGCTGTTTAGTTCTGGCAATTTATCGGCAAGTGCTCGGAAAGCTAAATCCATTTTAGCCATATCGCCTAGCTCGTTTTTGTCCATTGCTTCAATGTAGGCAAGCATTAGAGCGTGATAAGTACGGGCGTTTTTCGGGTCTTTGCGAACATCGAATTTATTGTCACGTACCCAAGAATCTAGAGCTAAGTCATGGTTAGATTCAACAATGAAAACAGGCGCATAATCAGCAAGTGCATTCAAGTGGTTGATTACATCGGTTAAATCTTCAATCACTGAACGGTCTTGCATTTGGTATAAGAATGTCCAGTCCTCACGGTTGTGGTGATTACGGCTCATAAAATCAAGCGCATCATGAACCACGATTAGAGAAGGGTTAACGTCGTGAATTTGGCGCAATGCACGTGTAAATGAGTGGTCGCACATTTTCTCACAATGCAAATCACCTAGCACGATAACAGGCTTTTGCTCGAAAACATCATTGTAAGCTTTGATTGAGCCGTCAGGGAAATACACCGAGCCTGCATCAATAATCACGCCGTTTTCGTCGGCTGTTAGTCGGCGGTGGCTCACTAAACCGTCTTTGACTTCAATCAATAGACCGCCTAAGCAATGTTCGGCTTCTGCTTCTGCCCCTGCTCGGCTGTCAGTGTAATGCATTTGAGTACACACACCAGTAGTATAAACCCAACGGAATGCACCGTTTTTCTGGCGTGATAGCGTTTTCGCTTGGCGGCGTGGACTTGCAACAATGGTCATAGATTCGCCAGTGTTCAAACGCTCGGCGGCGTTAATTGGCTGTTTAGCCGTTGGTAGAATCTGGGCACTGTTAGCCAGTAGCACGTTACCTTCACCACCTAGCCAAGTATCAACAGGCTCTAGAACATGCATTTTAATATCTGAATGATATTTAGGCTCTTTGCGCTCACGACCTTGCAATACTGTAGTGTATTTGATTGGCATGATACCAAACTCAGCATCACGCTCATTTGCAATTGATAGCAATGTTTTTAACACTGGATGCGGCGTTGTATTATTTTGTCCGGCTGTAATAACATAAACGCCGTCCTCTAATTGGTCACGCTCACGACCTGTTAATGAACCTGCAAACGTTGGCTCAATATCTTGCTGTGCTTGCTGTGAGTGACTTTTTGCTTTGCTTGGCTTTTGTGGCTTGTTATCGTCTAGCCATTCCACCAACTCACTAGAATGGATAGTGATTTTAAGCAAATCACGAATCTCGATAGCACATTCACGGCGTTTTGTATCTAGGCGTTTTTGCCAAAAGTTAAGACCTTTTGCCGCTTTAATGATTGCCGTTGCGTTTGCTGTGATTACTTCGTTTACTTGTTTCATTGTATATACTCGCTTTTGCGGTTAAAAATATTAACTAAGGCACTCGCTAGAATGCCCTAGAATATTTTGTCCCGTTACACAAACATGAATAGAACTTTTGTCACAAAGTCGTCAGAGCTTGAACAACTCGCAATCGTCATAATTGCCTTACGTTGTTCTAGGTCGCTGATTTCTAGAGCTTCACACAACATACCCAAAACAACTGTTTTTGCTGCTTTGTTTTCATAGCGTAACGAATCAATTTCACTTTCATTAAATAGCGGTTGTTTGTGTTCCGCTAAATCAATGACGGCTTGCAGTGTACGCCCAGAAATACGGTTGTTAGGTCGCCAGTTAAAACTAACACCTGTCAGTTTTTCCACTTTGTTTTGTAGTTCTTGTTTTGCGCTACCATTGTTTAAAAGCGATTTAATACTAATTTTAGCCATTGTTTTACTCTCCAATTATGGGTTAATTTACAGTGTAAACTTGGGTAAATTTACACTGTAAATTAGGGCTGTAAATCAGCCCTAATTGTTTAGGCGTTTATAGGTCTAGACCACGGGCATTTTCAAAAGCTTCACAAACCTTTTCTAAATCAGGTTCGTAATCTTTTGCGCTTGCCGCTTGAATGTCAGTAATACCGATAGCCGTTGCAATAGCTTCAAGGGCTGACATTTTAGCGTTTTTCAAGCTGTCCAAATCGTCAGCGTCTAAGCCTAGCGTGTGAGCTAGAGCACGAACATAGTGTTCTTTGCGTACAGTGTTCGTTTTAGCTACACTCGCTACAGCGTCCGGTTTTTGGTAAACACCCATAACAGTAAGTTTTGAGCGAACCGCTTTACCAGATACCGCTTCGACTTCTACAGCGATAGTATCAAGAAAATCGGTATGTGCTGCCGCTTCTTTACCTTCCGCTTCAAGTTTAGCAGTGTAAAGAGTTGCTGCTTTTTCCGCCATTTCTTCTGTCCATTTCTTAGCCATGATATTTTCCTCTTAATAGGTTAGTTTAAATGAGAGTATTTCTCAAATAAGGCACTCCGTTAAAAATGCCTTATCGGTTAAAACACTCAACAATCAATCCAATCAAGACAAGTAAGCAATGAGTCAAATCGCAATCCAAATTGTTAAAGAGCTGTTACCGAAAGTGAATCCGTTTCCGTGTTCCCTTTCGATGTGGATATAATAGCAAATTCAGAAAATGAGTCTAATCGTTTAAATCTTTAAAATTTCGCTTATTGATAGGTTTTGCCTATGACCACAAAAATCCTGGATTTTGGGTATATTAGCACGTACTAAATTAGCTAGAGATGAAATAACGCTTCCTATATAAATAAAAAGAAACGCGCACGCGTAGCAATAACCATGCCAACATGAAAAATACTGTATATTTATACATGGCTCTAAAACGCTCTGTATGCGATTCTAAGCAATTTTAGCCCTTAGTGGGGCATCACTATTAATAAAAAGTTTATGCACTTTTAGCCATTTTTCTGCATATTTAGTCACTTTTGTGAATAATTCTAGAACGACAGAATGGCATACTGTCAAGCACAATTGTTGAGGACTATTCTCATTTGACCGCGCCGATTTGGCATGAAATATGCATTGCCGTAAATTACGTGTTACAGCGATAGTGGTCGGCGTACTGTATAATAAACCGTATGTCGTAGGGTATGAAGCAACTATCATGCCAACTTTTTATCCACAGACTTATTAACATTAGCAAGTTCTAATAATACTGTATATCTACTGGTTATCCACAAGATACTAACAGGAAAACGGATTTTATCTACACTAAATCACAGCTTATACGATATAGAATGGCGTTTCTAGGCTCTAGAATCCATTGTAAGCGGTTATCCACAAGTAAGGCATACTAAAACAAGGCTTTTTGCTAGAGCCTCTCAGAATGGCTTACAGCGCTTATAACGCCTGGCGATGCCAGAATCGTTTTATATAACTAAATGTTATTAGACAAATCATGAAAATAGGAGTGTAATAAAAGCCTACCCACTAGGAGGGCAAAACAATGTACCGTATGTTTTTTGATGTTATTTGGTTTTGTATCAGTATTGAGACGGGCGAGTGTGTAGCCACTGCCGCAACTATGCATAAGCTATTTGAAAAGGTAGGTATAACATGTTTGAACTAATTTGCAGTATAGCGTTTTGTTTATCCCTATTGGTTGGTTTTTACCCTTATTGGAGATGTTAAAAATGTGTAAACAGTATGATGCGGATAATGAGCCTTGCCCTAAATGCGGCTCGGTTGATTATCTGGATGTTTGTCCAGAATGCGATAACTGTGATGACTGCGCTGATTTTTGTGGTGAATGCGATTTGTGTCTAATTTGTTGCGAGTGTGAATAATATGTTTAACCAAAAAGAAAAATCCGTGCTACTGTCGCTTGATACTATATTAGGAAGTCTTAATTTAGACTCTACTAATGAAGATCCTAGTGAAACTCTATGGTATCTTGATATTGATGAATCTGTCATTATGGTTGTTCATCCTGCCTATGGTGTAACTTTCTTCAATGATGAAATGCATATCTTGGGTTTATATGACCGTCGTGAACGTGGCGCAATTCTTGACCTGCTAGACGGTTGGAGCTATGACCATGATTCTATGGTATGGCGAGAAATTGGTATTGATCAAATTGATTATAGTCCAGTGTAGCACGTAAAATACGGGTAAGGTCTAAAACGCTCTGTAAGCGATTCTAAGCGATTTTAGGCTTTACCCTTACATTGGTATAGGTAAAACGTTTATGCAATTTTAGCTATATTTTTGCATATTTAAGCACTTTTATGCAGTAAAATGAATAATTACTGCATAAGGCTGTTTTGTGCCTAAAATGTGACATAGATCAAAGTTTCAATCCGTCATTTTGGTATTATATACCCATACCAACGAGGTATACCGACCACGACGGATTTCGTGAGGGATGTCACAAAAATGAAAAATGTTAAAGCTGTTACTACTCGTTTAGAACTACCTGTTAAATCAATCAAACAAGTTGGTCGAGTTATCATTCTAGAGGTTCGCCTAATGGGTGAAGACAAAGTAATCTACTTTGATGAAAATGATTCTGAGATAACAGTGGTTAATACCCTAGATTGGGCAACCACTAAAATCATGAAAGAAGCATTCGGCGAATAAACCAATAGGGGGCGACAGCCCCCACCAATTGAGAGAGATAACATTATGCGCACTTCAATTTTTCACCTTGTTAACGTTCAACTAGATGATATGATTCGTGAATTTGGTTACATCAAAACAGCCAATGCACTATCTGACTTATACGAAAAAGACGTGCTAAGCGAAACTGAATGCTCAACACTCCGTTTCATGCTATCTATGCAAGTAAGCGACTATGCCGAGGACTTAGCTCAAGCGCTTATTGGTTGCGGTAAAATTGAGCTAGAAACAAACAACGAGCAAGGTTTGTTTGAAGCACGTTTAAATCGTGTTCGCCTAGAGAATAACCAAATGACGAAATGGGTAGACCAGCCAATTGTAGACCAACCACAACCACAACTTACACTGTCAACAACTTACACTTACTGTCACTAATTTAACCGGACGGCGTATGCCGTCCACCATTACCGCTTAAAGCGAGGGCAACAAAATGTTTAAACAATACCTATCACAACCGGCTATCAGTTCGGCGTACCAACTGGACGAAAACACACCAATTAGTGACCGTCTAGAAATGGCTCAAGCATTTTTGAGCAACAAAGAATTTCACTTTGCATTAACAAGTAATATCAGCTTGGTTAACCAAGTGGAAGCAATTTTAAAAGCAAAAGTTTTAACGTATGCTATTGCGTTTGCTAGTGGAGCGACTAACGGCGGTATGCTGTACCAATACGCTAGGGCTGATTTGCATACATGGTGGGCTATTTTTGAAGGCGCACGATTCGAAAACGGTTGGCTATGCTAGTTGTAATCATTGTGTTAATGGCTTTAGGGTACGGCATACGTACCCTTTACCCTACGGAGTATCCTTAATGAAAGTTAACCAAATTGTAAAAGTAAAAGGTCGCTGCAAAGATACTAACGGCAAATGTGGTGTTATTGTAGCCATTGACGGTAGTTATATTTCTGTGGTATCCCCGTATGTTTATTGTGGTGAGTCTTTTATGTGCTACCCTTGCGAGCTTGAACCAGTAGAAAGCAAACACCTATGTTTTGGTGTTCGTAATGGTTTGCTTAAACTTAACCTACCGACACACTATTAGTATGGAATTTGATAATTGGGCTACTGCTTTGAAGTGGGCAGCACAAAACGGCAAACCGTTTTATACTGTACGTATGGACTATAACAAAATTTTGGTGATTGAAAAATGAGAGTATTGCATTGTCTTGACGCACTAGAGCATGGTTGCAAACCGTACAACCACACTATAACTAGCGCACGTTTGGAAGTAACAGAATTGTTACAAAAAGCTGATAAACTGGATAAAATCCTTGCTATCGTTAATGATGAATCTATCAGCAATGACAGTGAGCGCATGTTTCAACTTTGTGAATTTTTGGAGTCTAAAAAATGAGTAAGCACGAATATTTACCGGATGACTACACACCCGAAGTATGTGAAGAGTGTGGAGAGGATGCGGATTCTTGCGAGTGTGATCCCCTAGAATTTATGAAATGGTGTTTGGATTGCACACCTCCAGAGCCACTAAAACCGGCTAGATACATCCGAGGGCGACCTTAGATTTAAACTGTTACAGCGTCACCGAAAAGTGACGCTTTTTCATGCAATTATACCGTATGGCGTTCTGTAAAACCGCGCCGCTCCGGCAGCACGTAAAAGTCGTGCTAGTGTTACATTGCGCTATGGGCGTGTAGGGCTTACCCTATGTATTTGCATTGCTACCACACAAAAACGTCGTGGTGAGGCTGTGAGGAGCTAGAAACGGTATTCGAAATAATATGCTGCGATTCTATACGGTACGGCGTGTTCTTTAAAAGCCTGTGGATAACCTTGTGGATAAGTCGGGAGAACTGCATACAGCCCTTACAGAATGGCGTTCAGTACGGCGTCCTGTGGATAACTTTTTTAAGCAAGTTTCATGCCAACATTTTATACGGGACGGTATACGGTAAAATTTTATACAGAATGGTGTACTGTAAAAGTTTGCAGTATGCTGTACGGATGGCTAGACGTCTATAAGCAAGCACTAATGTAGTGATCCCTAATGTAGTGCATACTAATAAAGACGACACTAATATACAGTTGCCCCTGCGCCTGTAGGTGCGAATCCGACAAGTGCAAAAACGACATTCTTGGGGCAGTAGGTGCAAATTCTATTATAAAATATTTTGGTGGAGGTAGGTGCAGAACCGACATAGGGGACACGGGCTAGACTCGTGCAAGGCCCATATTATGCCCGAATTTTGGTGTGGATACGCTAGCGCGAGCGGTGCAAAACCGATAAAACTTCAATTGACACTCTGCGCCCGCCAGCAGGTGCGGATCCGACCCCAAATTGGTTTTTTCGGGTTTTTAGGCGTTTATGGGGGTTATATGGTGGTCTAGGTGCAAAACAGACAGGATTTAAAGATTTTGAGGGATTTGGGCAGAAATTTGGAAAAACCAATTGACTTTTCGGGGGTCGCTCCTTGAACAGGTGCAAATCCGACTTCTACTATTATCGGTAGACCTAATACAATCAGTTATCTTATGGGGAATCTAGGCAAGGCTCGTTGCTTCGCAACATGATATGCCAAGTTTTATATAGGTGCAAATTCTAGGTATGAGATTTATGGTAGGTGCAAATATGACAAAACCCTAGACTATGCTAGGGTAATAACTTGAATGACTAGAGTTGTTTCTATAGGAGGCTAGAGTGATAGCGGGGCGTTACCTGTTCGTCCATATGGGGTAGTTTTCGAATATAATAAGAGCCCCCTTATAAATAAGGAGAAGTCGCTCACAGATCCTTACCGTAAACTTTATAAGACCTTCCTGAGTCGCCTCGCAGGGGAGTGCTCCTAGTAATGTTTCTTTCAGTACACTCTAGTATCTGTGACGCTTTCAAATTCCTAGAGATTTAAATCTGCTTGCGAGAGTTGCTTAATAACTCTCAAGCTATGCAGTTATTGTATCATACATTCTCATAAATGTAAAGGAGAACTTGTATTTCTTGCAAGGCTTGAGAGTTGTGATGCTTAATCTAAGGTATCTGGAAGCTCGACCGGAGCTTGTGAACGTTCTTGAAGGGTGATGATCAACTCTTGCTGCGCATCAAATTCTAGCTCATCAAATATTTCTAGGATAAACGAAACACGGTCGGAACCTTCACCAATCGCTAGAGAAGATGCTCTAGGTTTCTTAGCATCCATCATCTGTTTTCTAGTGACGATTTTATTAAGCTTGCTTGCAATATCTAGTGCAATCTTAGTGTAGTTGAATCGGAAGCCTCTGGTGGATTCGAATACGTGCTCCTTAGTTAAGTGCTCTTTAAGGAAAGTAGCTACATCTTCATGTACAGGCTTATCTACAATATTAGGGATATGCCATGAACGTTTGTCTTCTAGCTTTTTAAGGCACTGCTCTTTAGTTATGCCAAATGTAGCTTCTATGTTTTGGTAGTCTAGAATTAGATATTCTTTCTGCCCAGACTTCATTGTTCTTAGGTAAGCAGCGATAACTATCTGTGTCCAAGAATCTGTAGGCAATGCTCTACCAGCGTAATAGTTTAAGAAGCGTAGTACTTCTTTAGGGTTATTGATTGTATCTCTTGTAATTTTAAATGCTGACATAATATATCCTTAATCTAGCTCATAGCTAGTGTCTTGTACTTCTGGGGCTGGCTCAGGTTCTGTTGGTATCTCTATCATGTATTCTTTTCGTTGGTCAGTGTATTCGTTAATGCAGATAGCATCTAGGAAGTGATCTTTATGGAAGTCCATCTTCTTATAACATCCTGCATACCTTACAATTACTGATTCAGGTAGTAATGCTAGAGCTTCCACTACACTGCCGTCTGTTAGTAGGTACTCTTTACCTACTTCAACTATTTCATGTTGCCATAGTTTTTCCATGTTGTCTCTCCACGACAAATAGCCTCACAAGGAGGCTAAGGTTCTTAATGTGTCTGCTATCTCATGCTCGATAGCTAGTTGATCTTCTTCATCAATGGCAATGGAGCGTAGCCATTTTAATACTCTTAGATGAAGTCTGAGGATAGTTTTGTAAGCCATTTAATGTCTTCTTTGTTAGCCATACCAATCATGCCGTCTTCATACTGGATACGAACTGTATCACCACGTACTTCGATAACTTGCACATCATACATAGTTTCTCGTACCTTCACTAGCCAGTGCTCGTTGGCTTGAAGCTCAACAGTAGCTTGTGCAGTGAATGATGCGAGGATAGATGCGATTGTTAGCCAAAACTTAGATTTCATAGAATAATCTCCAATAAATCCTCTAGCTTATCAAGAGGAATGCTTTCGTTGCCCTGTAGACTGTCATCATCACCGTAAATACCAAATGTCTGGTCACGCTTCCAAACGGTGATGTTTACTCTGTTACAACGTTGTTTGCAACAGTAGATGTGTAACTCCCTGCTATTATCATAATCAGATACGAGTTCCGTCTCGTACTTCATTCTAATTCGGTCTAGAATCTTCTTGACTCTGTACCGGTCTGCTACGTCTGTCATTAGATGTGTAACTCCATTGCTAGACGTCTCAAGAACTCATTACGGCTTACTTCATATAGGTCGCCTTCTGTGAACTTGAAGCTGCGTAGGGCATACGGGCTGATGAACTTACTAGCCGGTATGTACATACCGTCGATACCATAGTTCTTAATGGTAAAGTAAGTCTTACCATGCATAGCTCCTAGGTCAGTGCCTTGAGACTTGCGAGGTTTAGCATTACTAACCAATAGGCTGCGTCCGTTGACACCGATGTACAATACTTGAGAATGACGCCAATCACGAGTGATTGCTTCGTATAGGTCACGTTCTTTGGCTGCCATTGCTAGGACTGCTGTAGTTACGAATGATGCTTTCTTTGCATGAATATGTGACATGTGACTATCTCCTATTATAATTCAATTTCTTCAATAATTTGCCATTCGTCTTGACAACCCATCAAGAACCCATCATGTTTCTCAGGGTCGTAGACTTCTGAGTAGTAGAACGCAGCATCTTCAATGGACTCGTGTTCTTCTTCCTCGTCTTCTACATCTTCACAGAAACCGTTAGAGCCTACCCAACCTTGAGTGGTTTCGTATGCCATGTCATACACAACGTCACGGTTAATCTTATGATGCTCATCTTCGGTGAGAGTATCACGGTTAGTAACAAGAATCATTTCGTGACACGTTTCTAGGTAGCAACCAAAAGTAATAATAACTTTAACCATCTTCTGTTCTCCGTTTCAATTTATGTATATATTATATGAGATTTTGATTAGTTAAGCAATTCTATTTTTCTAGAAAGAAACAACGCAAACCTGATGGGTAACGCATAATGTACTCTGCCCCATAAGCTCTCAAAGCTGTCAGGAAGTGTCCATTGAATGGCTCAGAGAACTCTTCTTTAATAACTTTGTACTTATTATTGTACTGGTTATCACGAATAAATTCAGGCGATACTTTAAGTGGTTTCATGCTACTTAAAAATTTACGTGGCTTCATATTACCAATCCCACACACAAGTTTCAACACGACATTTAAGAACTAGCTCACGGAACTCAACAACTAGCTCGTGGTCTTCGAAGTCTTTCTCGTCCACACCTAGCTCCCACTCGATGTGTGAAAGAAGGCTATCTAGGATAGAGTCAACACAGTCAAACTCTTGGTAACGTTGACCATCGTAGAACTTGTCCATCATGGTCTTGCCCCACACTTTCTGACAGAATGCATCATAGCCGTTAAATACATAGCATTCACCTTTCTGAACGAAGTCTGGTGCATCAACATATGCTTGCCAGCGTTGTTTTAGTGGAATCTCTTTATTAGTAAGAGCTTTAACATAATCACCTGCTAGACATAGCATCTGACCGTGTAGTGCTTGCATTTCAGCAAAGATAGCAGTTTTAGGCTCTTCAATAGTTTCATGACAACCATTTGAACCACACTCAGGGCAGTATTCCGCAGCATCAAAAACAGCTTCGCAATCGTAACATTTCATTTTCATAGACTATCTCCGTTTCAATTTATGTATATATTATATGAGATTTTGATTAGTTAAGCAATTCTAGATTTTATTTGTTACACGCTGGATAGAACTTGTTGTTAATATCCCAGCCGTCCGAATCAGTACTATAGAAGTCATAGCCTTCTTCACATTTTGGTACAACAAAGAATGTTTCCATCTTGTCAGGGTCAACCCCTAGCGCGTATCGGTAATGCTTTGTGAACTGTCGCATCGCCGCTTGTGCTGAGGTTGACTTGAGCTTAAATGCTAACTTTTGGTGTGTGTTGCCGCCACGAACAAATAAACCGTATTGACGTAGTTCTGCTGTTACTTCTACAAATTCCATTATAATTCATCCACTAGTTTACGAACATCGCTACAGTCCATCGACTTGTAGCCTTCAATAGCAATATCTGTGAAAGGTGCGTTTTTCAACTCTACCGCAGCTTCCGTTTTGGTCATTTCACCATTACATACCCGAAGGTGAATGGTTTCCCCATATTCCTTCATGCCCACTTCAATGATGTTGGCAGTACCGAATGCCAACATCGTAACACCAACTACTAGTGCCAAAATTAAGTGCCATAGTTTCATTACTTGTCTCCTTCTACAACGTACCAGTAACCGTTTTCGTCTTGAGCGATGTTGTGGTAGCCTTCACGGTTGTGCCATTGACCTTCTGCACATGTGTACCAGTCACCCCATTGCTCAGGTGTGTAGTGGAAGATTTCAGACTCTACTTCCATTTCCATACCAGTTTCTTCTTCGTACTCATCTTCGTCTAGGTACATAGAAACGTGGTCACGAGCCATGCCTTCGATACATTGGTAGAACTGAGTAAGCTCTGCTGGAGTATCTGTTTCGAACGCCACTAGGTCGTGTTGCTCGATACCACAAATGTCACCATCCATGCGTACTACGTAAAGGTAATTTTTCATAAAGACTATCTCCGTTTCAATTTATACATATATTATATAAGAATTTAGTTAGTTAAGCAATTAGTTTAATCGTTCTTTAAACCAGCTCTCGTATAGTTCATCAGATTTTCGTAACAGCTCCCAATACTTTTTATTTTCCACTTCACTATGGTTATCTACAGCTTCACGGTTATCGTTGTAGTAATTAATATGAAGCATGTAAGTATCAATTAGTGCATCCCAATCTTCTTCGAGTAGGATGATAGCTTCCACACCATCATCCATAGTCCAGTCGCCTGGCTCGATACTATAAGTATATGGAATGTCGTTTTCAGTATCTAGCCCCAATCGTGCCCGCATTTCTAGAATGTCTTTGTTAACTTTACGAACGATAGACCAGTCGCCGTCGTCTACAAAAGCATGTCGTAAAGAGTGGACTAAGCCCCACACACTGTTTAAGTTATTCTTGTAAGTCTTTGTTAGGTTATACAAGACTTGTGAAGGTAGGTTTAACAGCTTGATGATTACAGGGTTTTCTTTCTCACAACGTGCCAAGACTATTTCTAGGTCGTTGATAGATTTAGTTGTAAGGTCACGTAGGTTATCACACAAGTTTTTCATAAAGACTATCTCCGTTTCAATTTATACATTATATAAGAATTTAGTTAGTTAAGCAATTAGAAAATTCCGTCTTTGCCTATGATAGGTGCTCGTTTAGCAGCATTAATACAGATTAGAATATTAAACACAGCCATTAATACGGGTGCTCCTAGAGCTAGAAGAACTGAGAAACCTGCGATTGCTACCACAAAAACATCTGCTGGAATACCTTTTAACATACTACCACTCCATATACCATATTAGTGAACCAAGCTTGTGCCACGTCCCAAAGTGTTGGGAGGGGTTTAGTTGCTCGTCTTGCTGCTGTGTGAAATTTATTGTTTGCTCTAAGACGTTGTTCCCAGTCGCTCATAATCTTGTCGTTAGATTGTTTGCGAGCTAACACATCAGCAGCACAGTTAAAGACGTTACCAGCGTGTGACTTACAGTGTACAGCTTTCACATCGTCACGGTCTTGGAAGCGTTGCATTGTATTGCGGTATAGTTCAACCTTATTAGCAAGCGTATCTAGGTTCTTAGTCTTTTTACATTTAGGAACAACATTACGCTCAATTGCTAGGATTAACGGCTCATGGTCTGTATGAATTGTTACGTTCTGTAAGCCTAGTTCATCAACTAAGTCGAAACAGATGTTTACTGCCTCAAGCTCACCGAAAGTAGAGTTATGCCATTCTGTTTCGTAACGTTTGTAGTAAACACCACAACCCTGTTCAACCACAACAACACCAATAGCAGCAGGCGACCAATCACAGTACATATCAAATTTCATAAAGACAATCTCCGTTTCAATTTATGTATATATTATATAAAGATTTTGATGTTTTGACAATTAGTTATTTAAGAAATCTTCATATTCTTCTAGCAACCCAAACGCTTTTGTACAGATTCTTCCAGCTTCTTCATCCGGTTCTAAGCTAGAAGTGGCACAGGCATTGGCTTCTTTCTTAGTGTAGCCTGAGTCAAGCATGTCTTCACGAATCTTGTCTTCAACATATTGCTCACAGTCGTCAGAGTAATCTAAGCGACCACATACAACGCGTGCCATCGGAGCTGTTGCCAGCATTTGCATAATGTCTTGCTCTGATTTAACAGTAGCCATTGCTAGGCTTGGAATTAGTGCTAGGGCGATAATTAATTTATTCATTTTAGAGTCTCCAGTGTTTTAATAATAGATGGAATGTACGCTTCGTGGCAGTAGATATTAGAGTTATGTTCTTCACTAGCTACTCTCACTAGGTTACTGCCGTACAGGTAAGTGAAATTGTCTGTTCTATTGCGTCTAGTCAAACATGATAGAAGCTCTTTAATTTGGCTTCGTCTGAACTTAACTAGAATCATACCTTCTGGGTCTTCCCAGAATCTCCAATCACCTACATAAGTCCAGCCATTAACACACTTTACTTGCCATATTTCTTTAATCTTCATAAGGAATCCACTTTACTTGTAAGTTACTAAACATTGGGCGTTTAAATCCATTATTGCCAACAATATGGCTTGCCATTTCACCACGTAAAACCTGCCAACCTTTGTGCTTCCAGCCGTGATATGTATGCCACTCCCGTGGCTTTAAGTTGACCAGACAAGGATGCCATTGTCTCCCTGTTCTAGGTAACAATATACCTGACCAGATTAGCATTCTAGTGGCTGTGTGATAGCTAACACCATGACGCTTACACATACGCAGGAAACGTTTACGATTAATGACACCTAGACCTTCTGTTTCTACTAGAAGTTGTAGTTCATCAATTAACTTTTTCATTATTCTTCCTCTTTCCAGTAACCATACGATGTTAGAAGTTCATAGCCTTCTTGTTCTGCTTCTTGTGCTGCTTCGATAGTGCTGAACTCAGTTACACAGCATAGATGATTAGAGAAAGTGTCAATCCACCATTCATTGCCCATGTACTCAATGAAGAATTCACGTTTAGCTGCTGAGTATTGAGAGTCCTTCTCAAAGTTACTGTAGAACGTTTCATAGTCTTGAGTAGCATCAATACCTAGCATCATTTGAACACGAAAAATCTGTTGGATGTTTGACATAAGCTTTTCTCTCTTTCTCAACTTTATGTAACTATTATACGCGAAAAGGGCTGCCGAAGCAACCCTTTATTTAATTTATTTGTTACTTACCTTAAAGTAATTATTGACCTTATTACCGTCTTTATCGTATAGTGGTTGCTGACCTAGAACGTTGTTTACCTCAGTGAATACTTTATCTACGATTGCAAGTGTTAGTTCAGTAAATTCCTTGTTAAAATTTTTAATATTTTCATTATTCATGGCCATGGTCTGAACTTCTTTAACTATGCGCTCCTTTTCGTGAAATTGGATGCCTTTACCAGCTATACTAATACCTTGTTTAATACCAGCTATAAGTATTGTATTGAATACCTTGAACGTTTCTTCTTTTAAATCCAAATTAATAACCTTGTCGTGCATATATTATCTTCTCTCTATAATAATTAATAAATTTTTGTTAGCTTGAGGTTCTGTTTACTTGATGCCGTAGTTAGCTCGACCACGTTCAGTGTATTTGATGATGTTGTCAGTGTCGTATTGCTTAACCCACTGAGCTTTCTTCTTGCTGTATTTGTACTTGATTTCGTACACAAGACGCTCGCCATACGCTTTTGACAGTTCTTCTTCGGTGATACGACGACATGCAACCTGAGAAATCCAGTCAGCAATGTTGGCAAGTGACATACACCAGAAGCCACGACCACGAACCACACCATTGTGCCATTCAATCATGCGGTCGAATGAAACTTTAACATCACGAGCGTCTGCAAAGAAACGTAGACCACGCTCATTCTGTACCATGTAGAAGCCTAGTGAGTTAGCAAAAGCGACTAGACTTAGTTCTTGAATAAATAGTGTATCTTTAATCATTGATTAGCTCCTGTAGCTGTAGTTTAGCTGCTGCCAGCTGTGTTTGTTCTAGGCCTATCTGTGTTCTAACTTGTTTTTGCTTCTCTTGGAGTGAGATAATGTGCTTCTCACGCTGCTCTATTTTCTTGTACGCCATAAATACTTTTCGACGACGAATATACGCTTCACGGTCTAGGATGAAGTCTTTAGGTACAACTATAACATTACCCATTTCACGATATTCACCACAATCCTGCTCCATGCGTAAGGCTAGGCCACCATCCTTGCGAACCTTTAACAATGGTTGCTTGTTGATGTTGTAGTGGCTGTCCATAATGCGGAAAGTCTCACCGTCAAACAAGTCAGGGTTATTGCAGATAAAGCTACGCATGTGGCAAGCCCACGTCCAGATGAACTTGCGCATCTCTTTTTCTAGACTTGCTTTTACCGCTTTCCAGTCATCTAGCTGTCCTACAGTAATGTCCTTACGCTTCATATCCTTGATAAGTGCTGCACGTTTTTGTACCGCTTCTACGTATTCTTGGTAATTCATAAACAATCTCCGTTTCTCAACTTTATGTAACTATTATACGTTAATTTACGATGTTTAGCAATTCAATATTAAAGTTGAATGCCCGTGCAGTAGCTATAAGCTGTAATTCTGCCTTGACCAATATGAGCAACTACTTCTTGAGGTAGCTTTAACTGATGGTAAGTTAGTTGGTCAATCTCACAGCTTAGACCGTTACCTTCATAAGCTATAGAGGCAGTCCAGCGTTCTGGGTGATATTGAATAACTGGTGTCATACCGCCATTGCCATTAGATACCATTGTGGTAGTAGTATAGGCTGGGTGATACTTCTTAGCGTATGCCTGTACTACATAAGATCTGGTATCAATACCTACCGAGTCCACCGCAATAAAGATACCCCATAGCATTAAAAACGCTAGAAAAGTACCTATTGCCAAGATGAACCAGCCTATAAAGCCGGCATTTAACAAATCTGTTATAATACTTCTAATCATAGACTATCTCCTATTTAACTAAACGAGCAAGCTCTTTATCAAGTTTTTTGGTAACGTTAACGTAATCCCAATGGTGGTCTAGATCTTCCATTTCGATAATGATTTTACCGAACTCTTTATCTTCAATGAAGTAGGTATTGTTACTATCATTGTATTTAACCACACCAAATCCTTCTAGGAATGGGTCGCCCCAACAATCCTTTTGGTGGTAAAACATTTTAGCTAGCATCTCTGCTAGTTTACCTAGGCTTGTAACCTTCCAGAAGAATCTGCTCCAAGCCTTATCGTCTGGGTCGTCGATAAAGAAGAATTGTGCCTTTTCAGGGTCACAGAATACAACTACTGGTTCTGTTTGAAGGTTTACTTCGTATGCTTTCATATCTTCACCTATAGGTATTTGTTAAACAAGTAGTTCTTTAGATTACGCTCACAACGATTAACTTCACCTTGTAGAGCACTTTTAGCAAGCCAAGCATCTTCTAGGTCACGGATGGCTTTGTAGGCGTCTTTAGACACTTTCATGCCTACAGTACCCTGCTCTTGACGAGCCCGAAGCTTGTTGATTTTTAAAATGCCTTTGTTAAGCTCAATCTTAGCACTAGCCCAATCTTCACGTAGTTTTTGCTCTTTAATATCTCTCATACATAGTCTCCACGTCTGCGTATGCTTCTTTTAGTTCTTCAGGAGTAACCACTCCACGTTCTACTAGAATCCAAAGCTCGTCTTCATCTATTAGTGTTTGACCAGTATCTAGGACTTTACGTAGTTTAGCTGCCTTGTCTACTGCTGAACGAATACCTTTGCCGCAGTTAAACTCTACATAGTTGTCTGTATCTAGTGAGTTCTTACACATGTTGTTGCGTAGCAGCACAGAAATCCAGTAGTTACCATTGCCTTCGAACATAGTATTTAGGGTTACTTTCATTATTTATCTTCTCCAATGTAGGTGCAAGATGCGTTAAGTTTGTCAATGTCACCTTTAGTGCTTTGACGAATCTGGTAAACTACTTGAGACTTGGCAGCCTCACACTGCTCCTTTGTAGGGAAGGTTTCAGTAGTGGTAGCTAGAAAACCATACTTGAAGAAAGTAGTGGCGAAGTAGGCAGTAACACTCATTAAGTACATATTCAATCTCCGTTTCTCAACTTTATGTAACTATTATACGTTAAAAGGGTTGCCGAAGCAACCCTTATTTTCATTTATTTACTTAAATGTCCAACCAATAGTTGTAAACACCGCCTTAGGTGCTGTATTATACCCCATACCGAAAGCTAAGCCGTTATCCATTGTATAGCGCATACCTACTTCGATACCGTTTTTGTCATCATGCACTGCTCTGTGTGCTTTTAGCTTCATTTTTCTGCCTTCCACTACCTGATGCACATAGTAAGTTTCGGATTTCCCAGAATATCTGGCTTGAGAAAAACCTGTATATACTGTTACGTTATTTGTGGCTTTATAGGTTACACCAATACTTCTATATCGTTTGTTGGAATTTATATCTTTAGGTACAGAGTCACCATGTATCTTACCTACACCACCATAAAGCCCTACACCTTCGTAAATGTCATCTACAGATAACTGAACCCCTGCCAGGGTGTCGCCTCTAACTGAGTCTGTAATCATACCTTGTTGTGCAGATAAGTTAAGTTCTGCTGCAGATGCAGTACCACAAGCTGCTACCATTAAAATTGTTGCTAAAAGTTTTTTCATGTTTAATTCTCCTCTTAATGATTATATAATACCATGTTATGAGAAATTTGCAACTATATTAATTAAATGTTAAAGGGGCTACCGAAGTAGCCCCTGTGGTTATTATTCGAAATGCGAGTCAATTCGAGCACGGATTTCAGCAAGTGAGGTACGTTTAACGAACTCACCGTCTTTGAAGATAGTTTTTAGGCAGTTTTCTTCCGAAGCTTCCTGCTCTGGAGTAACGTCTGCCACTAGACGGTAGCTATCGCCGTCTTTTACGACCATTAGCAAGCCTTTAGCAGACTTTTTGCTTTGGTCAGTTTTAGGGTCTTTGCTAATAGCAATGTGATTGCCTTCACCAACTTGAATGTCAGTAGCTTTAATAGCAAAGCCGTGAGTATCACGAGTAACATACTGGTATGTGAATGAGCCAATACCAAGAACTACGCTAGGAACAAAACCTTTAGCAAGCAAACGCTCGATAATTTGGTCTTGACGTGCTAGAGTAATAGAGTCACCGTAAATTGCTCCGATGTGAGAGTCTAGAAGACGTAGACCATCAACTTCTGTACCACCGAATGTATCCCATAGACATTCTACTAGACCTTTAACTTCGTGCTCTGGTACTTCTTCTTGAAGTTCTACATATCCATGATATGATTCACGTTTAATTTTGTAGAATGTACCTTTGTATTTTGCATATTCGCAGTCTTTCCACTCATTGAAGAACTTGTAATAACTATTATTTTCTGACTCAGATACATCATCATGATATGCTGCTTTTCGGTATACTCGGGCGTCCACTTCTACCCAGTTACCTAAACCACACAAGATTTCAACAGGGTCGCCTGAGTCTGGACGAATAACCACTGTACCATCACGAGACATGATTAGGTCTTTGATTTGTGGTAGGTATTGAGTTACCAACTGCCAGAAGTCCCATGTATCCGAAACGATAGAGATAATACCGTTTGGAGTAACGTTGCTAATCAAGTGAATCAATGATTCTAGCTCGTTCTCTGTTTCGTAGCTGCACATTACCGAGTGCTCTGTAGCATCAACAGAAGCCATTACTAGCTCTTTGTCGATACGAGCATCGTAGTATTGCTCCATTGCTAGACCAGATACCATCGAGTCTGTGCCTACGAATGAAGTCAAGTGACCATTCTGTTCTGGCGCAAACATACCCCATAGACCACGAGCAGAGAAGTCGTGACCCATGAATTTAATCATGCCACCAGCACGTAGTGCAGGTACTTGTTCAAAGCGAGAGCGGTAAGCAAATGCAGTAGTTGCAGATGTTACAGCAGGCCAGTACTCAGCACTGAATGGAGTTTCTAGCAAGTTAGTTACCCAACCTAGACCTTCCACAGTGTTGTGAATAGTGTATGGTGGCACACCGTAAGGCACAAGAGAACCTTCCGGTAGTGACTTAACTTCGATTGGCAGATAACCAACATCGTGTAGTTTAGCGATATGGTCTACGCTAATTTTCTTACCAAGGTAGCCAGAGATAACACGTTGGTATTCTGCTAGAACTGCTTCTTTAGGGTGCTTGAAGAAGTTTTCGTTCCACAATGTGTTTAGCTTCTGTAGAGCCATTTGGATACCAAAGTGAACGATTTCAGCGTTGTTTGGTACGTTCGAGTGTTTATTAAAACGAGCAGTACCATTACTGTACACGTGAGTGGTGCCTGGGCGGTAAGCAAACGGGTGGAATACTTTGTAGCCGTCAGTGATAAGTGCTGCTAGGTAAGGGATGTTGTATGACATAGATTATTTCCTTCTCTTTAATTTATGAATATATTATACGTAAATTTAATTAGTTAAGCAATTACAATTTAAAAATAGTTACGTCAACGCCTGAATTATCAAACACTTTGTGAATCATTGGGAGCACTACATTATCCCAATCACCCCCTGCTAGACCGCAACCAATCAGAGGTAAGCCTAATGTTTTCATGTCGTCTTTTAGCATATCTGCTAACACTCTCCATAGCCCTTTCTCTAGCGCAGCGTAGTCAGTATTTCTCCCAGGTGCTACTTTAAATTTGTTCCAATGATATTGACCATATACATTGAATACTACTGCCCCATTAGGGTGCTTAGCTTTGGATACTGTACCCAACTTATTTTTGTCGCCTTCATCAAAACTATCCGCAGCCCTTAGCCAAGGCACTGCTTTAGCTAGAAGAGGCGCAATGCCTCTCCCCATTCTACAGAAACAGTTACACTGGTGAGCGTATGCATCTAGGTGGTCTTTTGATTGTAGGTGCTTGACCATATCACCTTGAATTACTTTAATCATTATTGATCCTTACCTTCATTAAATGCTAGGACGTTTGCTGCATTGATGTAACCACCAATGAAGTTGTGTACGAATACATAGTCAATATCTTCACGGATTGGGTCTAGACCCTTAGAGAAGATACCATGAGTAACATATAGACCTACTTTCTTAGCTCCACGCTCACGTAGTTTCTTAGCCAAGAACTTGAATGATGCTCCGCCGTCTGAAATGTCGTCTACAATAAGAACGTTTTCAGGAACTTCATCTTGTACTAGGTCACACTTAACAATATCACCTGTAAGTACGTCACGGATTTTAAGACCTTGAATCCAGTCACGCTTATCAAGAGCAAACGCTACATCAAAGATTTTCTTAGCAGCACCTAGGTCTGGAGCACACAATGTGAAGTCTGGCATATAGCGTTCGATGTGAGTTTCCATCATACTAACCAATGCGGATTGGTCTAGTACAGTGGCATTTTTAATTAGTGCTACGCCAACATCTGAATGAGGATCTTCAACCATTACTTCATCGAACTCTAGGTCGTTGATAAGGTTAGCAAATACCTTAACAGGTAGCGGCATACCAAAACCAAACTTACGGTCAGCACGAGCGTTAGGAATGTATGGCATGTTTAGTGAGATGCGTTCCCAATTGATACAGTTTTCAGCACGCATTTGGTCTAGTGCATCTTTCACTAGGAGTAGACGTACAATATCACGAGTAACGTCTTGGAAGTTCAAAGTAACGACCACGAAATTAGACTTAGTTAGGTCTACATTTGGTTTGCGAATAGTACAAGTTTCTGCTCCATCTGAGAACTTAGTGAAGTCTACTTGTAGTTCGTAATGATGGTTGTCGCCGTTACACATAATGCTAATATTTGACATATTGTTTCCTTCTCTTTAATTTATACATATATTATACGTAAAAAAGGTTGCCTAAGCAACCTAAGTTTTAAAATTCGTACCCAACAGCAGCAGAAACGAATGCTCCGCCGAAGATTATAGTTGGCTTCCAGTTACCATAATGCCATTGAATGTAAGGCATTACCATAGGACAGAATCCATCTGTAAAGCACATAGGTACTTGATTTTTATTATAGCCCGTTACAGCTCCCAGGATTACCCCTAGAACTACAGGAGATTGCTCTTTTCTTTCTAGATAGAAGTTTCGTCCTACCATGAAGGAGTTCTCTTTGTAGCTATTATAGAAGTAGCCTGTAGCCCAATCGTCATATGTAGCAATGACAAGTGGATTTACGTTATTTAGGTCTTTATCCGTATCGAAGTGATACGACAAAGCCCCACCGTAGAGTTCAATCTTGGTGGGGTTTTCAACTTTTTCAGTTGCAAGGGCATCGTGAGCAAAGCCTAGCATTAGCACTAGGCTTGATAGTATTGCGGTATATTTAATCATTAGTGGTGGTCTTCTGTATCAATGTTAGTGATTGCTAACATCTGCTCCATTGCCTCCTCTAGTGGTAGAATACGACCGTGGGCATCAAAGCCTACGTCCATAGAACGACCTACACCCTCTAGTGACCCGTGAGAGTGACCATAGAAGTGGACAGAGCCGTGGTGTTGCATATTCCATACACGCATTGCATAGTGGAACATACAGATTTTGATTTTATTATAAGTAACTTCGAGATATTCGAACTTGTTTGGTGACTTCAACTGATTTCGAACAGTTTTGTCGTGGTTGCCCATTACCCATACGATGTGACCATTCAATCGGTCTAGGACAGCCTGAGTTTTCTCCATTCCTGCGAATGAAAAATCTCCAAGGTGGAACACTACATCATCTTCACCCACAATAGAGTTCCAATGTGCAATAAGTGCTTCCGTCATTTCATTACGGTCAGCCCAAGGACGCGTCTCTGGACAGAACTTCATAATGTTAGTATGAAAGAAGTGTAAGTCAGACGTTATAAAATAATTTACATCTGGATTTAGTTTTGCTCCGAACTGTAGACGCATATCTTCTCCTAAATATCGTTATAACCGCCCAAGTCTGGCATACTATCCCAGTCCTAGCAGTAATCATCCATGATTTGATATATCATGGCTCTAGCTTTTTCTATGTTAGTCTCGTACCATAATTCTGGTGGTAGAGGTGAGTCGTCTAAGATAAACATATTGATAAAATGCTGACCTAGACGATACTCCCGTACCTTACTCTGGATACGGAAGAAGTTTAGTTCAAATTCAGTATATGTCATACGCCACCTAAATTAGTTGTAGGTTATCACGTAGACGCTTGCTCTGACGTACTAGTGTAGCGGTAGGTACATCGTGCACCGATTTGTTGTCATGGCGGTGCTCTACCACTAGGGAAGTTACATCGTAATCGTACATTTCTGCTAGTTGTAGGTAGGGGCGCATTTCTTTTTCTGTAGTAAATGTGTTATGCACAATGATAGCTTCGTACTCATCATAGCGCATACCATCAGCAACAAATTCTTGACACCAAGCGTGGGCTTCACCTAGTTCACTTACATTGAATTGGTAAGTTTCTCGATCTTTATAAAAGTAGTCGTCAGCAGCTACTACTGAGGCACGAATATTAGCGGCACGAAAAGCATTATACATTTCTTCTGCTAGGGTAGTTTTGCCTGAGCCAGACACACCACGAATCAAATATAGTTTTTTCATAACAATCTCCTCAATTTCTACAGATATTATATCAAAGCATCCCTGCTTTGGCAATTTAAAAAGCGTTGTTTTTATCGAACCAACACTCAATAAGGTTACGTCGTTCTTGATCTTTCATGGTCTTCCACACATCACGAGGGATATTAGAAGAAACATATTCAACAAAACCAAAGAACTCCTCATCCTTTAAGTTCTTCTTAAACTGCTCTGGGTTGTCAAACAACTGCTCCACACGAGCTTTACCTAGACGCATTAGCAGCTTTTTAGACAGATAGTGTGGGGTTTTGTATTTAAACAAGTGCTCATCATTAAGTGCTGAACACACCATAACACCTTCTGTTTTAGACGTTTTAGCTCGTGCTAGGATGTTATCCAATGTGTCTAGTTTATGTTTAGGACGACGCCAACCCATGTGTACTGCTAGTTTATCTAGCTCCGCTTCAGTGAACTGGTCTTCTTCGTGTTCTTCACCTAGGCCAGTATGACGGCATCCGATTAGGTACAGACCTACATTCTCTGGTACGATGTGTGGGTCGTCTTGGTGACAGACTTCAAACATCATAGTGAAGTTAGGGTTGTCTTTAATAGTACGCATTCGGATTTCAGACACACGCTCTAGGAACATCTCTTTAACCATGCCAGCGTATGTAGAATCTAGTGTACCGGTAGTAGAGTACAACATACCATACTCTTCCGTGTACGTAACTAGACCTAGGAAACCGTTAAGCTTGTGTACTTCACGATACAGGCAGTCAGTACGTAGTTCATTACCAGTACCGTTTTCACCATAGTTAAATACTTTCTTGAAGGGGTTAACAATTACATTCCAGTCAGAATCAACCACACGACCGCGACACTCAAGCAAGCGTTCGTCTAGATGCCACAAGTTCTTGAAGAATACCTTACGGTCGTACTTCAATACTTTTAGTCCATTGTCGTATTCTTTAGCTTTAACCAAGCCACGGTCAATCAAATCTTGTACGTTAAATTTCATATCTTCTACTCCGTAGGATTCCAAATAAATAGTTCAACTTTCTTACTAGCCTTCATCACTGTCCAGCCAGTAGGGATTTTACCTTTACGACCTGCTTGACGAGCCTGAGAGGTAGACTTGTAGATGCCTAGGAAAGCTAACAGGCTAGGCAGGTCTCGTGCATCACTGGGAGCTACGAATACTACTTCTTCGTCCCCAAACAGAGTGGCTCTGTCTGAAGGCTGTACGTTTTCATTAAAAATAATGACATTCATACTAAATCTCCACCACATTCATTACATTCACCGACTTCACCCATGTCACCCCACCACTGGCAGTCTTCACAGCGAAATAGTTCGAATTTAGCTGCTAATTCACCAAAGTTCCAGTCTAGCTCATCACGAACTTCATCGCTAAAGCCAAACTCTTTTTGCCAGTAATCAACATTACAACCTGACTCACAAGTACCTGCTACTGAATCTACAATTTCAAATTGTTGTACTTTATTTAGGTGTTTATCCCAAAAATCTGCCATAATGACTATCTCCGTTTCTCAACTTTATGTAACTATTATACGCTTTTTAACGTGTTTTAGCAATTAAATAATTATATGTTCTAGACCACCACGTTCAAAATGGTTTCGGATAATACGATGATTTACCCAACCACCTTTACCAGATTTGTCCCACTCTAGGATGGTAAGTCCATACTTACGATCGCCTCCGTCAAATACCGAACCAGTGTCAATCCACATTTGATTACCGATGCTAGTAACACCACTACGAACACTGTGCCCATGAATAGTGAAGTCAACCCCGCGTATTTTAGTAAATCTATTACCTTTGATGGCGTCGCGTCCCCAGATTGCTCGATGGTCGTCAGGGTGGTATTTACCAGCTCTTTGAACGTAATCTTCCCAATGTTCAGTTGGTGCTTCTGCATGTGTTACTCCAAATTTAGTGTTTTCGTACCGCAACGTTAACTGATGCGGAAACTCTTTCTCAATATGTCTGAGAATTCCTTTAATCATATCTTCTGGGTAGTCTAAGAACCAATCCCCACCATTTTGTATCCAAGTCATAGCCCAACGGTTATCTCCATGTACTAGACCTTGGATTGCCATATCTTCGTGGTTGCCGAGAACTGCTAGAGCATTCTCAGTGTATAGAAAGAAGTTAATTACCTCTAGAGGCTTCTCACCACGGTCAAATAAGTCCCCTACAGAGACGATAATATCTCTGTAGTTGAACTGTACTTGGTCTAGGAAGAACTTTAGAGCCTTCCAATCACCATGAAGGTCGCCAACGAAGTAAATATGTCGGCGGTCTGTAATATCAATTATGCTCATACTAACAGTGCTCCTATAATTGCGCAGACAATAGTACCAGGGATGCTCTGTAGGAATAAAGCACCTATAACCCCAAATATTGCTGCTTGAATAACTCTTCGTTTCATCTTAACCTCTCTGGTTGAAGGTGCTCTGTTGCCATAGCAACTTTTAATACCTGTTTCTCAAAGATTCTTGAAAATCCATCATGAGGATAGCAAAATTCTCCTGATGTGACTTTAATCAGCCCTATCATATGCGAGATTTCACACTTCCATTCACCTAGGTCGTTTCGAACTAGTCTAACGTGAAGCATTGGCTCGTCATTCAGAACATTCTTTGAAAAATGTGACTGTTCATACGATGTGCAATGCGAGGTAAGGTGATAACCTTTCTCTGAAAGTGAGTTTTTGTGATTTTCAAATTCAGACTTAATTTTATCAAGTTTTACTATATCAAGCAATTGATTTCTTTCTTCTTCAGTCAAAAGACTGAACTTTTTAGCAAAATTATCTATATTCGCCATGCTCTTTCTCCTCTAGCTATAGCTCTTAGCAAGTCACTGTAACCCATCTTAAATGATAGTGCTTCAAATGTGTTAATAGGTTTTTCAGACATATTACTTACAAGTACCATACAAATTACTGAAGATACGTGATCCCAAGCCCGTTGGTCAGCAATATTTTGCTTCCGCATAGCTTCTGTTTCTGCTACTATACGTTCTTCTTTTAATTTATCTGTCTTATTCTGGATATAGCCCATTGCCTGCCAGAATAGTAGGTTTATAATGAAGATAGCAGCTCCCATTAAGAAAGCAGAACCTGTAACTGCGTGTATATATGTGCCTACCAGCATAAAATAAAAACATATACCTAAATAACATATACCACGACAGATTTTACCCGCGCCTCGCCGCCAATTCATGAAATCCTCCAAGTGTTACGTGTGGATACGCAAAAAGCCACCCGAAGGTGGCTAAATGTGTGTTTATTTCGTTGCTTTAACGTTAACCAATAGGTCTTTAGCCATCATTGCGTTAAGCATTGATTGAAATTCGGAAGCGTCGCCGTTTCCACTTTGTGCTTGACCCATTTGAATAGCTGGAACAGCACGTTTAGCAAATGCTTCTGCCCATACTCGTTGTGAGTATTTGTAAGCATCTAGTTTTTGTTGTAGAGCACCATCTGATTGCATCATACGTTTTTTGTCTTGTGCTTTCGCAACTGACATGGTTGTAAATGCTTCTGCTTCTTTCTTAGCAGCAATAGCTTTTTGTGTTTGCTCTGCTACGAGTTGTTTGGCTACTTCGACTTTTTGTTGAGCACGAGTAAGCGCAACAGCTTTTTCTCGTTCAGCAGCGATAACAGCTTTTTCTTTAAGTTGAAGTTCACGGTATTTAACAGTTGCAATGTCTTTCTTACCTTTAGCTTCTACTTCTTTAGTTTCCCAGTCTGCACGGTCAGCGTTAGCTTTCGCAGTAATGATCGCCATTTCGGCTTCACGTTTTTTGTCAATCTGAGCTTTAGTCTTATCTTCGAAGTCCCAGCTCGTGATTTGGAAACCTGTTACTTTAAGTCCGTAATCCGCGAACATACCGTCTTGGTACACAGGAGTGATACCATCTTTTTGGTACTGGATTGTAGGAACTTGTTTTGTTTGGGTCTTACCATCTTCCATAGTAACTGTCTTGTCTTTCAAGACTGTTTGGAAACGACCCTGCTCAACTTGCATTCGTGCCCAATTTGCATAGTCATTACGACGTACTGCGTAGGCTTCTTCTGAGGTCATAAGACCTGCTGTTAGGTTAAGACCTTGACGAACTTCACGGCTGATGATTTTGTCAATCAAACCCTGTGGGCTATTAGCCGCTTTATGAAGCTGAACCATGTTTTCTTTGTCGTTAGGCAATGAAATCATTACCGAGCCGTCTACGAAACCGATACCACCATCTTGGTACTGAACAGTGATACCTTCTTTCTTCATCTGGCGACCACTAGAGTCAGTAGTTACAGAATCCGGTGTTTCGTAGTTAATATTATCGGGATATGTATAAACCGTGTCAAAACCTTGCCAGTACCAACCTTGGTCGAACTTAACGGAGATTTCACCGCTAGGAGATTGGATAACTTGGCGATAGCCTAGGTCGTTAGAACCGATACCCCATACTAGCGAACCTGCTAGAATTACTACTGAACCAAGTGTTGCTGCTAGAATGCCTTGTGCTTTATTCATATTATTTTGTTTCCTGTTTGTCGTTAAATTCTTTAAGTTCGTTTGCTACAGCGTCAATATCACGTTTCCCGCTGCGGAAAGCTTCCTTGATGATGTTTCGTCCGAAGACAAGGAACAAGGTACATCCTAGTACCAAGACCATCCAAAGGATTTTAATCATTTAATCTCCTTAACTTTATGTGATTATTATAGCGGGTTTTCACCCGCTTTAGCAATTATTTTTTAGAGATTTTTGATACGATACCTTCAGCACCCTTCTCTAGGTTTGCAACCACTTTGTCGATTGCATCTTCGAATGGAATAGACTTAGATAGCTCGTAACCAGCTTGAGTGATACCTGCTTGAGTTACTTCACGAACGTATTCGTTTTCTACGCCTTTGATTTCCACGATTGCTTGAACCATTTGAGCACATAGCAAGTCAGATAGACCTGATTTTAGTGCTACATCAACTGGGTTTTCCATTTTGAATAGCTTCATAGCGATTTTCTGCATGAAGGTTGGTTTGAACATTACGTTCAATAGTGGACGAACCGATTCTTTGATTAGTTTGTTTGAAGCACGACCTGCGTTCAAGTAACCCACTTGTTTAAGAGCTTCTTTGTTTACGTTGATCATGCCAGTTTTTACTTGAGTTGCTTTAGTCATATCTTCTGTACCTTTTTCTGATTTAAGAGTAGTTTGTTCTTTGTGCATTGCTTTTTCTAGCATTTCTTGTGTAATGAATAGATTACGGTCTGGGTTGCTAGTTACCCAAGGGTTTGGTTTTTTGTCTTGGATGCGTCCACCCATTCCGCGACGACCCACAGTTGCCCATGTATTTGTCATATCTTCGTCTAGTTCCGAAATTGCTTCCTGCTCACAAGGAGTCAGGCTGCCTGTGTAATCTGGGTCTAGTTGACCTTGAGTATAAGTACCTTTTCCATTTAACCAGTCTGTACGAGCATCACAGATATTCGAGATTTGGTCTTGGAAGTCATTGAACATGCGTGTCTGTTCTTTGTTTAGTGTTTGACACACTGCGCGTGGGAACAGTGGCATTAGGTGTTCCATGTCTAGAGCGTGTTTCTGACCTGATGCTAGATGTACTGCGTACACTACATAGCCGTCTCGATATATAGGCATAAACACTTGACCATTGTGGATGAAAGCCACGCCTTCCATACCTTTCTTAGATTCAGCCCAGAAGTCGAATCTAGCATCGAACTTGAAACCATGCTTACTAGGCTTTTGTACTGCCCAATCCCAGTATGTACCATAACCGCGTGGTACGCTGATAATTCCACGAGAGGCTTCAAAGATAGCTTCGTACTTATCACGTAGAATCTTGCTTAGGGGAGCGATCAGAGGGCTGGCCTTCCCAAGGGCTACTGCCAGCTCCTTAGAAAGCATTCTGCCATTCATATCTTTGTTTAACATTTTAATCTTCCTTCTCTTTAATTTATGTATATATTATAGAGAATTTCAGGTTGTTTAGCAATTACATCTTTAAAGTTCTTACCGCTTTAGCGTAAATTTCTTGGTAAGACCACTTGTCTGTATCTAGAGCGATTGCCAAGGTAGGCTTTTTATACTCATTAATACAACGTGCGGTTATTATACCACGCTTGTCACCTGGATCTTTCTCTACAGCATCATATAAACTTTCTTCGAACAGTTGACACGAGGTTGCTAAACGTTCTTGTGCTTCCATTGCCAGACTAATTCTAGCAGCTCCGAACATAATTACACCTACTGCAAGTGTTACAGAGAAAACCCAACCTAGGTCGAATTTAAGTTTCATTGAGCCTTTCATTTTTTCTCCTCCACTGGCTTGAGAGACTCCAGTGAACTTAATACTTGCCCTGATTCCTCACCATCCTTGTAGCCTACAGCATACCCTCTGCTATACGCGCTAATAAGTGCCGCAAAGACTACAAATAGCGACACCAGGGCTGTTATGCCTATCCAACTCATTTTTAACTGGCGCTCCCGAAGAACTTAGGCTTAGGCATTAGTTTAGCGTTGATAGCGTGGAATAGTACGTTACGATTGGTGGCATCGTTAACCCAATTATCTGGGAATAACCAATGCCACTCACCTTTAGCTAACTTAGCACGTAGCCTTTCTAGGTTCTTTTCATGGGTAGTGTCCAGAAACTTGTTAATTTCAGGTAAATTAATGTTGTGTTTCATGGAGCTTCTCTCCCATTGCTTTTTCGATTTCGAAATGCTGAGTAAGCTGTTTCAACGTTTCCGAAGCAGCTACTAGCTCTCTGTTGATTTTTGCAGCAAGCTCAGGATTTTCGAGCGCAATAGGTTTTAACAACGCTAGTGCTTGCAAGATATGTGAACCTGCTTTTGCATTGATATTGGTGATGTTGAATAGAGTGATTCCAACTAGGCGAAGGTTCTCAGAGTTTACACACTCCTCTACTCGCTTGATGAAATCTTCTCTAGTCATTAGAGTATCAATGGGGTCTTGCGGTACTATCATCTTCATATTAGTTTCTCACTATTACCGTTTTTGCCTTTCTAGGCGTTTGATCTTTACCCGAAGCTACGGATTGAATCTCTGGTTTGTTTTGGTATAGAAAAATGGTGCAGTCGTTTGTTTTTGTACACGTTGCTTGAATTGCCCGTAATGGGAATGCGGGTTTCTCCGCCTCTAGTCGTAAGCGTTGTACATAAGCTCCTGCAAAGAAACTAGATACACAGAAACTAAGGACTGCAAATCCACTTAAATACATCTTCACGTTTAACCACCTTACCAGTTAGTCCGTACATATAGCCAATCCAACCACGACCGAATGGGAATTTCTCGAACTCATAATGTTCTAGGAACTCTTCTTTTGTTAGTTCGGTTTCCGTAGGCATCTGGATGAATTGTGCTTCATCAAATACATGTTTTACTACTTTACGAAAAGTAGCAGTTGACATATGCAGCTTTAAGCTTTTACATATGTAAGATTTATCTAGCCAACCTTCCTTGGTCAGATATTCTTCTTGAATTTGCGGGGAGAACGAATTAGTCTCCTCGCAGTATTGGGGTAGAATCTTTTCTACCAAAAAGTCCTTTAATTCTGTTGACACTACTTGTCTCCAAAGAAGTATTTACGTAGGTTAGAAGTAGTCCAACCTTCGTCTAGCCATCTGTTCATATCCCAGATAGCGAATAAGATACACACACTATTATATAAGTCTGCTGTAAAACCGTTAGTTAGCGTGTTGGCTACAGTAGCTACTGTACCAACTACTAGTAAAGTTGTCTCTAAGGATAGAACCATTGTACTTTCTCCATCTTAACTAGGTAAGAATTGTCTTCTTCATCGAAGACTTCAATATGGTTTGGATGATTAGATGTAGCCCAAGTCTTACGTTTAACACGCTTGAACTCACCCTCTACCTTAACATAAATATAAAGGTCTACTGGAGGTAGAGTATTATTTACGTGCTTTGGTACGTTTACCACGGTTCGTCTCCATTTTCTTAACTTTACGTTCTGCTACTACTGCACGAGTTTGCCACTCGTTGCGTTCACGTTCTGATTTACGAAGGTCGTCTTCGATGTTTGCAAATGCATTACCACGCTCTTGGAACGCATCATAAATACGCCATAGTGCCTTTTTAGAAAGTTTGTTTACTTCCTGTGGCATGTCGTGTAGGTTAAGCAGCAAAGTAACTGCGTACACAAGCTCAGGTTTGTCGTAATCATTTGCTGGTTTTTCAAATTCTTCTTTAGCCATGCTAATCTCCTTTCAAACTATGCGTATATTATATAAAAATTTAGATGTTTTAGCAAATCAAGTTTTGTTTATTAAGCACCGAAGTGCTCAAGAACTTCTTTAAGACCTGCGATAGTCATTTTATTGAAGTCAATATCGCTATTGAAAAGCGTGTTTAATGCTTTAATAAATGGCGCTTTTGTACGACCAGTTGGCATATCTGGGCATTCTACTTGATTCTCGTGCATAGCAACAAGTGCCAGCTTTAGTTTCTGTAAGTCTGGTAACGTAAGTTTAAGTAGACAATCCATACCATCATGACCCATAAGCTCACGGACGTCTACTAGAACATCAGCTTTGGTTGTCTTTTTAGCCTTGGTAGCTGTAACAGAACCAGAAGCTTTCTTGCCCAGTTTACGCTCCATCTTAGCTTTGAGCTTTTTGGCTTCGTCTGAGTCTGGGTAACGACCCATGTGAATAAGCTGTGCTGGTTTGATACCAAAGTATTCACATTGCTGTGCATAGAAACGATCACTCATAAATTCTGGTGCTCCACGTTTAGTCCAAATAGAATACTCAGTGAACTCTTCACCTAGAGTATGCTTAGATTGCCAATGTAGGTTTTGCTCACCCATATCAACTGCTGTCATGTGCATCTTATCTACAATGTAGTAAAGACGATAAATATCAACAGCGTTAAGCGTCACGAAAGACGACTTATCTTCCCAATTGTCACTAGACTTAAGCCAATCTGCTGTAGCATTAGCGAAAGGTGTACGAGTACGGGGTGTGGGATGCTGCTCTGGTAAGCGAGGTAATGAGCCATCACGTATAATACTTGCAATATGGTATGTATTACCAAAACGATACTCAGCTTCTTCGACAAGCGCATAAGTCAAATCCCATAGCCATTGATAGTTGTCAATACCGTCACGTACCCATTTAGTACACGGATGGTTTTCGTGAGCTTTCTTATATGGCTCACCAGATTTATTAAGTGGTGGTTTATTGCCCCAATGAATCATAGCAGTACATAACATCTGTACACTTTCTTTCATTTGAGAAATAATGTGCTTATCACAGTGATACTGTGCTGCTAGTTTGGGGTCTAGGTCTAATACGAAAATATTCAAGACAATCTCCATTTCTCAACTTTATGTAACTATTATACGTTATTTAACGATGTTTAGCAATTAAAGAGATAAATAACGTAAGCCAGTTGTGTATTTATCAATCAGGTTTGTACGGTTGTTTGCCAAAGAAACGCGAAGGTTAACCATCATGTCCGCTTTCTTACCCACCATAGAGATAGGGTCACGTGTGGCTCTAGACCATTGTGATTCCCAAGACTCTTTATCTACTTTGGTTAGGTTCATTACACACTGTGCAATACGAGTACCAAATGTGCGTTGAATCTCTGCGATAGTGCAGTCTGTATCTTCTACAGCGTCATGCAGCAGTGCTACGATACGTGCTAGGTAACGCTCAGTTCGTGTGAATGAATCACTTCTAGTAAGCTCTATTACCATCTTCTCTACTTCCTTAATGTGAGCTTCGAAGTAATCGTCACCGAAAGCATATGTTTGTCCGTAATGTAGGTCTTTTGCCCATTGTTCTGCTGTTGCCAGTAGATGTTCTAATTTTTCAATCTTCATAAGCTCTCCTTAATTTCTTTATATATTATATGAAAATTTTTGTAAGTTGACAATTCAAAAAATAAAAATGGGAGCCGAAGCTCCCATAGATTACAGTTTAGCACGGTTATCCCAACGTGCTTTTCCTTTTCTAGTATCAATATGCGTAAATGATCGGTATCGTCCAATACCATATTTATCTGGATATGTTTCCAATAAATACTCCGCTACCATATCTGGAAATACCCCAGCTACTCTAATATCTGCTGCCCTACCAGATAAATGACTAGACTTAGGAGTACCACCGATTTTCTTGTTATGTTGTACACATCTGCAACCACTATCAATAAATACCGCTTTATTCTTAAAGTGTTTTTTCAACTTCTTGAGTACAGCTAGTAATTCAGCGTCTACAGTATCGTAACCACAACCACATTTACATGCAAACTCTTTACGACTGAATCCAGTCCATAGTTTTCCGAAAGGTAATGACCAACCCATATTACTTAGATCTCCCCAGTGCCCTTGCTTGTGGATTGCATACTCTTTCTAGGTATGCTTCCAATAGAGCCTTTTCGTTTTTATCTTCAAACGGTTTCTCAGTCCATGCTATACCAATGTAACCAGAGTAACTATTAGCCTGGTTGAATATAGGGCATGTGTACATATATTTTATTCCTAGAGCTTCATACTCTAGTCCATTAGTTACAAATGCCCCACGTATTGGTGAGTTATTTTCAAAGGTTACTACCTCATTGCGACCAACCAAATGATTTTGGTAAGTGGTGCTTGATTTATCAATAACTGCTTTTCTTAGTTTAGACGGATCTACGTTTATTCTACCTTCCCAAGCTATAATATCCTGATAGTTATTAATAAACTTAGGTGTATATTCTGCGATAAATACAGCATCAGAGTTAGCTTGCACGTATAGCATTGAAGCTTTCTCCTTGGCAACCCTAGGATATTGCGCTACTCTTTCAGCCTGTACTTGCTCTACAACGGTAGTTCTAGAAAAGTTTTTTGCAAAGTCAAAGAAGGTGCTCTGATTGGTTACTATTAGATAGCTAACCAAGAGAATAAAAATAGAAATTACTCTCATTAACAGAGTTTTTGGATCTTTTATATCCTGCAATAAAGCATATAGAGAGGCTAAAAGATTCATTTTGTTCATAAATAAACACCTCCAATTGTTAGTATATAACATAAGTGTCTCAATTTCAAGACAATTAATAGAGATGTTAAGAACTTGTGGGGAGAAGTGTTATGGACATGTAACAAATAAAAAGCCGAGGCTTTTAACCTCGGCTTATATAATTAATAGAGTAATAAATAATACTGCTAATGATTTTGGTATACTCCAATCTAGTATATAACTAGTACATGTTGCTGCTGATATTATTGAAAGCGCATACATGCTGCATACCCAAGTAAAAATGCACGTTTCTGTTCTGGTCTCATGCCTATACACTCCATTCGAGCATTTTTAGGTAAGCCTGATAGTACGTGACTAACTGCAGAGTCTATGTCTTCTGGAACAATACTTGCTCCACCTTTTATGGTGTTAATAGCCTCTAGGATTCTTTCCACATCTGGTGATAATCTCATAAGGCTGCTCCAGGAACTTCTATGTTCGCGTCGACATTAGGATCTGCCTCAGTTTTGTTATGAGTTGTGACCTCTTCTTCAATTGGACCACCATGATCTCTTTGTGATGCATAATCTGTGTCTATAGTAAAGTTAAATGTACAGCCACTAATTATTAGACTTAAACACGTTGTCTTTAATATCGCTGAGAGCTTGCTCACGCTGTCTCTCCTTTAATGCTTGTTTGTAAAGCTGACTACAATCAAGCCTCTTAGTACCACTATATAATGGTACCATTATTCGTACGTACACACCCCTATCAGGGTCCCCATACTTACTATTATCATCTTCTTGGTACACACCAGCATCCATGTAAGCAGAGGGAGCTATGGCGCTAGAACATTGGAAACCATCCGGTGTACGTATTGAATCATTACCGTAAGGTAGCTCTGGGCTAGGGATTAATCCTGCTGCGCTAACTGACGTAGCTGTGATTGTGGCCAATATAATCGCACTTTTGCACAAGCTCTTCCAACTACACCCCATTTTTGGTTCTCCTTAGGCTTTTCCGTTACACATATATAATACTTTTGTAACTTATCTGGTTTTATATCGTAAATAGGAACACTTAAAGATTTATATCCATCACCACCTAGTACATCCTCTGAAGTATATAGTATTTCGCCTTCTGGGGATTCTTTATGCAATGATACATCGTACTCTTGTAGATCTGCTCCATTATTCTCTAGTTTAAACTTAGCCATATATAAATCCTGGTACACCAAGTCATCTTTATACATTGGTGACAGGGTGAGCGCATTTGCCCACCCTGAGATTAATAGGCTTAATAGTATTACTGAGCTACGCATGATGCTACAACTACCGCCGAGTAGTTACCTGCCGTAAAGTCAGTTGTAGAAGTACCAAATAGAGATACACTCATATTATCAGTACCGCTTTTAGCTAGTGGGTGTGCATTACCGTTAGCAACAGGGTTGTCTGTATCGTTTTGACCTTGTAGACCAAATGCTGACGTAAACGATGTAGTACCTGCATAGCTATTTGGTTTATTTGTAAAATCAGCAGGAGCATTAATACTTACTTGATAAACACCAGCATCGTTGTTGTTTACAACAAGTTGCGCAGGAGTATCTGTAGTAAGTGCTTTACCATCTAGGTGCATAATACCTGTGGAGGTTTGACCAATAGTACAGTAGCTTTGTAGGTTTGTAGAGAAGTCAGCGTTAACTGTATTTGCTAGAGCTGCTCCGCTCATACCTACTGAGGCTAGTACTGCTAACGTTAGTAGTTTTAGTTTATTCATAGTTTTTACCTATAATAGGGTTATACCCTCTGTTAGAGGGGCTATCACGCCCCTATATTATACTGTATAAATACCTAGAGTAATAGCACATTCCTCTACAACTTCACCAAAATACACTGTTAGCATTTGTGATTTCAAGTTGTAAGACCAGTCTAGGCTTTTCACTGTTGTTACAGTACCATCATCTAGTTTCTTAATAGCTTCTAGCACTGACACATTCATATCATCTGGTACCTCAATATGGAAGGTAGCTGAGTCAGTATGTGATACATATTTAGTAGCTGTAAGCACGCCAGTGTATACTTTATCGAATTGATCTAGTTCTACACCTGTAAATGGGTCGTCATTAGCAAAAGCTGTTAACTCGTCAATTCTAATCTCAATATCAACCAATGGATGTGCAGGTGAATTGGATTGAATAAACGCACCATCATCCTTATCAGCAGAAGCTTTAAGAACGAGTCTATCCCCAGTTATTACATCAAGTGAGAACTCTTTCATTGAGTAATCCCCTGAAGAGTCCCCGCTAACCTTGAATGTAGTTTCTGATGGTATAATCTTAGTAGCTATACCGTGAGAATTAACTAACTCATACCAGAATGTAACGTCTGATGCGGTCTTTTCAGGTTGTTCTGAATGAATCCATAAAGTGGTATTAACAATAGCTTTACCATCTTTTCCGAATTTAAGACCACCTTCACCACTTGTAGCTGCTGAACCAACAACTTTATTGATTGATGGGTCTAAGGTAATATCAGCTTTACCTTTTCTCAAAACACCAACAGGCATTGGGTCACCATCTGCTGACTTACCTATTGTATAGCGTAGAGATGCATAGTTTTCGTTAGCTTGACTGAAATGAGCAAACTCAGTGTCTTCTTCTAGGTGTAGTTCATTGAGCTTCCCAGCTACATACATTTCGTAGCCGTAGAAAGGATTAACTACATCAACATCAAAGTCTTTGATTTTCAGTGTAAGTGGAGAGTTAGGTACACCAGGGTAAATAATAACCGCAAAGTTCTTAGCATCCGAAGGTACTGTAAACTTCTTAGTTAAGGTATGGTCACCTGTTACTGCATCCGAAGGGAAGAATAATGAACCCACTAGTTCCCAGCCAGCGTCAAATACAACCGTTGCACTGTTTCTGCTAGAGAAGATGTTATTAGTGTATTGGTCTGGTTTTCCTGTCCATTTAACTACTCCAATAGTAAACGGTGCATCTTTGTCTATAATCGTAGCTTTAACGTTGATTTCTTTACCATGTAGTGCTCTAGTATCGAAGGCATTAAAGATTTTACCTAAACTGAAGTCACACACTGTACCAGCATCGTGTACATAGATGTGGTCATCTGCACTACCGATGTGGATGTTTGACAGGTTTTTAAAGTGGAAACCATCAGGAAGGTTTGCTCCTATGCCAGCTTGGATTTCTTCCATTGGTAGGCCATGAGTAGCTTCCCAGTTGAAATCCATAATACTATCACCATAATAGATCTTATTAAACTCGATGTTTTGTTTAGTATCTATTTCATACTGCATTAATGCAGCACCCGTTTTAGATGAAGATTCTAGTGCTTGTACCATTACACCGGACAATCCGACAGCCCGTTCTTCAATAAGTAAGCTATCGCTAAAATTGTGCTCAACATGCATAGACATGTTAGTAAGGCCTTTGGCATTAACAATACCAAGTACCTCTATATAACCGTACTCATCACCTGCTTTATAGTTAACTTCTCTAACTAGTAACTCACCGTTTACATCTCTTAGATAATCAGCAGAGGCAGAAGTACCCGGTGCAGGTTGTTTAGCTAGGTACGCTTTAATTTTACCTGCATTTACAGCGTGACCTTTAAAAGCAACTCGGAAAGCTACTAAAAAGTCTGTACCACCTGTCTTATTAGGATCTTTCCCGTCATACTCTTGCAATCCGATATATTTTTCGTTTACTATAGTAGGGATTAATCCACCACCGGATACTACAGTATCAGTTGGCCAAATAGCACTGTCGTAGTGACCTAGAGTATGGTAGCCCAGCTTACCAATGACTTTTTCAGGGAAGTCGACATAAGCTAAGTATCCTGGAGCTTTCATAGGCTCGTAAGAACCTTCCTTCACTCTAAGACGAGTAACTCCGGTACTATCTGGGTCTGGGTATGTTTGTAGAGGCGGCTCTACTAATACTGAGGTTGCTCTACTACCTGAGGATGGGTCTCCCATTGTAGCCCAATCTAGTGAACCTTGTGCTGTTAGTGTCACAGAGTCAATTGAGTCGTTGGGGTACTGATTAGCTGTCATATTAGCTAATTTTATTTCTACTATGTCATTGAAGACATTGGTTCCGTCAGTGATTGTCATACCAGAGAAATCACCGATATCTACTTTATTCCAGCCACCTGAAGACCATTCATAGAGGGCTGGCAGCCCTCCATCGTCTGAACGTACTAGTACAGCTTTATCTGTTTTTCTAGCATCTGAAATGTTATCTCTATCAGAGGTAGTCTCTACTACCTCCAAACCACCAGCACCGTATTTAGCTGTGTGCGTTGGCCAAACATTGGTATCATCACGACCCGGTGTAAGAGGTGCTGTAACTGGAGTACCAACTGTTATTTTTGTCATATCTTAAACTCCTTAATGATATATTACTAATGTTAAGTCCTGTTCCCTGAATGGGTAAGGAGAGCGGAACACAGTATATGTTCTAGAAACACCACCAATATTATAGATTTTATCACTCTTAGCCCAGTAAGATGGTAAACCACCAAGCTCACCAATTCTCTCTGCATCAGTACCTTCACCAGGCGGTAATATAACATATGCATACTGTGCATCAGTAGTATCTTTATGTAGTGTAACCCTGCCGTTCCTAAACACAGGAAGACTATTAGGATCTATAGAATCAGGTGCATCGGCATCTGGACTGAAGAAACCATACGCACTAGTTGGGTGCGGAGTAGGCAAATTACCACCACCATGAAGTAGTAATTTAGGAGGTGTTCCGTCTAGTGGGTCAACCAACTCCATACCTACCAATTTAATAACATCTGTGGTTATCTTTGAACCATCCGGGTTCACAAACGTAGTACCTTCAAACTTAACAATACCTTTAGTAGGCACTGTGGTATCTTGAGTTACCTTACACTTATGAAACTCTAATTCTGTACATTCTACTTTACCAGCATTAGGATCATCACCTTGGACACCAACATCTCGCATAAAGGTATTACTTGCTGAAATAAGAGTTTTTACTTCATCTATCAGTTTTTTATGCGATTCTGGTAAGTAACCTGAGTACAGTTCTTGCCAGTTATTTCCGTTGCGAACATACCAGGCTGCTGATTCAGCTGGTATATCTACCTTAGTAGTACCTGCAATAGTATCTGAGCCTGTAGTTGTCACGGTTACTTTATAGCTTGTACTGTTATTATCAACAAACAGGATTGTACCATCAGCTATCGCCGCTGTTCTGCTTGGTGCCGGTAATACTACATCAGCTGAAGTACCTGTAAAGGTAAAGTAGTACCCTCCCCTAGCTCCAGTTGGGATATCTGGTGGTGGAGTGTTACTTCCCTTATACACATAGTATCTAGTCTTAGATTTAAGTTGTCTTTGTAGCGTATCTACAGCGTCGTTAAGTTTATTAATATCCGAAACCCAAGGATCGAATGTGGTAGTTATACTTGTGTCGTCGTAGTATGTGGTAACTAGACCAGTACCACTTGCTGTTGGCTGTATACTCTTAACTATTTGATTAGTATTTAGATTCTGTCCACTACCAGCTGAATCAAGAGGTACCATGTGCCATAGGTCTCTAGTATAATCACTTATAAACATGGCCAGCATACCTTGCGGTATATTTAGTGTACGAATGTTTGCTCTATCTATAAAATCAGTCCCACTAGACACTACACTTAGGGAAGAGTTATTGGGGCTTGCATTTCTAATTAGTAGGGCGATGTTTTTATTTGGTGGTAAACTGTCCGTAGATGGTAATGTAAAGGTAGAATCTGCTAGACCATTAAAGTGGTATACTGGGGTGCTATTCGCAATCTCTGATAGAACAGGAGTTTTATCAGAATTAAAGCTAGTAAAGTCGTAAGGTGATGCGACCCCACCTGTAGCTGGAGGTAAAGTAACAGATTTAGTTGCCCCATTCGCCATAGTAAAGGTAAACATGTTACCGGTTAAAGTAACGTCATCAATAAACGGCTGCTCATTTACCCAATCTTGAGAGGCAACTTTTTTAATGTACATTTTCGCACGGTTGATCTTCCAACTGAAAGAGCTACCGGAACCTTTTGCTACTAAGTCACCTGCCTTACTTAGTAGGTGGATAATATACTTAAAACCAGCTCTACATTTAAATGGTGTATCGAAGGTAACTGTGTTTTCTCCTGAAGGCATATCACCTAAGTTATCTCTCCAAATAAGTTGAGTAGGATTATCAAAATTATATACCTCCATTAACACATCTTGTGTATCTTGTGATAGTATAAAAGTACCGCCTAGGAATATTTCATCAACATCTACTGTAACTGTATTTGATGGGTTCACAACATCATCTGTCCCCACAGGTACCCTTACGATCTCTTCTATATTGCTATCTATTTCACGTATGTAAGCATCCTTATCGCCAGGGTTCATTGTCTGATAAACAAACGAGTAGTTTTCGTTTGTGCCTAGGTTAGTGAAGGTAACATCTGCTATAGCAGAGGACATTTTGTGGTGCCCAAAGGTCAAGGAGTTAGGTGCCATTCTTATATCACCATCTTCTTGGGAAAGTATGCCTGAGCTAACAAACATTTTTGCTTTTGAATCCCACTTAGGTAATTGATTGTCCTCTAGGTGACTGTAATCAATCCCATCTCCTGGAGCACCTGGAGCACCTTTGTCGCCCTTGAAGTTGGTTGCAATTGCTTGCCATGCATTATTTTTATATACATAGGCAGCTGTTATTTGATCAGTAGTACCTATTGCTACTGCATTACCTGATGATTTTACTTTAGCTAATTCATCAGGGTTTGTTGTAAAGTATGTGTCTCTAGCACCAGTATTGGCGAAAATGGCAGGGTTCCCATCCTTTTTAGTAAAGATGTCTACTGCTCCACCGCCCCTACCAGTACCATAGGCTGGGCCAAATCCCATATTATTCTCCTTAACTTAAGTTTTGAACAACTACTACTTGATATGTAGCAAGATCTGTTCCGGCAAGACTAGAAGGTGTTGCTTTTACTGAGGTAACATTACCACCCCACTCTGCTTCCGCCCCCTGCTTCTGATGCATCTAGATCCGCATTAACTACGTCATCATAGTTATTATTAGTTAGGTGTCTGGCTTTAATATTTACTGAGCCAGATGTAGGAACTATTTGATTATCGTTAGAATCGAAGTATCGAACTCCTGCAAAACAGTGAGCGTACTCTGGGGAGATAGGTAGTTCGATGATCTCCCCAATACCTTTCTTGTCACTTGTAAAAATTTGATATGCCATTTATTTCTTTCTCCTTATAAATATTTGTTCAACATTTGTTAATATTATAGGAGAATTTTACAAAAATGTAAAGAAATGTTTAATAGATGTTACACGAAGATCATTTTATTCAGATACAAAAAAGCCCCTGCATCTCTGCAAGGGCTTAAACTTATTTATTTCACTGCCTTAGCTACTTCGTTGGCAGCTTCTTGTAACTCTTTTAGTCCTTTATCATTAACAATAAAGAAGTCTACAAGCTCGTAGGATACACCAGCTTCACTAGCATGTCCGTTTGTTACTGGTCTGAAGCCAGGACGTTCAATATGAATTACTTCAGCACCTAGCGCATTGAAATACTTAGCTTCATTGTCGAAACGAACATCAGTAATTATAGTATTTTCTTTAGGAGCAATCTCTAGCCAAATATCATCATGGATGGTTCTGCCCCACTCTGTACCAAATAGTTGGAATGCACGTCTAGGACTAATTACACAATAACCTAGATCATCTTCTCTAATTTCTATACCAAATAGAATTACAAGCTTATCCCAGCAGTCATGAAATGCTTCATAATTGTCTAGTCCATATTGGTTATATAGAATACCCGCTTGATCAATGGTTTCTGGGGAGATTGAATATAGCATTTCTATTTCTTTATAAGAGCCGTCACGATGCTCGTCACCCCAACCAAATAGAGCGCACATAATGTCTTTAATAGGTTGTGCTAGAGCATATGTATCCATGTTTAGCTTATCTGCTAGAAATCCTGCAAAAGTATCTTTTCCTGAACGAGCAAAGCCAGCGGTGCATTTATTTTTCATTAATATTCTCCTTACAGAATGAGTATGAGTCTTCGTAGTAACATACAAGATTTTGCATGTCTTTAATATATCTTAGAGTATCTTTTCTTTCGGCATTTACTTTAACACCGTCTTCACTGGAAAGATACACATTGCCATTAGCATCTACCTTCCAGTCTACATTATAGGTTTGTACTGGTGATGGTTTGGTAGGTTTATATGTCTGTAGAGCAACATCATCAGGTTTTGGTTCTACAGATACGCAGCCAACTAGCAATAGAAGAGTAGCTAAATATCTCATTGAGTTAGCTCCTCCAATTGACGTTGTGTATTCTTATAATCTTTATTTATTAATTTTTCATATAATTTTGACTTTCTTTTAGCGATCTTCTCGACCCTACCTAAGTCTTTAATGGCTTTTTCTTTTATTTTATCTTTCTCAAGCTGTACACGCTGAACATCAGCCTGATACCGTTGAGCTTTTTCGATAATTTTTCCATTTTCGATTTGAAGCTGTGTAATGGTAGCTTCTTTATTCTTAATTTCTAGATTGGCAGCGTCTAGCTTTACCTCGGCTGCACCTAACTGTTTGGTTTGGTAATACCCAAAATACCCTGCGCCAGCTAGCGATACAGAAAGTACACCAATGATTACGTATGGGTTAAACATTGTTTATAATCTCTACTAGCTTATCTCCATGACAAGGTTGGGGCTTGCAATGGCATCCTAGTCTTTTACCTTTTAGAGAACGTAAGTAATCGTCCGTAATTCTTCCTTGCTTTCTCATGGCAGGTAAGTAATGTTCATGATACAGTTCGATTGCTTTTAATCTCCCAAATGTGGCACGAGAAAAAGGATTACCTAGTGGAGAGCCTCTGCCGATATACACATCACAATCTTCATTCTTTATATTAATAATTTTTGTCATAAATTGACACCTACTAAAAAGCCCCTCGCTGGACGCTAAGGGGCTGAATGGGTTCTAGGAATTGGCAGCCCTGTACAAAGAATGGAGTCAATAGCCTCATCACTCACTAAACTACTCAGGGATTTGATAAGCGTATAAAGCATAAGCGTGTAAGGCGTAATACTTAAAACTTAAAAACTAACACTTAAATCTTGAACGCTAAAAGCTGAACTTTTACTAAGGAAATGATTTAGAGCGGCAAAGCCCGAAAACATTTATCATACTATGCGATTAGTTAGTTTGGTAAGCGGTATTGTTTATACTCCCTACCGCTTTGGAAGAGTGAGCTAGTTACTTCTTTTCACCAACCCCTAGAAAATTTATTAATCGTCGATTTCGATGTTGGTAGTCGCGTTAGAAACGGACAACTCTACGTCAACGTTAGCACGGAAGTCGTCGATGCGGTCTTCCAACTGCTCGATTTGATCCGCTAGCTTGTTAGTATCAACAAGCTCAAACTTGTTAGCTGCTTCGACTTGCTCACGGATAGCCTTGTAAGTACCATCGTTAGTGTCGATTTTCTTAGCGTTACCGAAGACTTGCTCAACCTTACGGTCGATTTCGTCTTGAACTTGAGATTCGTGACGAACCTGTTTATTAACAGCTTGGTTGAACTGGTTCTTCATTACTTGAAGAAGGTTTTCTTCCATCTCGATTGAGTCTTTGCGTTCAATTGCTTCCGCTACTGTCATTTCGCTACCAGCGATTGTTAGCTTAGTCGCAGCGTTAGATGCTGTAACTTTTGCCTTGATGTTAGCGCGACGCTTCATCAGAGCTTGAATTTTGTCAAAGTTACTCTTAACAGTTTTGCCAGCTTCTTCAACAGAAGCGAAACCTGCTACACGACCGCGAGTTGCGGTTAGGATAAACTGACCACGTTGGGTATGTTTAGCGATTTGTTTGTCTAGTTTTTTGATTTCAGTAAGTGCTTTAGTTACTGTAATTTGCATATTCTGTTTCCTTCTTCAATTTATGTATATATTATACTTGAGATTGACCTACTTCGCAATTCAAGTTTTTAGGAATTTGGTACTGGCGGAGAGACTCGAACTCTCAATCCTCTAGGGCATGGGGTTTTAAGCCCCACGTGTATTACCAATTCCACCACGCCAGCGTTGTTTATTCAAGTTCTACGTGACCACATTTGGTACAGGTTAGTACGTCTAGACCACCCATAACTGCAATGTCACGTTTATATGTATGTTCGCAGTTTCGTTGATGTTTTGCATGTACTGCTGATTCAACAATTTTGAAACCGTCCTCATACGGTAGTTCACCTAGAGTGTTTTTGTCAATAACTACTGCTTCAATTGGCTCTCTGCCACGAGCTTTACGATGGTTTTCCATCTTTGATAGTAGACCAGCTAAAGCCATTTTTTGACCTTCATCTAGTCCTTCACGAATATCTCTAAGAGATATTACAACGTATTTTTGTTCTCTAGTAAACATAATCTTCTCCGTTATTTATTAGCCCATACGACTAAGGACGGGACAGTAAAGATAATCCAACGTACTATCGTTGGCATCCACATAATTTTATTACACATGTCTTCACTTTTACAATCAGCTAGAGCAGTACAAGTTATACCTTGAAAAATAAGCCATATTACGCCTAGTGTGAACATTATCTTCTCCAATAGAAAATGGCACGCCCTGTAGGATTCGAACCTACGACCACATCCTTAGAAGGGACGTGCTCTATCCAGCTGAGCTAAGGGCGCATTATTTTGTTATGACCAAGTCGCTTCGTTACAGAAAGTCATGCCTTTATAAGCAAAGCCTTCATCGGCACGAAATAGATTCATACCGTTGGACTGCCCTAGGTAAGTTACATTGTTGAACTCGCCTTTAGGGAACATTGTGCGACCTTCTTTGAAGATTGCAGTAAATTTTTGTTTATTACGACGTTTTAGTAGCTTTCTCATGTGCTTCCCACTGTTTATCTGCACAGCGTCTAATGTCTGACATATTAGCAATCTTACGATCCCAATTTTGTCCGCATATACACGCTATAATTGGTGTTAAATATAGTGTGTACCCTATAGCTTGTGTTTTACTACTAGGCACTACTATTTTTCTAGTTGTAAACCAGTTTCTCATGTTTACCTCTTTAGATTTGGGGTGACGTACGGGGATCGAACCCGCATATTCTGGAATCACAACCCAGAGCCATTCCCACTTCAGCCAACGTCACATTAAAACACTCTACACAGTTAGCTCTAGAGGTAGCTATCCTCACGGCATGACCTGACCATGTTCTTATTCAGGCTTTCGTACCCAACACTGTAAGAGTATAGTGTGGGTAGCATGGCTTTCTGTCTTTTTCTGACGGCTCTTACTCTATCAGACAATTCAAGAATGTTTTAATGTGACAAGTCGAGAAAGAATTACAATCCACGAAGTAGTGACTACATTACGCCAGTTACCGCACTTACTTGACTCTCTCAACTTTATGTAACTATTATACGGAATTTTTAGTTATTTAGCAATTCCATTTTTAAGTAATTTGGAGGGAAGTCTCGGACTCGAACCGAGTAAGACGGGGTTTGCAATCCCGCGCTTCGTCCACTTCAGCATACAACCCATTTAATTCTCAACTTTATGTAATTATTATACAGATTTCTTAGCTAGTTAGCAATTAAGTTTTTATCTTTTTCAGCGTCAATTGCTGCGTCAAGATAGGCTTGTAATTCTTCTTCTTGGGGAAGTAGATTGCCTTTCTCTTCTTCAATGTCATTAAGGAAAGCCAACATAGCTTCTGCTTGTTGTAAGGATAGTTTAATCATTTTACAAACTCCTGTTTAACAATTGCACGAGTACCATGCTCGTCATTTACAACGAACGCTTGTACTAACTCATTACCAAGTACAGTTCGCATAGGTGCAGTCATACCTAGAAGCTTCTCAGCAATATTACCAAAACCTTCCAAGTCTAGACCATACTCTTGGAATAGGTGGTGTTCTACAACTTCTTCGTCGGTTTCTTCTGGAAGTCCTAAGATTTTAGAGGCAACTTCTGCCCATTCCCAAGTGTCAATCATAGTTTGCCTCCGCAATGTGGACAACATTTCTTAGCTGGCTTATGTTTTTCATTATTTCTAGCAGCTTGTAGCTCACCTGGGAAGTTGAACTGTCTTAGGACTTCAACTTTTAAGTGACCCATTTCAATCATGCTAGAGATTGATTTATGTAAATCAGTACCGCCTTTGCAAGTGATAGTACGAGTACCGTCTGGCAAGAAGGTGGTAAACTTTAGTTTAGCTAGAAGCTCGTAACCTTTCTCTGTAATGTCAAATAGACGTAAATCATAACGTGGTTTAACCATTAAAATTTCTCCTTAGAATCGTTACAAAGCATAGGGAATAACGCTTTCAAAAGTAGACCTAGACCTGCTACTGAAAACATTATCAAAGTAATACAGGCAATGCCCATAAGAACTGAGTTCATTTTGATAACCTCTCTCATCAATTTATATAATAATTATACGTGAAATAAGAGAAGTTAGCAAATGAAACTTTAAAGAAAGAGGCTTACGCCCCTTTTCTCCATTGATAGAATCCAATTAGTGAGTTAACTAGAAATACCATCTTTAACACAAACACCGCCAGTACCGCAGGCTGCAAAGACGCGGCGGTAAACCACATAAAGGCTTGTATTGCATTGTAAGGTATCCATAAGAACCACTGATCACGATATGCTCCAATCATCAAGAAAGTAGCGACGACTGGCATAACTGCTGTGAGAGCATCTAGTAAAGGCATAGCCCCACCGGCTCCAATCGTGAAATAGAATACTACTACCGTAGCTAACGCAATACCAGAGACAACTTTCATAAATTGTTGGTTAGTTAGACTACGCTCAAGTTTACCTGCGCCCGTTCGCCGTTTCCAGAGAAAGTATCCATATACGGATGCAGGAATTAAAACTAACCCATTGACGACAGCGTTGGCGTAGAACCCTGCCCCAAAGGATGCAAATGCTAGGAATGTACAGAAGACTGCCCCTAGCAATTGGGATTCAGGGTGCTTGAACGAAACGCCTAGAACAAATAGAATCCCGACTAAAGATAGTGCAGACACAAACATATCTGCCCTAGAAATTACACAAGCAGCTAGAACTAGGATAACTGCTAAGGCTGACCAAATCTTTTCTAACATTTATTCACCTTTGTTAAGTACGTAAGTGATTTCATTCCAATCGTAGTAACCATGACCATTGGTCACATCTAGCACTACACCGTACATGTACTGGTGAGGGGCATAAGAACGACGATCGCCTGTTTCAGTAGGATTACCTGCACGACGAATATCGGAGTTGTGAACTAGGACAAGCTTATTCTCTATTTCCTGCATGTAAGCATCTACTTCTTCCATAGAGGCTCCCGCTGATAGCATAAAGCGTACTGTTTTAGCAACGTCTTTCATTCCCTTGATTTGACCTAACTCAATGCACGTACCTAGGGCGGCTTCGCGGGCTTCCATCACCACTATTTCTGAATTAAAGATACCATCAGTATCTGCACGAACAATTTTCTCTGCTAGACCATCATTCGAGTTGAGATTTTCTTTATCGTTAATCTCTTTATTATCTTGTGGCACGTATAAATCGTACCCCAAATTAAGTAAGTCACGTTTTTCTTCTGCTCGTTGAAGTTGAGCACCACGATTTAGCATATCACCTGCTAGATAGATTTGTTTCTTCATACTTTCTCCACAAGAAAGGGAACGCTAGCGTTCCCATTGTTTTCTGTTTTTAGATTGGCTTTTCCAGTTACGCTGTACTGTTCTATGTGGGTAGTCCCGCCAAGACAAGTCATATTCGTAGACTTCAGTTTGTTTGAACAAGCGTTGGTTAAAACCGTTTTCTTTTGCAATTTCATCGTCTTTTAGACGGCGATGCCAATTTACTCTTACTTTGTGTCTTCGCCACATGTTTCTCTCCTATTGTGACTGTAACGGGAGTTACAGTTTCAGGAAAGAAGTCATTAAAGTAATAAAACATCTTCGAGCATCCTTAGGAGTTCTCGTGGACTCTGTTATGATTATAACAATATTAAATTTGGCGGAGAGAGTGAGGTTCGAACTCACAAGCCGCGTTAGCAACAACGGATTAGCAATCCGTCCCCTTAACCAATTCGGGCATCTCTCCAATTATTCTGCTTGTGGTGGGAGTACAAATGAGATGTGAACATCTGTACCATTACGCCCATCATTCTGTGTGAGAAAAGATATATTAGCATATCCTGCATCAGACATAATGGACTCTACGTAAAGTCTATCGGTCTCTTTAAGACCAGGGACATACAGTCTATTTACACTACGCTGATTATACTCTAGGGTAAGACCTTGCAGTGCTCTATCTAGAGCTTTTTCTACTCGCTGCTCGTTCTGAGCATGTCTTGCAAGATTTAGTGCTTGAAGTTCTTTTGCTGTGATCATCTTTTTCTCTTTTAATTGGCGCGCGATCAGGGACTCGAACCCCAGACCTTCACCTTCGTAGGGTGCTGCTACTATCCATCTGAGCTAATCGCGCATTAAATTATGGTGCGGGAAGCTGGAGTTGAACCAGCGACACCAAGGTCTTCAACCAAGTGCTCTACCTGCTGAGCTATTCCCGCTTTAAACTTCTTCTTGTAGATGCGAAGCTGCAACAGCATCTTGCTCTACGGACTCTGGAGTACGATACATGACTTGATCGTGAGTCTTTTCAACTTCTACTAGACGACCTGCTTTTAGCAAGCGAAGGCACTGTGAACGAAGCTTTTCTTGAGAACGCTTGTGACGGTTTACAGTGAAAGGTTTTTCTGATGCGAATTTTAGTAGACGTTCAGTTTTCATATAGTATCTCCATGATATTTATAATTAGAATTGATGGCGGGATTCTACGGTGTCCGATGTTTATTTAGTTAGTGCAGCAACTACGATTCTTGTCTGCACTCCCACCAAGCTAGGACTATAGCTATCTAGATTATGGTAGTCGGGGCGGGAATCGAACCCGCGTTACATCACTTATCTGGTGATTGCTTTACGGAGGTATAAGCTCCGCCCATTGGCCAGCATTAGCAACCCGACTAAAATTATAACCAGCGACAGTATTTCTTATAAATGAACTCTGTTGCTGTTGTTTCGACTAGTATTACTTTGCCACGTTTGCGGAGATTTTTAAGCTCCTTACGTTTTGCGGCTTGTCTTTGAGAGTAACGATGTACTCTAAGTTCTTGATAAGGTGAAATCATTGACAGTTTCATACTAGTCCTTATTTGTTTGGTACTCCCGACTGGACTTGAACCAGTGACCTAACGATTATCGGTCGTTTGCTCTACCAACTGAGCTACGGAAGTATTGTTTGGCAGAACTGGTAGGAGTCGAACCTACGTAGGCGGGTTTGGAATCCGCTTCGCCGCCACCGGCTCAGCCCTAAAAATCTTTTCCACACAATGTACAGAAGTATTCGGGTTCGTTATTTACCATAACTGAACTACGTGCTTCTCTTGGATGGTCGCAAGCAGATTGTTGAATTACTCGCAAGCGAGCTTTCTCGTTCTCACACTCACGTTTCTTATCTGCTAGGACTTTTGCTTTGATGGTGAGGTCTTTAAGCTCACCATCAAGAATGTCTAGTTTAGCTTTTACTTCTGCTTGGTTCATACAACCTCACGAGCGATTTTAGATGCTAGACCACCATCGTATTGACCTTGGTAATGTTCACGCAAGTGCTTCATTACTTGACCGATACCTTTGAAAGCACCCGTTTCGATGATCTCACGAAGTTCTGCTTCGGTTAGCTGCTTTGGCAATAGAGTTTCTAGGAAATCTACTTCTGCGCGGTAAGCTTCGTAACCTGCGGTGTTGCCACGGTCTTTTTCTAGACGCATGTTATCTTTGGCGTTAGCTACATATTTCTTAATAAGAGCCATACCGTCAACTTCTTTACCAGTACGTGCTTGTTTGTCGAAATCAGCGATAAGTGATTGCATTGCTGCTTTACCTACTGCGTTACGAGCTTTACGTACTTCTAGCAATTTTGCTTTCATTTCATCAAGTTGCATATCTTCATCCTTTGTTATTGTGTTACCATTTTTAAGCACACTATCCTCGTCCGGCACAGCCTAGTGTTGACACAGCCTCAGATTTCCTTAGGTCACTACTCCCGCAGAGCCAAGATACCTATCAGGGTAGAGCTTGTCTGTGTAATGCGCTTAAAGATGGTACTCCCTGTTGGATTCGAACCAACGACCCCCTCCTTGTAAGGGAGGTGCTCTACACGCTGAGCTAAGAGAGTATGGTGGCGAGAGGGGGATTTGAACCCACCGACGTCGGAGTCAAAGTCCGATGTTTTACCAATTAAACTACCTCGCTATTATCCACTTCAACTCTCCTAGTGGGAAGGTCACACCACTCACAGTAGGTGTCACTCATGCGTCTTCTTTTAACTGCTTAACATTATCGCAGTACAACAGCTCTATTCTCTGGCATCGTAGAGCGGCACTATGGAGTAGTAACTATATAACGTTGTATGGTGCTCCTTGTCCGATTTGAACGGACGACCTGCTCATTACAAGTGAGCTGCTCTCCCAACTGAGCTAAAGAAGCTTAATACTGTAGGTTATCGTTGTCAATACCTGCTAGGTGTTGGACTAGATTGATGATGCCTTGCATATTTGCCATTACTGTTTGTGCGTTTTTATCACCAGCAATAGCGTCGAGTTCAATTTGTTCATAGCGACATTTGAACGCTACTAAAGCACCACCACCATCACCTGCTGCAAATACATGAACTAACGTATCAATTTGTTTCTGAGCAGATTGTGGTACTTTTGAAATTGCCATTTATTATCTCCGTTTCTCAACTTTATGTAACTATTATACGTTAAAATGCGATGTTTAGCAATTACGTTTTTAATGTTTGGAGCGTACAGGGGGAGTCGAACCCCAGCCCCTTTCGGAGCGACAGCTTGGAAGGCTGCTGACCGACCACTCAGTCTTCAGTACGCATTAAATCTTATAAGTCAAAATATCATCAGCAATAATTTGCTGTAAGATATGTCTAATCTTAGGTCGCTTGTATGGGTGTTCTTTTACCTTGTTGTACTCTTCGATCAGTGCATCACTAATTGGAGTACCTGGGACTAAGTTTTTGAAGTGTTCTTCATTTACTATAGGAGATATGGCACTATCTGTATGCCAGTAACCTTTACAGTATTTCTTCATCAACAAGGCAGCTTTGTAGAATTCTTCCATAACAATCTCCGTTTCTCAACTTTATGTAACTATTATACGTTTATTTAACGTTTTTAGCAATTACATTTTTAATGGGACTGCCCTTCGGAGTTTCACCGCAACTGCCCAGCATCAGGACGCATACGCAACCGTAGGGGGTTCGAACCTACGTGTTCTAATTGGCGGAAGAAGTGGGATTCGAACCCACACACCCTTTCAAGGATCGACTGTTTTCAAGACAGTTGCCAGTACCCAGAATCTGTTGGCTTACTCTTCCATTGTTTGGTACGGGAGGAGGGACTCGAACCCTCAAAATTCGGCATCTAAAGCCGACACGTATACCAACTCCGTCACTCCCGCATTGTAAATTATCTTTTGTACTGCCCTGTTGCGGCCTTTTGCAACAGTTTATAGCTATGGACTTGCTAGCAGTCAGAAAATAACTTCCGAAGGCGCTATCCCGAAGGAATCACGACTTTACATATTCCACAGCGGTTCTTGGACTTAACCGAGTAAGTGGCAAGCTCCCAAGCCGTAGCTAATGGGTTTGCATTACTAAACATGTGACTTCAACCGAAAGCTGCATATGCTAGACAGCCTGCACATATTGGGATTGCTCGTCCCTCAGTGAGTACCCATTTGAGCAAGGATACTGTTTCCTCATTTGGTCGGGGAGGCAGGATTTGAACCTGCGACCTCTCGCATCCAAAGCGAGCCGTCTACCAGACTGACATTACACCCCGTTAAACTTCGAATTCATTGTATTTTGTATGACCAACGTTAATGCTGCTGGCTGCCCCACTAAGTGCAGTCTCTGGTATTGCAAACTGCCTACCGTCACCTAGCAGTACAAACAGTAAATCATAGTCACCATCTTTACGTGCCTTAGAGTAGTGCTGCTTAGTAGTTCTACCACAAGTCTCCAGCTTTACCTCGAAAGCTTTTCCGTTTCTGGTTCTAGTACTGGTTTTCACTTGTACTCTTTTTAGACCGTCTCCATTATCTACTATTAGGTCATAAGGAGAATTATCTACTAAGGGTTTTGATACTATGTACCCCAGCTTGGTAAATACTAGAATGGCTGCGGCCTCCCCAATATCTCCTTGCTGTTTTGGTGTGTTTGCGTTTTTAAACATACAAATACTCTTTATAAATCTGGCGGTCTATACGAGAATCGAACTCGTGTCATGCCCGTGACAGGGGCGTATAATAACCACTATACTAATAGACCGTAATTGGCGGGGAATGATGGACTTGAACCATCGACCAGCTGCTTAACAGGCAGCCACTCTGACCACTGAGTTAATTCCCCTAAATTTGGTGGTTGAACTAGGACTTGAACCTAGATGCCCCTCTCGGTGGCTACGGATTTACAATCCGCTGACTTACCAATTCGTCGCATTCAACCATTGTTTGGTGGGCAGACTTCCTCTAACGTCCACTTGGCAGGTTTCTCTCCTACTCGAACATTTCTAAGCTACTTAGTTAGTGTACTGACGCCCATTGTTTGGCGCGGCTCTAGGTTGAGTTAGTTTTCTCCTAGAATTAATCCTATATCACACAAGTATAGTGGACTCAAACAACCGCATTGTTCTGGTAGAGGCTGAGGGACTCGAACCCCCGTCTTACTCCGCATGAAGGAGTCGCTATAGCCAGCTCAGCCAAGCCTCTAGAATTTGGTGGAGGATACGAGACTCGAACTCGTGACCCCCTGCGTGCAAAGCAGGTGCTCATCCCAACTGAGCTAATCCCCCGTTAAAAAATTCTTTTGCACTAGACCCTATATCTCCAACAGGTTTCGCTACCTTTTCACGTTCGTTAGGCTATCAAGGACTCACTCTAACAAGGCTACTAAATCACTACGTCTGTAAGCTAGGAACGACTTAATCTCCGGAAATCAAGCCCTAATCTAGTCAAAAGAACTTTCGTTCTTAAATTTGGTTCTCGGGACGGGAATTGAACCCGCTAATCCTACCTTGAAAGGGTAGTGACTCAACCAGATGGTCTGCCCGAGAATTGTTTAATAATTTACTTCATCGAAGTTTCGTAGAACTTTGTAGCGTAACCATTCTTTCTCTGTGGATACTTTTTCTACTAACTTCTTTTTCTCTAGACGCTTAAATAGCTTTCGCTTTTGTGCCTGAGTAGGGTCGTATCTCTTTATAACAATACGCTCTCCTTGATAATACATATCTTCACTCCTAGAGTAATTTGGTGCGCGTAGAAGGACTCGAACCTTCGACCACCTGATTAAAAGTCAGATGCTCTAACCAACTGAGCTACACGCGCATAATTTGGTTGCGAGGTGAGGATTCGAACCCCACGTTATCGAGCTTATGAAACTCGCAAGACGCCATTTCTCCATCCTCGCAATTATTTAGTCTCGAATACGAAAACCGTTCTCGGCAATATGTTTAGCTAGAGTCTTAGTACGACGTAAACCTAAACCAGATTTCTTACTCGCTAGAGGAATACTAGAACCGTAACCAAGAGCGAACATTGCAATCTTTTGAATTTTACCACGTTTTTTCATATCTTCAATTCCTTATCAATTTATGGAACTATTATATCAAGTTTCAAAGCACTTAGCAAGACATTTTTTAATTTAAGTACCAAATGCTTTCAAATTTGATGAAGAGGTTTTCTTTAATTTAGATAACCATTATAACAAAGGTTTTAGCAGAGAGCAATTATATTTTTAATTTTTATGCTCTCTGCATAATTATTAAGCTACGTGAGCGTTTTCTTCTGGGTTAAACGAGAAGATTCGATTTGACTTACAAGCTTTAAGCATGTTACGGTAACTACCTTTAGCATGTGCTTGAGTGCGTGTAGCAACTTTAGTACCGTTTGGTGCAGTACGAATACGGGTTGTACCTGTTACGTCTACAAGTTCGTTAGAATCCACAGTAGTAAGACCACGTGCAATACGACGAAGATTTTTTGCCATTTTACCATTCATATTTGGTATCCTTATAATTAGTTAATGAGAAAGTTTTAAGACGGTCTAATTAAAGACCGAATTGAGCCGCAGTGTATTCAACAGCGCGAGGATGATTGGAGACGCGAGTACCACGAGCAAGCAAGCCTAGGACTTTAGCCAGACCAGAGCGACGTTGCTCAAGAATTTCAATGCCGTATTCACCTGCCATTTTACGAGTGCGGTCAGCCATTTTAATACCAATCATTTTAGAACGTTTAGCCATTTTGATTTCCTTCTTTTGTTTTCTCAGTTTAGGAATATATTATATAAAGTTTTTGATGTTTAAGCAATTAAGTTTTTACTTTTCTTTGCTCATTTCCCAGATTTTGATGTATGTAGCAGACAAGTAACGTAGCTCGTGCTTACAGTCGTCAAGACCATAATGAGATACACCACGGAAGTCTAGGCTAAATTGTTTCTTAATCTCTGGAGCTAAGTCCATGATTGTACGAGCATCACGCTCTGCCCAGAATTGCCAAGGCAATGGAACTTGAGCTGTTTCAAACAATGAGATAGTTTTACCTAAATCAAAGGTGATACCGTTACCCCATACTAGAGGTTCTTTACTAAAGCCAGTTTCTTTAGCCCAACGTTCTGAAACCATACGGATTTCTTGGTATAGCTGACCCATAGCACCGCAAATTGGTAGCGGCATAGGATTACCCGTTTTTCGACAGTAATCTGCGTCAGACAGCATCATTTGGTCACGAGCATCTTGCGATTGGTTTAACCAAAACGTTAGTGTAGAAGCAGAAACCACGCGCCCGAGAGCAACTTGAGAATCTACATCAAGGCGCAAAGTAATCTCGTGAAATACTTCACCAGAAAGAATGTCGAATGCTACTGCTGAAATTTCAGGCACGATAGCGTTTTGACAAGTTGCGTATGTTTCTAGGTCAAATACCCAGTTTAGATGGTAGTGAGTTACTGGGCTTAACTCCATTAGCTCTTGATTTACATTACCGTATAGGTTCTTATGTAGTTCTTGCTGATGTGCAACCATTTGCTCCATGTTTATCTCCTGTTTGTTAGTGAAACTTCTTTTATAAACGTTATCGCTTATAGAAGGAGTCTCAAGCTCCTTTGGCTCGACCATTCCTGGGTGCTCGAACCCGTCATTTTCATCTTCAAACCATTCATCCATTAGGCTACGAGAGCTAGGACGATGATACTTAGTTCTGTCGCGTTGGACAGTTGCCTTGTTAAACGTTCGGCAATGTTTTGCTACGAAGTTATTCATTTCTTTACTCCATCACGATATAGGCGTAAATGCTTCCATCGTTTATACAGTTCTTTTCTAGACATATACTTTCCTTAATAAGGGGCTGGACTACCCAACCCCTTTCATTTTGTTAAGCTTGTTTAACGACCGGAGCAAAACGAGGTGCTTCCAGTACGTGACCCGCTTCATCGCGGTATGCTTTGTTAACCTTACGAAAGCTACCCTTGACAAAAGGAGCTTTACGTACAGAACGTGGTTTACCCACACGTGCAGCAGACTGTGCATCCTTCGGATGAGCCTTAACGTGGCGTGCTAGACGACGTGCTTTGTTACGTTCAGTTGTTGCTGTGTTTACTGTTTTTGCAGGTTTCTTAGCCATGTTTGATTTCCTTCAATAATTTGTTAGTTTGTTCGTCTAGGTCTTCGGGATGATAGTACCCAGACCAGTTATCAACACCTTCGTTTTCTAGGTGTTGAAGTAGTAAGTCGGAGTTAATGAGCCCCCACAATACGGACTCATCAACAAGTACCTTAGCCATTACGCTACGGTAATCCATTGAGCAGGAAGAGCTTTCTTACCATGCTTGGTCTTAATGACCGTTGGACGTTTGTTCAGACGTACGGCGTACACGTCGCCTTCTTTAGAGCGAACACGACCGTCTTCGTAGACCGCTTCCACGATAGTAGAAGGTTCTTTGCCTTTTGGCATTGAACGGAACACAGGTTTACCCTTACGGTCTACACCAGACTGGTATTTACCGATTAGAAGAGAGTCACCAGCTACAGGTTTTAGAGTTACTTTTTGTTCAGTCATATTGATTTTTCCTTTCTTTGTTTTCAAACTATGGGAATATTATATAAAGTTTTTGATGTTTTAGCAATTCAAGTTTTATTTAAACTCAGCCATATCGGCAATGCAATCTTCTGATGTGCGAGGCATACGATGAATTGGTTCATCTACCTGCTTCAGTGCATGAAATAGTTCATGACGCATCTTGGAAACAGTGCCTTCTTCTTCATCGGGATGACACATAGGGTTCTGAAGCATATTGCGTAAGAACGTTGCCTCATTTTGAGTTAGCGTTAAGGTAATGGTAACTTCTTTCTTAATCGTCGCTTTCGCCATCGGTGTTCTCCACTAGAGTAATTTTAAACGGTTGTACGAAGAATGGAGCATCGTCACCATAATTGTATAGACGTACTTTACAATCTTCGTTATTGATTTCTACTACGTCAGCTTTTTCTGTACCTGCTATAATGGCGAAGATACCATCTAGCTTACAGTCTAGGAAGGTGAGACAGTTTTGATCACCATCCCACTCGCCCCACTCTTTAATAAATGCTTTTTCGTAACCGGTTGCTTTTGGCATATTAAAACTCCAATTCGTGGTTGAAGAAGTAGTGTACTTTGTTTGCGTCCTCTTGTACAGCTTTGTGAACCGACAAGTCTTTTAGACCTGGGATGGTCTTATACACGAATACGTATTCACCTTTACGAATATCACCGTAGTCGATTTTTGATTTAGCTACGATGAAGTTGTCGGGGGTTTCTTCTTTTAAAATCATTTTAATCTCCGTTCTTTCAAACTATGCGAATATTATAGCAAGTTATTATCCAAATTAGCAAACCAATTTTTAATTTTTGTGATCTTTGGTTGAATAATGAACTTGTAAGGCGTGGTTTGTTTGGTATAACAAAGTCTACCTATCTGACCCCAATTATCACCAAAAACTTCACACCCTTTCTTAATCCAAGCTAGACGCCAGAATACAAGAAAGTTGATGTTCCAAATAAAATTACTCATTTCATCACCACATTTTCTAGTTCCCACTCATCCATGAGAACATTACATAGGGCATCTGCTTGTTCATTACCTTCAATCCCACTATGTGCTTTGACTTTTGTCATTGTCAGATTAATTTTTTGAGAATTTTTATATATAGACTTCCAAAGTTCTAGGTTCAGAACTGGTTTCTTATCTGACTTAATCCAGTTATTCTTGACCCAGCTGTGCATCCAAGATTTGATACCTTGCAAAGCATAGTTAGAGTCAGTTAGAATTTCTAATTCTTTTTGGTTGGCACGGACAGCCCACTTCAACGCTTCATCAATGGCTGTCAATTCCATGGCGTTATTAGTCGTGACTTCACAGAAGCCCGACTTAGTACCTTTGTGTTCAGTACCTAGGTATACTACCATACCCCAAGCACCAATACCTGGGTTGCCACGACAACCACCATCTGTAAATACTCTAAACATTTTTCTTAGTTCCTACGTAATTGATTATTAACAACCCATTATACGGTAATGGCTTACCTGTTTTTAGATGTTTTGTCTTATGCACGTATTTAATACCGCGAACATCTAACCACTGCTTAATATCAGCTATTTCTTCAGGAGTAGCATCTTTTAAACCTACACCACAAGTTAGCTTAGGATTACTCGTTAGTTTATTCTTCAAGTTTTTCACGTAGTTCCTCCCGAATCTTCATCAATAGTTTACCAAGGTTATTATGACCATGACCTGTTTTGTCATAGACACCCCAGAAACCATCTTTCCACCAGTTGCCTTCAATTAGCTCTGCATCGCCAGTACTAATTAGCAGTGAAGCTAGGTATGGGTCTGCAAACTTAGCACGCAATGCTATTTCCATGTAGATTAGTTTCTTAGCATGGAAATCTAGGTTTTTGACTACGTTGAATTTCCAGTAGTTCTTAGACTGGTTTGGTGGTAACTTAGAAATCAGCTTACGTTCTCGTCTTTCCGGCGTTTTGAACGCTTGATACAAGTTTTCACTAGAAGGATAAGTAATGCCGTCATGTTCAATTACCACTTCAAACATATTAGAGAGGAACGCATATTCCCCTCGGAAACTGTTAATCTTCATTTAAAAGCTCCTGCAAGCCATCTGTAAAGCGTTTTCTATACGCTGGGATGGCGTTAATTAGGTCTGCGAAAAACTCGTTTTCTAGGTCGCCCTCACCATCGAATAGCTCGTGTACCATATGACAGTACGTATAGTCCTTTTTCATGTCTAATTTTAGGGCGAAAGGATACCATCTAGGACTTCCAAAAGCAAAGCCTAGCAGTGTCCAACTATTTTCGTGCCACTCGTTAGAGTCTATTAGCATCTCCCCAAACTCACATTCGAAGTCTTGTATATCTGATGCCAATACGTTTGTAGCTGGGACGTTACTAATAAGTTGCTCCCAACGCTCTCTTAATAGAATATTCATTACTCACCCCAAACAATATTAGATACTTCTTCCATGAAAGCTTTAACTTCCAATTCGGATTCGGCGTAGATATATAAGATAGGGCGTCCAATTTGTCCTTGCTTGAATACAGTGGTTTCAAGAACAACACCCTTATGGAAACCCCTATTAAAGAGTTCGTTTTTGATGGTATAGTCTGGCAGTTTTTGCTCATAAGCATAGTCTAGAAAGTCTGCCAACTCTTTTGTTCTTTCTGTGATGTGGAACTGGGTTTGGCAACCGTCTAGGTCGTGCATTAGCTCGTCAACATCGCTGCGTCTATCACTAGAGATTAGCGTAGAAAGATGGTGCATCTTTTCGATACGTACATCATTATCTTCGCAGAATTGATAATCTAAAAACATAATACAATCTCCTTTTCAATTTATGGAACTATTATATAAAAATTCTCTCAAAATAGCAAGAAGATTTTTATATAACATGACGTTAACATCTATAGAGACATGAAAGGGGACTATGCGTCCCCTAGGTAAATAATACGTTGATTACTACTTCCACGGAAGCGTAAGCCTGGATCATATAGTTCTTGTTCGAATTTGCCGTCTACTAGAACATCTGCGTACCCTAGCAATGCTTGACGGTACGGGTTTTTATCCTCTAGTAGTTGAGCATGTGTGTATCCAGTGTAGAGCCAAATGTCCTTTCCTGGGCATTCTGTCTTAATTCTATGACATAACTGAACTAGTTGTTGCACATTACGTTTATGCATAGGATCTCCGCCGGATAGCGTGATACCTTTACGCTTGATGCGAGTATCTTGTAAGTCATTGATAATCTGGTCTTCTAGTTCTTGGGTAAATTCGTGTCCATTATTTGGATTCCAAGCTACCTCATTGTAGCAGCCCTTACATCCATGTGAACATCCAGAAACAAAGAGGACGCATCGCGTCCCCTCTCCATTAACTACATCTGTTGGGTAGTAATTCATATAATTCATATTTAGCCCTCACAAGCTACACATTCACCTTTGGATGCTTGAACACCTGCCATAGTGCGCATGTAGTATAGTTGTTTAATATTTTCATTTGTAAATGCGGCTTGATGTACTTCTAGGATGTATTCCTCGTCCTCATCAGCATCAAAGAATAGGTTCAATGATTGACCTTGACAAATTCTAGGCTGCCTAGCTGCTGCTAAACGAATCAGTGCCATTTGATCAATCTCGTAAGCAGTCTTGAACACCATCTTTTCGTGGTCTGATAACCAATCTAGATGCTGTACCGAACCTAACTTATCATTGATTGACTTGATCAGTTCTCTATCAACTTCTACACCCTTCTCCTTACAGAATTTCAAGAAAGATGGATTCAATCGAGTTAGCTCCCCAGCAGCACTTGGCTGTACGTAACTATTACCTGGGATTGGCTCAATACCTTGAGAAACCCCACCACATACTAATGCACTTGAAGTATTTGGGGCTACTGCTAGACGGTGGGTGTTACGTACTCCGTAACCTTTACACCACTCAGGCTCACCTAGTTCTTCTGCCATCCACTTAGAAGCTCTTAGTGACTCATTGGACATATGGGTAAAGATTTCTAGGTTCTTCATGTGGGCTTCGAATGTTTCGAATGCAATCATGTTATCTTGTAGGTACGTGTGAAAACCCAAGCCGCCTAGACCTAATGCACGAGATTTCTCTGTGAAGCGAATAGCTTTCTCAAGACCAGGAATATCGTATGCTTGTTCAATAAACTCCTGTGCAACACAATCTAAGAATACTGTTGCATGGAATACAGCTTCTGTGTCTTTCCACTCATCGAATCTTGCTAAGTTCATTGAGCTTAGTACACACGTGAACGTATGGTCTGAGTCACTAAACAAGTTGATTTCAGTACACAAGTTACTTGCACGTACATCTAGACCTAAATCTTTGTACATTTGAGGTGACTGACGGTTAACTTTATCTGGGAAGAAGTAGTAACCTTTACCTGTAATCAGCTTAGTATGTAGAGACTTAGCTAGGCGATCAATGGCATCCTCATTACCAGCTTCAAGTTTTCTTACGAACTCATCTGAAATATTCCAACCTAGGTTTAAATCGTCAGGGTAGTTCTTTAAGAAGGTAACTACTTCATAGAAGTCACCATGATCCATTGGAAGATACCCTGCCCAAGCACCACGTCTTGTTGCACCTTGTGCTACATCACGCATACATTGTACGTAATCTTCGATTACAGGCATAACACCTGCGGCTGTGCCACCAATAGAGATACTAGCTCCACGGGGGCGAATATCACCCAGATAACCTGATGTACCAAACCCATTCTTAGTTAGCATTGCGGTTTCATGTAGAGTATCGTAGAAACCGTGGATAGAATCATCAATATATCCACCCGAACAGCTAACTGGCATACCTTTATTAGTACCCATATTTGCTAGTACTGGTGTTGATGCAGCAAGCCAACCCTTCCAGAATAGTTGAAAGAATCGGTCTTCCCATAGCTCTCTATCCATAGGCATGTGCTTAGCTGCTGTCTTAGCGATAGCAATATATCTACCTAGTACTGTCTCGCCTTCTGAAAGATACTTTTGTTTTAGGAGTTGATATCCGGCTGTAGTCATCCATTGAGGAATTTGACCCTTTGCTTGTCCTGCTTTTCTTTCTGCTCCTAATTTATCATAAATACTTGACATTATGCTTTCACCTTCCATTTTAGTCGTGATTCATCCCAATCACGGTTATATTCTGAGCCTGTACCTGTGAAGAAGTCGTGGAACTTCAGGGCATTGATATTATCATAGAACCATTCTGCGATTGGATTGTTACCAATCTCAAAGATTGGAGCAATTCTTAGGTGGCCTAGACATAGGTTGATACGTGATTTAACAAAGGTTTTTAGGTCTTCTGCATGGAAGCCTTCAATCTCACCTTTCTCGAACATCATATCAATAATACGAGCCTCGTGCTCATATACTTGCTTACCCGCACTTTGAAGTCGCTTAGCTACTTTATTGAACTGTGAGGTTGACAACTCACCTGAGTGTTCCAGCTCACGTCGAAGTGTATTGAATGCCCAAGCTCCGCCTTCACAGTGTAAGTTTTCATCACGTACAGAGAAGTTAATCCCACGTACTACGTTTAGAATCTTGTTCTTACCTTGTGCTTGGAAGTGTTTTAGGTACGCGAATGCACTATATAATACAGCACCTTCAATCATACTAAATGCCCCTACAGATACTAGATCATCAGGATCGCAGACTAATGATTCTACAAACTCCATACGAGATTTAAGAATAGGGTCGTCTACGTAGCTGGTGTAGAACTCGTCTGTATTAAGCATTAGAGCTTCATTGATTTTATTGTAGAAAGGAGCGTGCATATTGATTTCAGCAAATGCGAATGCGTTACCCATCTGACGGAAGTCGTGACGAGGGAACATGCGTTTAAATCTACCACCCCAGTATTCATTACCTAGAACTAGCTCATACAGCGTGAACAGCTTTAGTGTAGTAATAACACCGTGAGCTTCTGCTGGTGTCATATTAACACGAATATCTTGAATGTCTTTTTCTACGTTAATTTCGTGGTGAAACCATATTACTGAGTTTTGGGCGTCTGCAAATGCAACTGCCTCAGGGTAATCGAAGGTATAGGCTTCTTTGTATGTTTGACAACGTACTGGCATTATAGAGTCTCCAAGTAGCGCATAATTTCTAGTGATTCTAACATTACTGTGTCATCGTCTAATACTAGTGCAGGGATTTGTTTGATGCGGTATTGACTAGCTAGCTCGAACGAGTGGTCAATATCCAATAGTTGTACATCCAGTCCTTTATTTTTGATTAGTTCTTTAACTGGTTGGCAGTATGTACACCAAGATGCCATAAATAATTTCATATACTTTCTCCTAGGGTTAAAAAGAGGGCAATTGCCCTCTTAAAGATGTTTTACACGTTTAGTCATTTCTGACTGTTTACCTGCATTGAATGGACGAGTACCAGGATTACCTAGATAGCCACAGACACGACGAGTGACGGAGCATTTATCAGGTTCATGGTTGCCACAATTGGGGCACTCGAAACCTTTACTGGTACAATTGAACTCACCTTTGAAGCTACATTCGTAGCATTCGTCGATAGGCGTGTTTGTACCGTAGTACGGTACTCTTGTGTAGGAATAATCCCACACATTTTCAAGTGCTTCGATGTTATGGCGCATGTTCGGGAACTCTCCATAACAGATGTGACCGCCTGAGCTATATGGGATAAACTGGGCTTCAAAGTCGATTTTGTCATAAGGATTAACCTTCTTCAGTACATCTAGGTGGAATGAGTTAGTCAAGTAACCTTTATCAGTTACACCTTCAAACTCACCGTATTCTCTAACGATTGCTTTACAGAATCGGTTACATAGAGACTCACTTGGAGTTGCATAAATTGAGTAGCCAATACCTTCTGACTCTTTCCACTGCGTAGCTTTCTTGTCAAGGAACTTAACAATATCTAGGGCGAATTGTTGCTTTTCTGGTTCATCATAAGTATGAATCATACTTCCTAGCATTGCGTTAGCTGCTTCTTCTAGGCCAATATAGCCAAGAGAGATGCTAGCACCGCGCTTCAACAGGTGTGGAAGGACAAGCTCTTCGCCGTCTAGGTGTAGACCTAGCGCACCTTCCATATACATAATCGGCGCGGATTTAGCTTTTACGGTTGATAAACGTTCTAAACGGTACTGTAGTGCACGATGTGCTACTTCACAGTAATTGTCTAGTAGATCCCAGAATTTATCGTAATCTAGTTGAGCTTCTAGAGCGATTTTAGGGATGTTCAGTGAAACAACTCCTAAGTTGTTACGACCAGAGTAGGTTTCTTTACCGTTTTCATCGTACCAAGTAGATAGGAATGAACGACAACCCATCGGTGCTTTGTAACCACCAGTGATTTCGACTGTCTTATCGTAGTTAAGAATGTCTGGATACATGCGTTTTGTAGCACATTCTAGAGCGAGTTGCTTAACATCGTAGTTTGGATCTTCCGGTTTTAGGTTAAGACCATCACGTAGACCGAAAACAAGTTTAGGGAATACCGGAGTAGTTCTATCCTTACCTAGACCCGCAATACGGTTCTGTAGGATACCTTTCTGAACCAGTTTAGCTTCCCAAGACTCACCCATACCAAAACCGAATGTCAAGAATGGTGTCTGACCATTGGTAGAGTAAATAGTGTTTACTTGGTACTCTAGGGTTTGGCAGGCATCGAATACTGCTTTTTCGGTGATTTCCATAGCGTTATCAGCAGCACACTGAATAACTTTAACGTCATCCACTGGAAGACCCATCTTAGTTAGGGTTCTGACCATCTTAGCTTTTTCAGCTTCGTACAGCTTATCGTAGGTCTTGGTTACATAAGGAGCTAGAACTTCATCTAAACGGTCAAAGGATGTACCACCGTACTGTGAGCTTGCTACAGCCGCAGCAATTTGAGACACTACGGTAGCGGCAGTTTGAATTGAGTTTGGAGACTCAATCTGTGCGTTACCCATCTTAAAGCCATTTTTAAGCATACCTTCAAGGTCTACAAGACAGCAGTTTGTCATGCCCATCATAGGGAAATAGTCAAGGTCATGGAAATGGATGTTACCTGCGATATGCTCACGAGCTACTTCGCGTGGTAGTAGGTAGTTCAATGCGTAATGGCGAGAAATTTCACCTGCCAAAAGGTCACGCTGAACATGGAATACTGTTGATTCTTTATTTGCGTTCTCGTGTAGAATATCTGGGTTAGTCTGGTCAACTAATCCAACAATGTTTTTGTGTAGATCACTTTCCAAATCTCGCGCCTGTTGGCGATCATGACGATACTCGATGTATTTTCTTGCTACATCTTTCCAGCAACTAGACATAAGCGTATCTTCTACTAATTGTTCGATCTCATATACACTTACTTCTTCTCTAGCTTCTGCTTGAAGTCTATGGATTACTAATTGAGTTGTATCATTAGCGATTTGGCTAGCGTCAGAGTAATCATAACCCGCATCGCTAGCAGCCATGAAAGCAGCCTCATACGGTTTATGTAAGTTAAATGCTTGTCGTGTGTTATCACGTTTGATTATAATCATACTTCTCCTCCAACGTCTGTGGTTGGTTTATAAAATTCCCAAATTGGACATATATTATAGCAAAAAACTTGATCCAGATCAATTAAAGTTTTTAAGTTTCTGCTACGCCTTTTATAGTGAAATTTAAGTTGACAAGTTTCCCTAAAATGTGGTACTTGACATCATACTTATATTATGGGCGAACGAGTTTGGCAGTAGAGCAAAAATGTATTTGCCAGGATGCCCCAATTTGTCGTATAATATATGCAGTTTCAGAAGACATAGGAAAATTTTAATGAATATGACAGATAAAGTACGTTATTTGACGGAGATTCTAAAACATTTGGTATCGAATGTTAATGTCACCGTTGTTGACCCAGAAGGACATGCACATAATGTCCGTCCATGCAATCTACAGGAAAAAGTAGACCTATTAGTAGAGTATCCCGAACTTAAAGTTATTGCGGAAGTTTACTACGATGCCTCAGTCCATCACTCAGAGCATATAATTCGTCCTAATAATTATAAGTACTTCGTCGAAGGTCAAGGCAAACAAATCGCTAAAGAGTTGAAAATGGAACTCGGTTGCAGGATGCTTGGCATCAGTTAACAGTTAACAATTAAAGTTTTTAGTTTGACATTGTTAACCAGATGTTATAAAATATATGTATTGATTCGAAAGAGTCGATTTCCATATTACGCTTCTCCTGGGGTAGTGCCCTCTACCCCTTATCTTTATGGACATTCTAGGAGTGTTCATAAAAATAACTTACCCGTATGGTTTGGCTAACTGTATGGCGTCCACATCGCTGGTAACTGATTTTGGTATGACTCGGAAATGCTCCGGAGGTACAAGGTTATGTGGCACATAATATGTGAGTATGATAGGTATATTGGGGTACTTAAGGCAGTGATCTCTGTGGGAGTCTTCCGTATTTTGGTATATTCTTGATTGGTATAAGAGTGGAATGGTAACAAAAACTAAGTGTTCAGGTTGGATGTTAATGGGGGAGTTCCAGAAGCCAACGAACAACGTACCTATCGCCAAGGATAGCGATGGTAGTAACATGTTGTCTAACGGAGGAAGACTCGCCCACCACCTAGTGGAAGTAGTACGCGAATCGGGATTGAGTGACTAACCGACCTACAATTGGAGTAGGGATATGCAAGGGTTACGTAGAGAATGAAGCTAGTGAAGTCTGTGTCCATGATGATCTCTGAGGGAGTGCGTTCAGGATAGCTAGTGAAAGTCGGTATCAGTAATGGTTTTGGTATTACACACTTTAAATGTATATGTTTAACTAACATGGGAGATTATTAATGCTAACGTTTATCGAAGGCGTATTTAAGCCTTACTTTTCTGGAAACGAGTATATCGAACCCGCTCCAGATAGCAAAGTTCGTTTAGCAAAAGTTTTTGACAAAAATGGCAAATCTGTAGACCCTATCATGCCTAAGTTCTTTAACGTGATAGAGTCAACTAACCCTAACTCTCTAGACCAGACGTTTAAGCTGATTTCAGAGTACCAGAAGAATCCAGAGGTGGCTCTAGTTCGAGCTGCCCCTATTTCTAATATCCGTAATATTAGACGTAATGCAGAAACATTTAATTGTTCTGTACGTTCTCGTATTATCCATATGGATATTGATGGTATTTCAGCCCCTCGTGAGGGAATGTCTATTGAAGAACAAGGCAGATACTGTATTGATCTTCTACGTAAACTAGAGCCTGACATCTTTCCTGATAGCCCAGCATTTATCGCTAAAGCTAGTGGTAGTGCAGGTATTAAGCCAGGTATTCGTTTGCATATGTACATGCAGACTAGCAAAGCCGTGTCTAACGGTCAGCTAAAGTACCTGTCATATCAGTTGAATAAGAAAGCGCAGGAAGAATATGGTTTTGAGCTACTGGATACTTCGGTTTACGATAAAGTACACTTGATGTACACTGCTGAGCCAGTATTTGAGAACCCAGAGATCAATCCATTTAAGGATAAGGATAGAGCAGTGCATATTCTTGGGGATAGCATTACATTGCCAGAAAACTTGCAAGAGTACCAAGGTATCTCGAACTATGTCCTTAAAAAGGAGCATTTTTCTTATATTACTGGTATCGAAGGTCTACATGACTTTCCCAGCAAGGACTTTGAAAAGCGTATTGAAACGCTGAAAGAAGCAAAAGATAACGTATTCATGCGACACACCATCTCTGTTTACTGTGCAGCAGTAGAGCAGGGCGTGGATATTAACTGGCTAGACACCCAAGTAGAGAAGATTCTAGAAGGATATGAGAACAGAACTCGTTCTGTTAAGGAATATATTGGTAACGCTAAGGAGGCGGCACTCAAGATTATTCTATCTCGTAGTCTTCGTAAGGTTGATGGTAATATCAATGTATCATCTGACCCAACGGTATCTACTATGCTTCCAGTTAAAGATGAAGCGACTGACAGTGCGGATAATGACAGATTCTTGAAGATTAACCATCTTCCACCAGAAGATTCTCTGACGTTTGTAAAAGCTAGTCTTGGTACTGGTAAAACTACAACTGTTCAGACTTGGTTGGCTAGTGGTTTATTCAAAGGACGTTTTCTGTCTATTACAAATACCGTTTCTCTAGTAGAAGGTAACGCTAAGAAACTTGAATCTGGATGTTATAATAAACTGAAAGATTACACTGAGTTTCGTGATGGTAAGATTGACCGCATGTCAACTACTATTCACTCGCTACACCGTTTCTACGACACAATCAATCAGAAAGGTCTTGACATGGTATTCATTGATGAGTGTGATGCCGTAATGAACGACATTCTTTTCAGTGATTTAATCAAGGAGAAGGATAAGTGTATTAAGACCCTGAAACTAATCTTGCAAGAGGCTAAGTACGTAGTATTGTCGGATGGTGATATCTCACCTGAGACTATCGAAGCGTATGCTCGTTTATGTGACCCCGTAAAACAAGTAGTTATTTATCAGCACGACAGAAAGATGCTAGCTAACGCTCAAGCTATCGAACTGTTTGATGAAAACTCTGTATGGGCTGCAATGCAAGGTGCTCTAGAGATTGGTGAGAAATGCTTGCTTGTGTCTGACTGTTCACCTGATGAACTAAATGAGAAAGGTATCGCTCTTAGAAGTGTAACCGCAGCTAATATCAAGGAGATTCATAAGAACTCTACGAAAGATGCGGATATTAAGGAGATTCTAACATATGGAAACCCGTCACTTCAACAACAAAGAGTTGATGGCTTACTGTGTAGCCCTTCTGTTACTAGTGGGGTGGATTTCAGTTATTTCGATACTGTATTCCTAATTACACGAGATTCAGGTATTCATGCCCCAAACCTACGATTCCAAGCACTTCGACGTGACCGTGGTGCGAGAACTATCTATTACTACACTGCTCCGGCTACCGAAGGGTTTAAAGCGGGTGCGGATAAGTATGAAGAATCGCTAGGATGGCTACAGCGTTGTCGTAAGATTTTTGCTAAACGACGAGAAGAAGAATGTAGTAAATATAAGTCAACCTTCCGTATGCTACTACGTGACCAAGGTTGTTCTATCTCCCTAGACCCAGGCAAATGGGGTACAATTGAATCGGCTAACTCAGAGTATCACGAAGAACGAGTTAATGCGATTTTATCCGCAACACCTAGCTTCCAGTTACAGCGTCATAATGATGCTTGGGAAGTGAAGCAGTTTATTACTCGTTACTACGAGGAAGTAGACGACTTGGGTGATGTTAACGAAGAAATGGTTGAGTTGTGGTTGAAACAAAAACCGCATGACCGTGCAGCCTTCTTCCATAAAGTACACAAGAAGTTTTGGAAGATCATTAAGTCTTGTGAAGCTAGTTACGACCCATTTATCAATCATTTGAAGAAATTTCCTAGTGAATGGTATCAATGTACTGGTCTAGATGTACGTACAGAGCCGTGGCGTATTAAACGCTACTTCAAAATGATGGGAATTAATGAGCCTGGTGATTTCGATAACATTGTTGGCTGGTATCGTACTTACTGCAAAATCGAAGGCATTCAGATTCCAACTGAGTTTATGACTGAGTTTGAGCTATCAATGTTAGGCGATAAAGACGTATTACTACTGTAGGGACTGAAATCCCTACTTTTTTACATCCCAACAAACTAATAGGTGAGTTATGGACAGAGAAGAATCAGTAGGCACTATCGAGTGGCTACTTAAAACTAGAAAGTACAGTGAAAAAGAGCGTGATCATATTATAGATTTAGCCAACAAGACTTGGGGTACAATCTATGATAAGACTGAACAAAAGTTTAAGCGCAGAGTCTTTACTTGCCCCTTAGTAGGAAATACTATATATAATACTCTCTATGCAGTAGTTCCCGACCACGAGGAAGAAAACTATGCTATGTAGAGTTGTTCCACCAATAGTTGCTAGACATCCGGAAATACTCAACTTTCCAAAACCCGTCAAGGTCACTACAAGACCTGCGATATATTATAAAAAGATAGAGAGAAGAATTTCATCTCTAGTGGAGGATAAGCTGTGTGGAAAATATTAATATTCAATGTTATTGTTGGACTTCTTTGCGCAAGTGCTTGGAATTACTCCGAGAAAGGTAACTTCGGATTGGATTGGTCATTTTTACAGCCTGAGATAACTCAATTTGAAAATTCAATTGCAGACATGTGTGATATGTAATATAATAATCTCATAAATTGAAAAGAGGATTAAAACATGACAGATAAAGAACTAGGTCATGCGTCTGATGTACTACATTGGATTGCAGTAGATAGTGATGGTGAAATGTATGGCTACCCTACAGAACCATTCTTAGAGCGCGGTACTGCTTGCAGTTGGGATTGGGACTATATTGGTAAGGGGGAGTTCTGTCACTTCCTAGGCAAGATGCCGATAGAAAAAGACCTAACAGAAGCCGAATGCCTAGCTACTAAAGTTAAAGTAGCTCCGTTTGTAGTTTATTCATAGGAGATCTAACATGCGCTTTATTAAATGTGCTGGTTGCAACAAAATCGCTATGGAAATAGAAGATGGCAGACTTGCAAAAGGGTGTGTTGTTCGTTGCGCTAAGTGTGAAGAAAAATTAAAAAAGGAATTGCAGAACTTACGATTCCTTGCTAAAATGAACGAAAATAAAAAAGCAAATCCTTTAGGTGATTTGTTTGGTAATGGGTTCGGACTATGACCCAACCAGTAATAAAGTTCTGTGAGTATTGTTGGGAAGATACGGTTCACGATGTTATTTATGAGCCACCGTCCTTGTGGATACATGCTGTACTCACAGTAATAACTTTCGGATTTTACTTTCCATTCTATCTCTTATTCATGTTATTTAGTTGGAATAAGATAACTCACTCATGTCCCCACTGTTCTCAGTGTGGTAATGCAAATTATTAGGAGCTAATCATGGCTAGACGTCAACGTGCGGATATTACAGAAGATCAATTCAAGAAAGCTATTGCATGGCTAGAAAACGGTGGTACTAAGAAAGGTGCTTGTGAGATTCTTGGTGTTTCTAACAACAAAACAATGGAATCTCGTATTGAAGAATACAAAACTGAACTAGAAGTTGCTGCTCGTATGCGTAAAGAAAAACGTCGTCAGCCATGTACAGGTACAGAACTAGCTAATATCATTGAAGATTACTTTGATGAAGCTACGTTCGAAGAACTATCAAAACGTTACTACCGTTCTACTGCGTATATCAAACACCGCCTAGAACTAGCAGGTGCTCTTATCCGTGCTCGTGGTGAACGTAATCCACTTAATCCGCCACTTCTACCAGAAGAATGTGTTCTTTTAGAACCAGACTTCGCTTGTCGTGAGCGTGTTGAGTTCGAATGTAACTCTCTAGCTGAGTTCGATGCTCAGAAGAAGAAAATCATTGCTGAGAAAGGTTGGCAGCCTGCACAGACTGTTGATGTACGTTCTCAAGCAGGTAAATGGCGTCCTGAGTGTGCTATCGACTTCAAAGGTGAGATTGTGTGGCTACCTGGCTACCAATGCCTTGCAGAAGTTGTAAAAGAAGTACCTAGCAAACAAGGTAAAGCTTACCGTCTATACTTGCTAGATGCTGACCGTCACCAGTATGTAAACGTAATGTATTGGGACATTGGTTCTCTTCGTCACCTTGAAAAACTAGGTGTCGATATTAAGAGCCGTGGTACGTACCTAAATGGTACAGCGTGTATTGAAATGCTAAACAAAGCATTGCTGGCAGCACGCAAATCTAAATAAAACTTGAATTGCTAAAACACTGAAAACTTCGTATAATATAATCTCAAAGTTAAACAACAAACCAAAAGGAAAATAAATTTATGGCTAACACTTGGACTGATGAACTACGCGCAGAAGCTGTTGAAATGTACCTAGAACGTATTGGCGAATTCGAAGAAGCTGATCGTGCAACAAACTCTACAGAAGTTTGTAAAGGTATCGCTGATGAACTAGACTTCTCCGTAAACTCTGTTCGTGCAATTCTACAACGTGCAACTGACGACGATGGAAACCCAGTGTACATCAAAGCAACTAAAGCTCCAAAAGCTAAAGCGGCTTCAACTGGTGGCAAGAAAATGTCTAAAGCTGACGCTCAAGCAGAGCTAGTATCCGCACTTCAAGACGGTGGTGCAGAAGTTAGTGACGAACTAATGGAAGTGATCGAAAAACTTACTGGTAAAGCAGCTCAGGCTCTTGCTGGCGCAATCCGCACTATGGGTGACGACGAGTAATCGTCACCTCCTTTCTCTAAATAACATAGGACAGTTGCTATGAAATTAAATCATATTCTAGAACAGGCTGACAAACACGGTGATTTCTACCTATACTACCGTAAACATACTGGCAAAGGTACAACTTACCTAGTCGGTACTACTGACTTCGACAACAAGTACATCCAAGCAAAACACGCTTCTGGTAAGGCTGGTGTTCGCGCTAATCTTTCACTAGAAAGTGCTCAGGCAGAAGCAACAAGTGAAGGTGGTATCCTAGTCTTTAGTTGGACTAACGATAAGTTCCGCTTAATTCATGCTCAAGATGTACGTCGTATGTCTCCGTTAGCAGCGGAGCTACGTAATGGACGTAACCGATAATTACAACGGGCATGATGATCTGTTAGACGAAATAATCTACGAGAGTTTTGAGAAAGACACTCAGATTCGTCTAACAGTCTCAGAGTTTCGAGGCAATCTATATCTCGGAATGCGAAAATGGGTAATAGATATAGATGATTCATGGATGCCTACTAGACAAGGATTTACTTTCCCTTACAACTTAAATACTACCAGTGCGTTATTCGGTGCGCTGACTAAGATATTAAGTAAGGGAGAAGTGTTACACGAAGTGCTAGAGCACATAGATTATGAGCCGAATCGTAAATGATTCGGCTTTTCTCATATATAAGGAATATAAATGTTAATTAATTCAAGTACAATTGGAGCTACTACAGGTGGCATTAAAATATACCTAGATGGGGTTGAAGTTTTTGGTGTAGTAAACCTAAATACAGGAGACAAATACGTAGAATGTTACGTAAAAGATAATAAAGGTCACTTTATTATTGTTGATGGTGAACTACAATTAGAATGTATCCCATTTGAGATGGCTACTATTCGCTTCGACAACGTAATTATAGAGGTAAACTAATGAAGAATTTTGAATGTGTAATTACAAGTACACAACCAGACAAGTATGGTAACGTTATTACCAAAGAAGCTCTAGAGAAGTTTGTAGGTCAATCTAAACATGTCTACAACTCTTTTGATTTCTCTAAGCCGCCAGTAGGTATGGTTCAGCATACTGAAATCAAGGGTGATATGCTGATTGGTCGTGGTACTATCTGCGATGAGTTCCTAGAGATAAATGATGCTTTCTTTGTGGCTCCATCATTTCTTATTATTAAAGAAGGTGAAGAAAATGGTCACTCAGTATACGAAGAACTAGAAGTTATGGATTATGGTCTAGTATTAGATCATTCGGATGAATGTGCAACTCCAATTAAGGAAATTAAATGAAATATGGTAAACCACTATCACAAAAAGACTTACAGCAATCATTCCATCGTCGTTGTAAAGCGGCTGCTGATGACTTAGCTAAGGGTAAGTCTCATATCTTGATGCTTAATCAGGGTGATAACTATGAAACGTTCTGTGCCCAGGTTCGAGTTTTTCTCTGCGCCTGCCACCAATTTTCTGCAAACGAATCTGCGGATTTAATTGAGAAGCATCTACAGGTCTCAATTCCGCAAATCTCAACTTGCGTTCCAGGTAGAATACAAGTATAATATGTTTATAAATTAAAGGAGATTTGAATGAAACAATTTATTGCAGAACTTCAACGCGCGTATTATGATGGTGAACCCCTAATCTCCGACGAAGAGTATGATGCTCTTATTCGTCGCTTCCCAGATGCCGAAGTAACTATTGGTCACAAAGGTGAAGTAGCACACATGTTCCGTATGTGGTCACTAGAGAAGAAATATCCTTGTCGTGGTGACGAACTACCAAATCTAGAACCATACATCGAGTCCCCAAAACTTGATGGCTGTGCTATTGATTGCCTATATATTAACGGTAAGCTTGTACAAGGCTTGACTCGTGGTGATGGGGTTAAAGGTCGTGATATTACTCAGAACCTAGAGCACCTAGTTCCAGCAGAGGTAGACTACTACGCTCCGATTATGCAAGTAACTGGTGAAGTAGTAACTACTAAATATATTGAAAATGCTCGTAACTATGCGTCAGGTGCTATGAACCTTGATAACGGTCAGGAGTTTATGGCTCGTCTCATGGAAGGAGGATTGCGTTTTATCGCTTACAACGTACAGACTTCTTCCGATAGCTGTCTAGGAGCTATGTACCAGCGCGATATGAAAGAACTAGAAATTCTAGGCTTCCATACTATTCTTAGCGACAACGTTAAGAAAGCTGTAGAGCAGGGTCTAATCATGACTGATGGTCTAGTATATCGTTTGAAACGCAACCGTGCGTACTTCGCAGCAGGTTTCACTTCTAAGTACCCTAAAGGCGCATTCGCTGTTAAGGAAGACGATGAAGGTGAGATTACTACCATCGAAGACATTAAATGGCAGGTAGGCGCTTCCGGTAAAGTAACTCCGGTTGCTATTGTTAAAGAAGTTGTTCTTGAAGATGCCAAGGTAACTCGTGTTACTTTAAATAATGTAGAATATATGAAAGCGATGGGTATCACGCATATCGGTCAAGAAGTTCGTATTATTCGTGCAGGTGGTATTATTCCTAAGATTGTGGAGGCTTTCTAATGAGAAATCCGTCACCGGAAGCAGTTATAGCTAAAAGCTATCTAGATAATAAGTACTTATGTACATACCACCCATTTGAGCAGCCAGAGTACCCATTGAGTGAGTCACATCTAGTATGGATGTTAGAGCAAATAACTATGGAATACATGCCTAGAACTAAGGCTAATCGCTGGTTAGGCTACGTTCAAGGGGTGATGGTTGCAAAAGGTTTTATAAACGTACAGGATGAGCGTAATAGAACTCGCCCTGTCTTTAAAGGTGATTAATTATGGGCTGGAAAGAAATTATCAATCCTCGTTTCTTTGTTAAGGAGAAAGAAGTAAAAGGTGCGGCAGACATGATGCCGGGGTCAGGTGCTAAAATGCCTAGAGTTGAACCGACTCTAGGTGCTGCTGCAATGCGACCAGTACCTATAAAGGATGCATCATACTCTCGTCGTTGTATGAAAGCGAGTGCAGCTATCTATGTAGAGGAAGTTGGCGCTCGTGAGAAAATTGCTGAAGCTGAGTCTAAGTTCAAAAATAGCGTAATTATATATAAAGAAGATTATTCTCAAGCATGTAGACTTAAAACAGCACTAAGAGTATTGGGATACGAAGCCAAAACTACCATTTCAAGAAGTAAGAACGAGGTACACGTATCATGGTAAAACTAAAGAATCACAGAGCCTGTGTTGTAGGCTCTCGTAATATTGACGAGCTAGATAGACACCGAATTATGGTTATCGGTGAGTTACTGGCAAAGCTAGGTGTTACTGGCGCTTCTGGTAACGCTCTAGGTAGCGACAAAGAATGGGATAACTATATCTTTGTTCAGCACTTCCTACCTTGGAATGGGTATAATGATGGCTTCGAAACAGACGATGCCCAGATGTTATCTATTGATACATGCCCAGAAGCACTGTTAATGGAAGCTCGTCGTATCGCTGAAGAGCATCACCCTGCGTGGGATCACCTAAAACGTGGTGGCCGTGCTATGCATACTAGAAATGTATTCCAAGCATTAGGTACATCACTAAGTCCTGAGACTATGGCAGACTTGACAATCTATACTGCTGGTGAGACTCCAGCACGAGTAGTCAAGGGTGGTACTAGAACTGCTGTGGAAATATCACGTAGTTACGGTATCCCTACTTTCAACTTGCGCTTCACCTCGGATTTCGAAGAGTTGAAAGCTATCCTCGAAGAGATGCTAGAAAACTGATTTGACAATTTTGGATAATCGGTATATACTATCTATCACGAATTGAGGGAAAGCTAATTAATTAATTTAGCAGTTACCAAAAAGATTAAAAAGTTAATTGCTCAACTGCTAAATTTCTTGCTATAATATTATCATAAAGTTGAGGGAGATAATGAAATGCAAATAGTGATTCCAACAGAATGTCCGTCATGCGGCTCAACACTTGAAAACGTTAACGGTCAACTATTCTGTCGAAATAAAACTGCTTGTCCCGCACAGAGTTCCAAACTTGTTGAGAACTACTGTAAGAAAATGAAAATTAAGGGTTTTGGCTCTGCAACTGTTTCCAAACTAGAACTATCTACTATATCAGGACTTTACAACCTGACCGAGCAGCGGCTCACATCAGTTCTTGGAGACAAAGTAGGTTCGAAACTCTTTACCGAAATACAGAAAACTAAAACCAGTGAATTTGCCTTAGTTCTTGGCTCACTTGGTATTAAGTTAATCGGTAAAGTAGCCGCTGAGAAGCTTGCTACAAAAATCAATAGCTTTCAGGAAATCACTGCTAAAGCCTGTACGGATGCAGGTCTAGGTGCGAAAGCTACGGAATCCCTCACGGACTGGTGTAATTCACTAGAGGGTTTAGATACAATCGAAGCTCTAGACGGTTTTATTACTTTTGCGGAAGTAAGCACAAAACCGACACAAAATACAGAGCACAAATTCGATGTATGTATCACAGGCAAGCTTAACGACTTTGCTAGTCGCTCAAAAGCTGCTGACTACTTATCACAATTCGGTATCACTGTTAAAGGCAGCGTTACCAAAACTGTTAAATATCTCGTTTGTGAAGACGAGACGAAGAAAGGATCTTCGTCTTACAAGAAAGCTCTTGCAAACGACCTACCAATTGTAACTATCAAAGAATTAATTAATATTATCGGAGAATAAAATAATGGCTAAATTCGCTTGGAATGATGAAAACGTATCTGTACTTAAAGCTCGTGTAGAAGGTGTTACTCTAGTATCACAAGATTTGCTAAAAGACATTGCTGATGAGCTAGGTCACACAGCACGCGGTATCGGTTCTAAACTACGTCAACTTGTTAAAGTTGGTGAACTTTCTCTAGAAGTTCAAAAAGCATCTGACGCTAACAAATCAGCATGGGCTGAAGACGAAGAAGCTGCTCTAGTAGACTTCCTAAACGCTCACAATGGTGAAATGACTTACAACGAAGTAGCTGCTACTTTCCTAGCTGGTAAGTTCAGTGCTAAACAAATTCAAGGTAAGGTTCTTTCTCTAGAAATGACTGACGCTGTGAAGAAAGCTGAAAAAGTTGCTGCTAAACGTACTTACACTGAAGCAGAAGAAGCTACTTTCATCGAAATGGCTAACGCTGGTGATTCACTAGAAGCAATCGCAGAAGCTATGGGTCGTCCACTACAATCTGTACGTGGTAAAGGTCTAAGCCTACATCGTGAAGGTCGCATCAGCGAAATCCCTCATCAAGCAGAAAGCAAAGCTACAGTACGCGCTGACTGGTTAGAACCTGTAATGGACGTTATGGCTGACCTAACTGTTGCGGAAATCGCTGAAAAAGTTGGTAAATCAGAACGCGGTGTTAAAAACGCTCTAACACGTCGTGGTCTTGCTTGTGCTGACCATAACGGTGAAAAACAACGTGCAAAACTAGACGCTAAAGCTGAAAAAGCTGAGTAATTCTTATTAAGTAAAAAGAGGGAGGCTGCATAGCTTCCCTTTTTTATTATCGGAGCAATAATGATAAACGTTCAAGCAGTTGTACTCAAACTACTTCTGTCTTGTACTGATAAAGAATTAGCACTAGCTTGCTTCGACAAGATCAAGCCTCATTTCTTCTCTAGTTCATACGGTACAATTCATAAGGCAATCGCTAAATATTACCAAGACCATGGTAAGGTGCCAAGCATGGATGAGCTTAGCATTAAATTTAGTCGTAATAACAACATACAAATGTCGTTATCCGCCTTACAGCACCTAGATGATCTAGACATAGACTTCGACATGGCAATCGAAGCTCTTAGAAACGAATATGCACAACAAGAAACATTGACGCTGATTAGCCGTAGTATTTTGGATGATATTACTATGCTAACAGCAGAAGATCTAATTGATAGATTAAACTCATTACCTCTAAAACTAGAAGAGAAAGTAGAGAATAGTGGTACTATCCTAACTGCTTCTCAAATCCCAGTATTCCAACACTCAAACGATAAAGAAATGGAAATGATTTATACCGGTATCTCTAATAAATGGGATTCCGAGTTTGGGGGAGCTGCCCGTCAGGAGTTCATTCTTCTTGGTGGTGGTACTGGTTCAGGTAAGTCAGTATTCTGTTCAAACCTACAAGTAGCACAATGGAACGCAGGTAATATTGCACCATACTACTCAATCGAGATGTCAGGTCGTGAGGTTCTATTAAGAAACCTAGCAATTATGGCAGGTGTGAATGCTTTGCATACTAAGCAAGGATGCCTTGAGGGTGATGAGCTACGTAAACTAGCACTGACTAGAGCAAAAATGTTTCATGGAGGCGCAGAAGCCTATAAGAATTTTGTACGAAATAAAAACCATCTTATAACCGATGACTTTGTAGAACTAGACCAAGAACTAATGCGCAATCATGAGGAAATCCACCCCATGATTATCATTGATGATTCTAACTTGCGTCTATCTACTATTGATGTTAGTTTAAGTAAGTTTAGATCACAATATGGCAAGAAGTTAACAATGGGTATTGTAGACTACATTAATGAGACAAGACTAGATACACAAGGTGATCCATACGATTGGGTTTACCAGCTAGAGTTATCTCGTGGTTTTAAATCCCTGGCACGTAAACATGACTGTGCTATCTTTTCACCATACCAGCTTAATGAAAACGGACAAGCTCGCTTCTCCAAAGCGATACTAGTACCAGTAGATATCGCTGTCAGATTGGATGCTGACCACGAGGCTGGGATTATACAACTTACTACTGACAAAGTTCGTTCAATGCCTAACTGCCAATTTAATATTGGTATGGATTGGACAAGCCTTAAAGCTGACCCTAGAGAGGTTACTTTAGAAGAAGCAGAACAAAATAAAGCAGAGTCACAGGTTGCAACATCAGTACAGGACACAAGTTATGAACTCGACTAATGTGGAAAAGCTATTAAAAGATAGAGATATACACTATATCAACAAGGGGAGGGATCTCCTTGTTAAGTGTATTAATCCAGAACACGATGATTCCAATCCTTCCATGCGGATTGACAGTGAAACAGGGAAGTTCAACTGTTTTAGTTGTGGATTTCACGGAAATATCTTCGTCCACTTTGGCGAGTATCAAAGCCCTGTTTATGACTTAGTTTACAGTGTACGTGATAAAATCGCAGATATACAAAGAGAAACTCGTGGAATGGAAATTCCAGCCGGCGCCCGTCCCTATTCTGAGGATTTCCGTGACATTTCCGGAGAGACCTATGAAAAGTTTGGCGCGTTTACTTATGGACATGAAGATTACGAGAACAGAATTATCTTTCCAATCAGCGATGCTACTGGTAAAATCCAGTGTTTCAACGGCAGACACATGTATTCAGATGTGAAGCCTAAGTATAAGTTCTACCCAGAACGAGCAACCATACCCGTGTTCCCATTTGTCAAGGGAGTTGACACGTTAATTATTACCGAAGGTTTATTCGATATGATTAACTTACATGATAAAGGGATTACTAACGCAGTATGTGTATTTGGTACGCACAACTTAACATTCTCTAATGCTTACCAAAAACTATTGCCTTATCTAATATCAGGAGTTAGACGATTCTTGATACTTATGGATAATGATAAGGCTGGCAGGTACGCCGCCAAGAAGATCGAAGATATTATCCGTATGAAAACTAAGATGGAAGCCCTTGATATTAGTTACATGCTAGACCCTGGTGATGACCCAGGTTGCCTATCTAAAGCAGACGTAGACAAACTAGCATACCAAATTGAAAAACTAATTGCAAGGTAATTCTAATTTTGATATAATACTGAGGTAATTCGGAGAAGTCTGGATTGCCTCTTTTTATTTGGTTGTACACATCCCATAGTAATTGTAAGGAATTATATGAAAGTAGCTGTAATTGATAAATGCCCTAACAAGGTAAACTACTCAAAACTATTTGGTTTCCCAGTCGAAACCCTACACCTAGCTGACAAGAAAGTTCAGCGTCTAAAGAAAGCTGATATCACTCTAGATATTGATCCGCAGGATTATGACTGGATTATTCTTATCGGTGCAGAAGCTCTAAAACAGTACACTCGTCATACTCGCGTATCAGACTACTCAGGTAAGCAAGTAGAATCTAAAGACGGTTCGTACAAGAACTTCCTAGTATCTACCAACCCAGCGATGTTGTTCATTAAACCAGAAATGCGTCCAGCATTCGAAGCAACTGTAGCTGAAATCAAGTCTATTATGGACGGTACTAAAGCAGCAAAAGCTAAGGTAGATTACAAACCTATTCAAAGTACAGAAGGTATTCTAGAATATCTAAACCTTGTGTACATGCTTCCTATCACTCAAGTGCCTGTAATTGCACTCGATACGGAGACTACTGGTCTGGCAGCTCGTAAATGTCAACCACTAGGTATCTCTATGTCTCACATGACGCATCAAGGTGTGTACATGGATGCAGACTATTTCGATGATGAGTGTGCAGAGCTACTACAGAAAATTATTGATACACCGAAACGTGACGTTGTTCTACACAACTCGAAGTTCGATGATCACATCATGACTTTCCACTTCGGCACTGATTTTGAGAAAGCACACCAAGAAGGTCGTCTTCACGATACTATGGTAATGCACTACGTACTTGATGAACGTCAAGGTACTCACGGCTTGAAATCACTAGCAATGAAGTACACCGATATGGGTGATTACGACTTTGCACTTGACGAGTTCAAGAAAAACTACTGTAAAGAGCATAAAATCAAGCAGGAAGAGTTCACCTATGACCTTATTCCTTTTGATATTATGTGGAAATATGCAGCAGGCGATACAGACGCAACTATCCGTCTATACCATAAGTTCTGGAATATTCTATGTCGCGATACATCATACAAGCTTAAATGGTTGTATGAGAACTTACTGATGCCAGCTACTCGATTCCTAGGTCGTATGGAGAACCGTGGTTTGCCACTATCTCGCAGTCGCCTACACAGAGCGCATGAGCATCTAGAACTACAACTTCGTGAATACACGGAGAAACTGTACGAGTTCCCAGAAGTTAAACAATGTGAAGCTATGCTTGACAAACAGTTTAACCCTAACTCTACTCAACAACTACGTACTCTGTTATTCGATGTAGTGGGTCTTACTCCTACGGGTAAAATGACAGAAACTGGTGCAGATTCTACTGACGCAGAAGTATTGGAGAAACTAGGTGAGCAACATGCGATCCCTAAGCTTATCCTTAAAATCCGTCAGACCAGTAAACTGATTAACTCATTCATCATTAAGTTGCTAGACAACATTGATGCGGACGGTCGTATTCGTACTAACTTCCTATGTACAAGTACAACTTCTGGTCGTTTGAGTTCGTCTGGTACATTCAACGCGCAGCAACTTCCTCGTGATAACCCGATTATCAAAGGTTGTATTGTAGCTCCAGAAGGCTACAAGATTGTAGCAAAAGACTTGACAACCGCTGAGGTTTACTACGCTGCTGTACTATCTGGCGACCGAAACCTACAGCAAGTATTTATCAACATGACCAATGAGCCTGATAAATATGCCGACTTCCACTCAACTATTGCACACATGGTATTTAACCTTCCTTGTGAGCCTAATGAGGTTAAGAAGAAGTTCCCTGCGATGCGTCAAGCTGCTAAAGCTATCACGTTCGGTATCATGTATGGTAGTGGTCCAGCATCTGTTGCAGAGTCTGTAAACATTGCATTGCTAGAACAATCACTACAAACTGGCGAACCATTTGTACCTTGTACTGTTGAAGATGCTAAAGGTCACATTAGTACTTACTTCCGTAAGTTCCCACAACTTAAACGTTGGATTAATGCATCACACGAACAAATCCGTCAATATGGCTTCATTTACAACTTCTACGGTCGTAAACGTCGTCTACGTAACTTCCAATCTTCTGACCGTGGTGTCGCTGCTGGTGAAGTTCGTTCAGGATTTAACGCTATTATCCAGTCAGCATCATCTGATAGCCTACTTGTAGGTGTAATGGAAGCGGATAAGGAAATCATGGCGAGAGGCATGGATGTTGAGATTATCGGTCTAGTACATGACTCGATTATCGCTGTTGTTCGTGAAGACTTGGTAGACGAGTACAACGAACTAATTGACCGTAACGTTCAAGGACTTCGTTACAACGGTTGGGACGATGAGCCATTGACAATTAAAGGTTGTGCAATCGGTATTGACTCTGACTCAGAAGAGGGTGGTTCTCGTGACTACTCTTGTGGTAAGATGGACAAAGCATACCCATTCATTGCTGTATACGATAGCCCTGAGATGCAATCAAAAGCTCTTAATGTGCTAGAAGAAATGAAAGAGGGTAATGTAGACTTCCCAGAGAAGTCCAAGGAAGAAGCTATCTCTAAACATGCCGATTGGGTTCTAGAGAGTCTACAGGATGTAGGCTTGGCTGCATGATTAACTTCAAAGCCATAACGCCATTTCAAGCTAAGTATCCCTTGTACGCTATTAGGGCGTACGAGGATATTCGGGAGTTTGAGGAGTTTATCCTCATCTCCTCAAAGTATAGGGAGTACATACTCGATTGTCCTACGTTGGAAGGGAACTATGCAGAGCGTAGGACAAAACTTCTTGGATTCACAGACCTAGAGTTTAAGGTGTATCCGTTAAGAGAACGATTCACATCTTTGAGTCAGCTAGCAAATAGTAAAAGAAGATGGTTTATAGACGCTGATGGTACAATTGTTAGGTACAAGCCTACCAAGTTTTACCATATTAAGTATGCTAAAGTTTTACGGGCTGATAGAACATGGAATGGTTATTATAGATTAATGACTAATTTGCCTGTTGCATTTGTAACAGAGCAGGTAGCAGATTACGTAGGCTATATTCAAGTAGGTAGTGCTTTCTATCTATACGAATTATCTAGTGAGCGTAAGGCTACAACTAGGAAGAAACTTTGAAAGTTATTTTATCTAACAAGGCATATTTGAAGCCGGATGATAAGTTAAGAGAACGCTTGGAGAAGAACCTGACCTACCAAGTCTTTGAGCCTCATTCGAAAACTTCTATACCTAAATTAGTATTACACTATGGTCTTGTAGCTAGAGGAACTTACTGGCTACCGGTGTCACGCGTAGACTTACTTCAAGGTTACGACGTAGAGTATATTGATAAACGTACCAATCTACCTGAAACGTTCCCAGAACCTAAGTTTAAACTACGTGAAGACCAGCAAGAAATCTTCGACGAAGCAGATGATTCCTGTATTATTAATGCGAAGCCTGGATTTGGTAAAACAATCCTAGCACTAGCACTAGCATGGAAGCTAGGACAGAAAACTCTTGTAGTATGTACCACAACTGCAATCCGTGACATGTGGATTTCAGAGGTACGTAAGTGGTTTGATATAGAGCCAGGTATTATCGGTTCTGGTATGTTTGACCACGAATCTCCAATTACGATTGGTAATATCCAAACCCTAGCTAAACATGGAATCAAGCTAGCAGACCAATTTGGTCTTATGATTGTGGATGAGATGCACCATACCCCTGCGTCTACATTTACTAAGCTTCTAATGGAAAGTAAGGCTAGATATAAGATTGGTCTATCAGGCACACTAAAACGTAAAGATGGCTTGGAATGCCTATTCAAGGACTTCTTCGGTATGAAGGTATTCATTCCAGAAGTGGCTAACACCATTGCACCAACAATTCACTTGTATGATACTGATGTTGAAATCTCTGGTAATCAGATGATTCCGTGGGCTAACAAAGTAAATGCTGTCATGGAAAATCCTGTGTATCGTAAGCATATGCTTGCTCTCACAAATTGTTATATAAGTATGGGTCACAAAGTCATCGTCGTTAGTGATAGAATAGAATTTTTGAAATATATACATGAACATGCAAAAGGTCGTTCAGCGTTGTTTATTGGAGAAACTGCTACAGAAGACCGTGTTCAGCTACAGAAAGATATGTCTGACGGGAAGCTAGACTTATTCTGTGCAAGCCAAAATATATTCTCAGAAGGTATCTCACAAAACGAGTTGTCCTGTATGATTCTAGGTAGTCCTATCGGAGATAATGAATCTCTAGTAGAACAGCTAGCAGGTCGTATTATGAGACAGGCGGAAGGTAAGCTAGATCCTATTCTTGTTGATTCAAAATTAAACGGATGGACTGGTACTAGACACAGACGTGCTCGTACTTCTATCTATGGTAAGAACGGTTGGCAATGTATTCCAATGACTATACCAAAACTAGTAGCTTTAAACAAAAACTCATTTGCTAAGCTGCTAGATTTTAAAGTATAATATATGCATATTCTGAAAGAGAGAAGATAATTATGAATAAAGTTGAACATTTTAATCTAGACGGCAACCTACCAGATAATGTAAAATCTATTGGCTTCTATGTCAATCAAGTGCATATTGAAGAAGTTGGTAAAGGTCTAAGACTATATCGTGATTTCGATATGTGTTTTTACAACGAAGGTGCTGTAACTCACAAAAACATTGGTAATGGCGAAGGTATGGCTGATACTCCGTGGCTAAATGAAAGTGAGCTATCAAGAGAATCTGGTTTTACACTACGCGACGTTGAAGTTATCTTCGGTGACGAAATAGAATTGCCTGAAGGTTACGAAGTCTACTGGATTTCACTTCAACCTAATTTAGAAGTACCGGTTGCTTTTGCAATCAAGCACAAAACCGACTGCCCAACTGGTAAATGGTTCATCCCAGAAAGTTAAAAAATTGAATTGCTCAATTACTAAATTTTCTGTATAATAATCGCATAAAGTTGAGAAATGGTTCTTTACGACTTTAACAAAATCTGGTTGCTCTCAGGTGGGCAGCCTAGATTGATGCTTAGATATTTTAAGTATCTTTACCTAAATCGAGTTGACTTTCGTTTCCTTAAAGGTACGAACTTCATACTCAATCCTGAAATCGTAGTTAATAACCCTATGAGATTGCCACAACATAAGTTGGCAGAGTATCTAGGTTTATGTGCTTTACGCAACTACGCTAATTATCAGCAATACCGCGAGGTTAATCTAGATATGGAATACTTTCCTAACTACATTCCTCGGCAGGTTGTCGATGAAAACCCACTAATCGCAAAAAACAAATCAAAAATCTTATTCAAATACGAGGAAAATAATTTATGACTATGACTACTACTGCATCTAACTGGGGTACTGTAACAGCGGGCGACAACGGCGGTGAGAAAAAATACACTAAGTACAAAGCTGGCGCTAACAAATTCCGTATCGTTGGTGACATTCTACCACGTTTCGTGTACTGGCTATCAACAGTGAAAACTGACGACGAAGGTAAACCACGTAAACTATCTGCTCCATTCGATTGCCTATCTTTCGATGCGACCCCAGGTGTAGAGAAATTCATTAACGGTGCTCTTGACCCAATCAAAGAACTTAACATTCAGAACACTGACTGGCAGGGTAATCCTGAGTTCGATAAGAAAGGTCAACCAGTTCCACTTAAATCTCAACGTCAATACCTATTCCCTATCATGAACCGTGATTCTGGTGAATATGAGTACGCAACCCTTAAAGGTGATACTCTGGCTGGTGTTGGTGAGCTTATGGCTAAACTAAGCGACCCTAAACAACGTCGTCGTTTTGCAGACCCTGACTATGCGGTTAATAGCCCAAGTGACATTGATATTGTCCTTGTTAAGTCTGGTGCTGGTCTAGGCACTAAGTACAAAGTTGACATTGTTGAAACAATGGAAAACGTACTCGACGAAGATGCTTTCAAAGCAATGATGGAGCGTTTCGCTGCTGATGAAGAAATTCTGAAAGACAAGAAACCAATCCAAGAAGTATTCCCACGTCCTACTTACGCAGAACAAAAAGAAGAAGTTCACAAGTTCCTGCACGGTGACGAAGATGAAGCTGGTGAGTCTACTCCTAGCGATGCTGCTCAAGAAGCAATGGACGAACTAGACTAATTAAAATTGGGGGAGCTTTTGCTTCCCCTTTTGTTTGGAGAAAACAATGACAGAACTACGTAAAATTATTTTTGATAAACGCTCACTTACAGGTGCTCTTGTTCAAGCGGCAGGTGGCTTCCTAGATAACCCTGTAGAGAATAAGACATGGAAAGAAGTTGAAGATACTCGCCGTGAGATTACAATTATCCGTGAACGTGTAAACGACTATCTTACCGAAATCGACCAATACTTCATGAACAACTGTGAAGATTGGCAGAAACAATGGGATTTGGCTCAGGAGGTATTCCTACCATATAATGAACCTTATGACCCTGACTCAATTGATATTGAGACCCTAAGCAAAGAGTTCCAAGAAAAAGGCTTGGTTAAGGAGCTTGCTGATCAAGTAGCTACTACAGTCAAGTATCCAATCGAGAATTAATGGCTAGACTTTTATTTTCGGCTGATTGGCACATTAAGTTGGGACAGAAGCATGTCCCTGCTTTATGGCAGATCAACCGTTTTCACATGTTAGTTGATAAGCTTAATAAACGCTTTGAAGCTAGTGAGTGTGATGTTCATGTTATCGGTGGTGATATTTTTGATAGATTTGATCCTACCCCCGAAGAAATTGAGCTTTACTTCGATTTGATTTCTAAGTTGAATCATAAGACCTTGATTTACACTGGCAATCACGAAATGAAGTCAAAAACTAAATCTGTCCTAGACAACCTTGCAGAAGAAACTACTCGATGCAATCCACTAGTGGAAGTTGTCATTGGAATTTATAGAAGTCAAGATTTCGATATCGTTGATTATAAAGAACTTCACAAGAAATCGTGGGCAGAGCAACAATCTAGAATTTGCTTAACGCATGTTCGAGGCGAGATTCCTCCTCACGTAACACCTGAGATTGACCTTGCTAAGTTTGATACTTACGACTTGGTTCTTGCGGGTGACTTACATTCTTACCAAAACACTCAGACAACCGATAACGGTACTACAATCCTTTACCCAGGCAGTCCGCTTACTACAACGTTTCATAGAGAACGTACTAGAAAAACTAATGGATGTATAGTTATCAACACTGAGACACTCAACTACGTATGGCACGATTTAAAAGAGCTTCCTCAATTAATTCGCAAGACTATTCAAGTTGGCGATCCAATGATTAAGGACGAATACGATAGAGTAATCTATGAAGTTGAAGGTGATATTTCAGAACTCAAGTCGATTCAAGATTCTGATTTATTAGATAAGAAAGTAAACAAAAACGTTGGCAAGCCAGCAACGTTAGATTTAACAAACAAGTCCGGTACAGATGAGGAACTAGCTATCTACTTAACGGAAGTAGAAGCTCTCCCGAAAGATACCGTGAATAGACTTGTTGGTAAATACAAGCAGGTAGTTCCTAATGCAGATTAAATTACATAGAGTACGTGGTAGCAATGCCCTTGCCTATGGTGACTTTGATTTCATTCTAGATGAACATACTGTGTATCAATTGATTGGTAAGAACGGCTCTGGTAAGTCGTCCTTACCAACCATCATCGAAGAAATCCTATATAATAATAACTCTAGAGGGTTGAAGAAACAGGCACTGCCTAACCGATACACCTATGTGAAGGGTTGGTGGGGTGAAGTTACTTTCTTTGTAGGTACTGATGAATACATAGTTCATAAAGAAGTTAAGTCAGCGGCAAAAGTCAAGCTATATAAAAATAGTGAAGACATTAGTGGCCATACAGCAACACAGACTTACAAGCTAATTAAAGAGATTCTTGGTGACACTGAGTTCAAGACATTCTCTAAGCTAGTATATCAATCAATGAGTTCTTCTATGGACTTCCTAACGTCCACAGATGCTAACCGTAAAAAATTCTTGGTCTCACTTCTAGGCTTGGAAGGCTACAGTGAAATCGAAGCAGCTTTGAAAGAGGCTAGAAAGGACGCCACCTCTATTCTTAATACCGTTAAAGCTAAAACGGAGACAATAGAAAAATGGCTAAAAAGAAACTCAACCATACCAGACGAGTTATCGCTAGTAGACGTTCCAGAAAACGACTCTGGCTTAGAGAAGAGTCTAAGCGAGAAAAACGTAGATTTACGTACCGCTGAGTTACATAATAAACAAGTCGATGCTCATAATAAAAGTATCGAGGATTTCAAAACTAAAGCGCAACGCAAGGACGAACTACATAGTCGAGTAATGGAGCTTAAAAACTCTGAGCCTGCGCCAGCAGAGGACTTTTCTGAAGAAATTAAAAGTGTTACGCGTGACCTAGCGACTAAGCAAGCGGAAATGGCAGCGGAAAAGAGTACGTACCAGAAGTTCCGTGATGAAGCAAGCGTAACTAAGTGTCATACTTGTGGGTCACATCTAGATGTAACCCAAAAAGCAGAAGCTCGTGATGCAGCTAAAGAACGTTTCATGAAGCTCAAGCCAATTCGTGATGCACTTCAGGAGCAGCTAGGAAAGCTAGAAGGTAAGCAGTCGGAATACAAGGAATATGTAGCTTGGCAGCGTAAGATGGAAAATGCTTTAACAGCGTTTAATAGTTATCAAGTGCCGGAGTACCCAGGCAGTGAAACTAAGCACAAAACCGACACTAAAATTCTTCGTGATGATATAAAAGAAATTCAAAATAAAATCACTAAGCTCAAAACCGACATCGAAAATGCAAATCAACATAATACAGATGCCTTAGTAAATAATGCAAAACGTGAAGAGATTCTTAAAACCTCTACGGAGTATCGTGTTGAATTAGATAAGTATCAAGTTGAATTACAAGAAGCGCAGCTTGAAGTTGACGATTTAGACCTTCTATGTAAAGCGTTCGGTTCTAAAGGGCTTATTAGTTATAAAATCGAAAGCAGCGTTAAAGTTTTTGAAGAATTAATTAATAAATACCTTTCAAAATTCACATCGGGTCAGTTTGCGCTAGGTTTTGAACTTGACTCTACTAAATTGAAGGTTGTTATCTATGATGATGGCGTTCAGGTAGGCATGGAATCACTATCTAGTGGTGAGCAAAGTAAAGTAAATGTGTCAACATTGCTAGCAATCAGAAACTTAATGAGTGCTGTTAGTGATGTAAATATTAATCTTCTATTCTTAGATGAGATAGTATCTGTACTAGATACAGAATCTATGGATTTATTAGTAGAATTACTACTTAAAGAGACTCACTTAAACATATTTTTAGTAAGTCATGGGTTTAATCACCCGTTAACAAAAACTATTCGTCTAGAAAAAATAAATGGAGTAGCAATGCATGTTAGCTAAAGAGGTGTGGAAGATAGTTCCTAATACTGATGATAAGTATATAATTAACAGCAAAGGTATTGTTAAAAATGCCAATAGAGGTAACATACTAAAGCATTACTACACCGGTAAAGGCTACGCTACCGTATCTTTATGCAATAAAAATAGACTAGTCCACCTTATTGTGGCAGAGCTATTTTTAGACGAAAAACCTTTTGAGGGTGCAGAAGTAAACCATATAGACGGTAACAAAGCAAACCCTAGTGTTGAAAACTTAGAATGGAACACTTCTTCTGAGAATCAAAAACATGCTATCAGCACTGGTCTAGCAAAAATAGGGTCAAAGAGGTCTACTTCCAAGTTAAAAGAAGAACAGGTATTTGAAATAAAGCATAGACTAAAGTATACTAATGATAGTATGGCGGCTATAGGTAGGGACTACGGGGTATCACACGCTCCTATTAGACAAATAAAGATAGGGAGGGCTTGGAACCATGTTAGATGGCCAGACACTCCACAGGATAGGGTGCTATAATGGCAGATAGCCGAGACAAAGGTAAGCGCGGAGAATATCAAATCCGCGACTTACTTAGAGAAAAGACAGAAATGGAGTGGGAACGTGTCCCAGGTTCGGGAGGCTTTGGTGCTTCCCATGGACTGAAGGGTGACATTTATCTACCCCATGCAACAGGGCGTATGTCTAAGTTTGCAATTGAAGTTAAGTGGTACAAAGATGAACACTTAAACTCAAATATTATGAAGACCAGTAAGACTCAACTGGATAAGTGGCTAGACCAAACTTATCGTGAAGCAGGTCAAATGAATGCTAAGCCTATGTTGGTATTCAAGAAAGATAGAGGTGATTGGATTGTCTGCATTGACGAATCTGATTACAATGAAATAGCGGATAAGCTAGCAAGCGCAAATCCGACAATAAATTATGTTAAAGATGATAGATCTCTATACCTAATCAACTTTAAGCAATTTTTATCACTCGTCTCAACGGAGGATTTAGTACGATGAATATGTGGGATATGGCAACAGAGCAAGCATTGATTCCTAAGAACAACTTGCTTATCGTAGATGGTCTTAACTTGGCTTTTCGATACAAACATCGTGGTACTAGCGACTTCGCTGCCGACTATGTTAAAACAATTAATTCTCTCGCTAAGTCTTACCATGCTAGAGAGATTGTAGTCCTAGTAGATTACAAAGGCTCATGGTATCGTAAAGACTTACATCCTAAGTACAAATTCGACCGTAAAGCTAAGTTTGCAGAACAAACTGATGAAGAGAAGTTAGCTGCTGAAATGTTCTTCGAAGACTTCAACAAGGCTGTAGAGCTTTGTGAATGCAACTTCCATGTAATCAAGATGGAAGGGGTGGAAGCGGATGATACCGCTGCTTACTTAGTAGAAGAATTTGAAGATGGTGAAGTATTTGATCACATCTGGATGATTTCCACTGACCGAGACTGGGATGAGCTTCTAGGTGAAACTGTTAGTCGTTTCTCATACACTACTCGTAAAGAATACACTATCGAGAACTTCTATGAACATCACCAATGTGACGACCCAGAACAGTATACATCAATTAAAGCTATCATGGGCGACCCAGGCGACTCTGTGTATGGGGTTGGCGGTATTGGTGCTAAACGAGCTTATAACTTAGTTCGTCAGTATGGCGATGCATTAGATCTTGCTACACAACTTCCGATTGAAGGTAAGCAGAAGTACATCATCGAATTAAATAAATCTGAAGAAAAGTTGATCCTAAACACACAATTGGTTGACTTACGATCTTTCCACAAGGAGGCAATTGCCTTCCCAAGTCCAGAGAACCTACTTTGGCTAGAACGAATTTGCAAAGAACTACGAGGAGAATTATAATGGAAAAAATCCGTATTGTATTATTAAACGAAGCAGCTAAACCACAATGTATGAAAGATGGCGATGCAGGTATTGACTTGCGTATGAACATTGAAACAGCTCAGGGATACACACCTCTACTGCGTGGTGAGTCTATTATGTTCGGTACAGGTGTTAAGGTTGCAATCCCTAAAGGTTGGGTAGGTCTTATCATGCCACGCTCTGGTCTAGGTTTTAAATATGAAATCCGACTAGCAAATACTACGGGTGTTATTGATTCTAACTATCGTGGTGAAATCATGGTTAAGATGCGTAACTGTGGCGAAGAAGACGTAATGTTAGAAGACTTTGAACGTGTTTGCCAAATGGTAGTCGTTCCTCACTATCTAGTTCATGAAAACCTAGAGTTTGTTGATGAACTAGATGAAACAAATCGTGGCGAATCAGGATTCGGAGATTCTGGTCGTCAATAATAATAAAGGGAAGCCAATTGGCTTCCCTTTTATTTTATATGTAATCTATGATAAAGGTTAGTGTTCTATTCTTAGAACTCTTAATAAGATTGTACGCTGACAACTTATCTTTAGGTTGGAACTGTATAAGATCCGACCCCTTTATAGTATCAGTATTAGATGTTGTGTATGTTTGATCAAAACCAGCCTTAACTGATAGCTTAACCTTATTAGCCTTAAATAGGTTATGCATCTTATCAGCCTCAGTTTTATCAGAAAAAGTCAACATAAACCACGCCGCAGAAGGTTTACTAGTATACTTATTCTTACTAGTATACGCTTTGAACTGTGATAGTGGATAATCCGATGGATCTTTGGTAAAAACCGTATCTTTTTCAGATTCCCAAGAATAGTTACTACCAAAGCGTTTCTCTATAATCTTCTGAGTAATTACTATGTGCGTGAAAGCATATGCCATCTTCTTCCATGTACCGCTGATGTTGACCCACGTGGCGATTCCTTTTCGCCACGTACCCCCAATATTTACCCATGGAATCCCGTTTTTCCATGAGCCGCTTATATTTACTTTCATAAATTCTCCTTATTTATATTGAATATAAATATCACCACTAGAACCACCACTAGGGTTACCAGTACCATAAGTAATCTTGCGTCTATTTTCTGGGCTCAAAGTAGCTTGGGCACCTAACTCTGCTAGGGTGGGTTTCTGTGCTGTAGTATATACTCTAGCCCACCCAGACCAAGGGGCTCCACTTACATCTCTTTTACTGCGAATGTACATAGGGGCGTGTCCGCCAGAATTACCTGACCACCCTAAGAAGATCTCACCACTACCATTACCACGTACCTGTAATACGTTACCATAAGTATCTGGATATCCGTTATTGTACGCCTCGATTAATCTAACCCCACTTGGTGGTACGGTAGATCCTGATAAGGCCGTAACCTTACCGTGACTTCTAATGGATGCTGCAGAATTATTTTTTCCTAGATATCTACCATCAGCTTCACCTTTGGTGTATGCCCCAACATCACCTGCACTAGGTTTTTTGCCTGCTGTATAGGGGGCGTAAGCTACAGTATCATAGCTAACATTCTCCGCAGTTTGGCCACCAACATAGATTTCCCAACCAGTACGCCAATTAGAGCTAGTACCACCACTATATCCACCTAGGAAATCGCTGATGGTTACTTGTGGATAACTCCACTGCTCGCTGTTAGAACCAACATAAATACAAGCTCTGGAACCGTTGTTACCAAACCTAACCTGCACATCTCTAGCCCCAGATATCATCTGAGCACTACAGTTAATCCATGACTTGTTAGTGTAGTCATACCCTGATATTCTGAGCTGGAATGCAGTATTCGTACTGTAGTTATAAACGTTTACCGTGAAACCTAGCATACTGGCTTTAAATGCTGTAGCAGCTGGTAATACAATCTTAATAGGTCCTGTTAGGTTACTTGTAGTAGTAGTAAATTTACCCCCTAAAGGATGTGGGATACTACCTGACTCTACTCTTTGGTAGCCGGCAGAGCTTACATTACCCAACTTATCTGAATTGGTAGCGCTAGAAGCTTTACTATTCTTACCAAGATAGCGAGTATCAGCAGTAGTTTGGGTAAGTAGATTACCCGGCTTGCCTGATACCTCGTTCCAATTAGGCCAACGCTGTGTGTACACAGGCTCACCAGTAATTTGTGACCATGGATGGGTATGTGAACTTGGTGGTATTGTACTAGGCTTACCAGTGACCTCATTCCAACTAGGCCATCTAGTTGCTTGAGCGGGCTTACTTTGTACGTCATTCCAAGTAGGTTTCCATGATGTTGGGTGAGCACCTACGTCTGCTGCTGTTGGTTTATGATTAGGACTATAGACTTCGTGCCATTTTGGATCATGACTAGACGTTTCACATGTGCCGAAGAATACCCTAGTAGCAACACCAGCGTAATCGGTACTAAATATCCAGCTGCTACCACCGGATACATCACGAGCACCAATCTTAAATACATACCCACTGGCAGTTATAGGTAGTCTATAGCTGTCGGACTTAACCATCTGAGATTTACCAATAGGTGCATCAGCATACCACGCGGCATTTGGGATAGTAATGTATGGTGTGTCTGTTTTACCTAGATTTGTACCAGATACTGTGTCAGATTTAATAGCGTCTGCTGCCTTACCATTAGAAGGTAGGGCCCCTATATCAGAGGCACTTGGTTTATTATTAGGCGAGTATACTCTCACCCCTCTTTCTACTATAATATTATCTGCTTGTATATTTTCTACGCGCATTATAACTCCTTACATTATTCTCACAAGCTTAACAGTAAAAGCTACTGCGCTAGTGTAAGATTTATTACATTTAATATCTACTGTCTGGTCTCCTTTATTACCTTGACGAGTTTGTGTTCTTAGATAGATATATTCACCACCGTCTGCGTGCCCCATATGGTGTAATGGGAATTCTGCTAGGTTCGCTTGGTTTGTATTATCTTCGTGCCAGTAAAGCTGACCTGTATAGTTTTGTACAAATGCTGCACCACCTTTAGCTGCTGAGTAGTACTGAACTAGAATCTGGTAAACACCACTACCTTCTTTAAAGTCAGCTTTAGTTAGAAGAGTAGTCCATTGACCTGCAGTTAGCTGCAAGTTTTTAGTAGTCTCGTAGGGTTGAGATAAATCTTTGATCTTAGGTGAGTTATTAGGTGAGTAAACTCGTTGACCTAACTCATAAATCTTACCATCAGCGCCTAATTTAGTATCAGAGTGATTGTATACTTGAATATCCCCATTAACTCTGATATACTTACCAAAATAGAAATTACTTCGGTCAGTATCAAAGTGCATATGGCTAGTATTAGCTGAACCTATATCGCATCTACCAGTAGAGGTAGTTATGGTTAATTGTCCGCTAGAATTTACACTAAGATTACTTAAGCCAACATCTGTCGCTGTAGGTTTATTTATTGTAGTATATACTTCCGCCCAACTACCCCAGCTACCAGTATTTTGATTTCTTACGTACCACTTGTTAGTACGCCAGTCACCTGCCATTTGTACCGACCAAGCATTACTATATGCTAGTGTTAAAAGGGCGTGATCTATACCAGTAGGTTTATTAGATGCAGCTCGCGGTAAGAAGTAGGTACTAACACCACTAGTATTCGCAAAATCTGCATTATTTATACTTCTATCTATTAAGTAGTTAGTTCTTAAGAAACCTGCGGAACTGATACCACCTAGTTGGTTAGAGTTAGACGCTGTGCCAGTTTTAGGTAAGTATTTGCTATCAGACTCAGCCTTATTATAGCTAGTACCGACTGAAGCCACTCCTTCACGAGCCTTAGCAATAATTTGAGCTTTAGTGCTACCCTCTAGTTTTGCACTATCTGCTGCCTTTTCCGTTTTACCCAGAGCACCTAGAGTGTCTCTATTGATAGTGATAGACCCGGTTTCACCATTAATACTAGTAACCCCTGTACCGGAGTCAATTATATCGAAGGATTTGGTCTCTAATACGTATATTAGTCTATCACCCCAGTTCCATTCTTTACCATCAAATATCTTCTCTAGTTGCCCCTTGTTAAGTTGTACATCCCAACGAGAGTTAGTTGGCGGAATATCTGGGTACTTATTAGAGTTTGGATTCCAAATACCTCTATATACACTACCTTTGCGTAGCTCTTCTGCAAAATGTTCTGCCTCGTCACGTGAGGCTTTAGCGGAATCTTGAGATTTCTTAGCAGCTGCTGCACTAGTACTGGCTGCTACTGCACTTTTAGCTGCGGCATCTTTCGAGGCTAAAGCAACTCTTTCAGACTCTTTTGAATTAGTCTCTGAGGTTTTTGAATTTGTCTCAGAAGTCTTAGCTGCACGTTGGCTGTTTAGCGCATTTGTTTCGCTAGTTTTTGCTGCTGATGCGCTAGAAGAAGCACTCGATGCACTAGAAGAAGCTTCTGAGGCTTTTGTAGTGGCTAAGCTGGCTTTACTAACTGAAATATCTCTAGCTGACTCAGAGCGATCTCTAGCGTTCTGTGCTGCATCTCTGGCTGCACGAGCATCTGCTACAGATTGAGTCATAGAGGCTGCTGACGTTTCCGCTTCTTTAGCTGATTGTGCCGCAGCTGCTTCTGATTTCTTAGCCGATGCTAGAGCGGTTTCTGCATCTGTTTTAGAACTATAAGCATTACCTGCATATGTACTAGACTTATTCTCACTAGATTTAGCTGCATCTCTTGCGAGTTCTGCTGCTTTTTGTGCTGCTAGTGCTGCTTTTTGATCTGTATCAGCTTCCTTTGCCGAGGCAGCTGCATTTTTCTCACTCTGGGCAGTTCTAGCTTCGGAACCGCTCGCATTAGTTTCTGAAGTCTTAGCTGCTTTTTGTGATGCCAGTGCTTGCGCTTGACTTGTAGCGGCTGCTTTTTGTGAATCGGATGCAGCCTTAGCACTACCTGCTGCTGCTTTTTGAGAGTCAGACGCAGCTTTTGCACTACCAGCCGCTGCATTTTCACTTCTCTCTGCATCAGCAGCTTCATTAGTAGCAGTAGAGGCTGCTTGTTTAGCCTCACCTACTAAATTGGTTATTTGAGAACTGATAGAGTTAAGCGCAGCAATCGTATCATTAGCTTTATCAATCTGTCTCTGAGCCTCTGCTACAGTTGACTCAGCCTTGAGTACAGACTTATCTATCTCACTCTTAACTTCTACTAAGTCGTCGATACCAACAACGCCAAGACTTTCAGATAGCTCTATTGAGATCTCAGAGCCTGTACCATCAAGTAGGCTATTCTCTAGGGCTACTCGACCAGTGAAATCTTCAGTATCTATCTCAGCATTGACAGGGCCAATTAAGTCCCCGTCTAATACTCTTTGTTCAATTTCAATATTATCTGCCATTGTTGCTCCTTATGATATATTGCTTACAACTACTAACTGGTAGAAATCAGCTCCAAGTACATTATTAGGTACTGCTTTCACTTCTTTAGAGTTACCATACCAAGTAACTTCCGCTGTAGGAACCGCTGCTGATATAGTACCTACTGGAGATTTTTGGAAAGCACTAGCTGTATCTGGTTTCTTAAATATCTGTACAGTACCATCAGTAGGAGTAACTTGTATACCGCCTCTGAAGTATCTAATACCAGCAAAGTAGTGTGGTTTTGTATTATCAACCACTAATGTAGCAGTAGTACCTATAGTTGTTAGTGGTGACTTAGATACGGTACTTCCAAGACCTGTTTCAATAAGTGGATCTAGCGTAGCCGCTCTACTTAAATAACACTTGCCTTGATATACTCTAGTAGCCGAACCTTTGGGGCTTATTAATAGCACATCATAGAACCCAAGCTCATATACTCTTTCCGAACCTAGCCCAATTATTTTCTTATTGGCGAATTTACCTAGACCTGCCGTCTGTTCTTTAGTTAGCCCTATGTATGCTAATCCTGCCTTACCAGAAGCTATAGTTGCTTCGAAATTTACTATTAGGTCTGATTTATCTGAGAACGCTGTTCTTAGCTGAGCTACAATAGTATAACCAGTTAAGTCTATAGGGCCTTTTTGTTTAATAGGAACTAACTTATTAGTAAGCGGGTCTAGTTGTTGACCCGTTACTTTATCAGTAGTAAATTTCAATACGTGAGAAAAAGTAGCTCCCTCTTCTATCTTTAAATTGACTATTTTACTCATAATTATCTTATATGTATAGAGCCTGCAGCGAGGTCTATCTTCATTTTATACGTTGCTTCTGGATTAGATGATTGGGCAGCACTATTATCGTAGATTTTGTTAACGCCAATTTTCTGTAAGAAAGCATTATCGGCCACTATCTTCTCCGTAGTAATAGACCCATTGACAAGCATATTACCATGAACAAGTAGAGCTGCACTAACCCAACTAGATCCATTCCATTGCTTAGTTTCTGCTATGGCTGGGTTACTAGAATTGAATTGTGTCAATACGTCATACTTAACAGGGTTACTGTTAAATGTGTTCTTAAAGAACGTAGCTGCTGAAGTGTTATTGAATCTAGAGAATCCAGAGATTGCTTGGGCATAGAAGCCAGGACCCCTTACACCATTAGCACCGGGCCTACCGTTAGCTCCAGGCTTACCATCTGCTCCGGGCTTACCATTGGCTCCTGGTTTACCATTAGCACCGGGCTTACCATCGTCGCCACTTAACTTACTTGGTGCTGACCAACTACCAGTTATATTAGGCTCTGTGCCTGTTCTAATGGCGCTACATACCCAAATAGATTGTCCAGTTATTCTAGATGGAATTTGTAATGACCATCCTGATGGTGGGATTGCTTTGTTAGTTGGTGTGCTAGGTTTCGATGCAGATTGTCTATAAATAAGTACGGAAGCTATTCCGTCCTTACCCGCAGCTGCTGTAAACTGTATAGGAGTAGACCAAGCGCTGTTGGAAGCTACCTTATTAGTTTTAGAATCAATTACTGCTGTAGAAATCCATACTAACCCGCTAGAACTTGTAATAGGCACTTCACTCCATCCTGCAGGTGGGAAACTATTGCCAGAAGGCTTGCTAGGTTTTGTAGGCGATGCTTTGTAGATATTAGCTACGAAGTTACCTTGTATACCTTTATCAATATCAACATTACCACCTGGAGTACCAATCTGAACTTTACCAGAAATAACTAACTTATCCCCATCCCATCTTATGAAGCTGGTAGAGTCACCTAGGTCAAACTTGAACTTAGAATCGTTGTTCGCATAACCCATCCACATACCTTGAGCAGACTGACCAAAACCAGTTTTAGATGCAGTCCTAATGCTAGGATTATCTTTACCTGTTAGATTGGACAGCACAAACGAAGCAGAGTACATTGTCTTAGATATCACTGCACCATCAACGTTTACATTACCACTATTAGGATCTACTGATACTGGTGCTTTACCGTTACTATCAAGTTTACCTATTGCCAGAGCACCTGTGTTTGCATCTAGTAAGAATGTTTGTTCCTTAGACCCACTTATATTTCTGTAAGCTTTTATGTGGTCATATGTTACTTCTATACCAGTATTATTAGTGAAGGAAGAATCTATCGGAGTATTCTTATCAATCTTAAAGGTAGCAATAGATGAGTCTACTATAGCTTGGTCATCTGGACCCCATGCTACTGACGCTACCTTAAATTTATATTCTTTATTAAATGGGAAACTTGTAATAACCGAGGCTTGGGCAGCACCACTATTAACCTTGCTGGCTTTTTCCCATCTGGTTTTATTATACTCGCTAGTCTCTACAAAGTAAAGAACAAATTCTCTGACAGAACTGCCAGTACCTTTATTCCAGTCCCAAGCCACTTGTAGATCATACCTTTCCATCCCATCCATTATTTTTGCTACCTTAAATGAGACATTATTAGGTGCACTTGGTGGGCGGAACATATTCTCTACTTTAACATTCCTTACTATATTATATGGAGAAAATTCTGTAGTAACACCGTCAGGAAAGTATAGGAATCCTACTACCCTAAAGTCATACGTACCCCTACCTGTAGTGAAAGATACGCCATCAGGGCTACCACTGTATGCGGGTGCCCATTTAGTGTCGTCTTCTGATGATAGTTTTTTATCTACACGAATAGAGTCAGCCGCACCAAGTATATCCATTGTAATTATAGGGTCGCCTACACCAACATCTACTTCCTGTGCGCCCACAATAACATTATCTATAGTAGGGTACGATAATGTCTTAGTAGTAGATACATCAGATAAATTGAGACCTATCTTATTATCTAGTAACTCAGAGTCTATCATAGCATCATAGTAAGATCCTATAATATCATCATATGTTGTGTTCTGTGTTAGATTATCAATAATAGTATAGAATACACTTGTATTGGTATCTATGAACTTAGTATTGTTTACCCAGAATACCTTACCAACTATATCCTCGTCCTCAAAGATAGAGTGTGGGATATACAATTTAGTATACCCCGGTACAATAGAGCCTAGGACTAGTTTCCTAGGCAGTGTGTTTTCAATCATAATACCGTCCAATTAATTGAAGTTATATTATTAGAACCCTCACCTCTGATATACACAGTCATGTTTCTGTGTATACCTAGAGTACCATGTAAGAGTTTATAGTCTTCCTTATTCATCGCTAGAGTGTACGTGAAAGTAGTACCTGTTGTGGTAATATCTCTGAGAGTGTCTCCAGTATCTCCAGAGATAAATCTTAGGTGGTACTTGAATCCATCCACTGACCTACCTTCAATTAACTCATCCCATGCTAGCTGTAAGTCTTTACCTACAAATACGTTTCCGGATACTACTGCCCTATTTACTATAATGAAATTTTCAATCATAGGAAGTATTGCACTAGGATTTATCTTCTCTGTAATACTTACAGGCATACTTGTCTCCCCATCGAAGGAGACAGCGCGTACTTCGAAAGTATACTCGCCTTCTGCTAAATTATATAGTGGTAACTCCATTCTTTGGGACGGAGCTATGTTACCCGGAGCAGGGATAGTGATAAGATCTGTAAGCCCAGTGTACTTAATAGTGTAGTATGATACTCTCTTAGACAAACTAGGCAGCCAAGATAGCGTACCATTAAGACCAACTTTAGGATCTCCTGCTTTAGGTGCATATTTAAGATCTCTAGGTGGCAGTACATTCACAACTACATCAGGTATCTGATTATTACTATTATCTACCTGCCCAGAGCTTAGGAACATTGTTTCATCGTACTCTCTGGCTACTACTCTTATGTGGCCATTGGCCATCCATGTCATATCCTGTATCATGAAGGTCTTCTTATCCCAATTATAACGCTTCTTAGTAAGAGTTATATTGGCGTTTGGGTATAACCACATGAAGGTAAAAGGTAGCTCGAAAGATACAGTTCTATTATATCTAGATCTTCGTAAGTAGTATTCTGCGCGGGTTCTAGCTGTATAGTAGTTAGTAATAAATGGGAAAGATATATTAGCCTTCCTATCTTTACCGTTATCTTCTAGTTTATAATTCTTATTAAAGAATGTAATTGTATTAGTACCCCAACCCTTAGCTGGATCTATGATACTAGCCTGTACCGCGTTGTACTTCTGATCCATGGAATTATCTGCTACTTGAATACTTCCATTTATGATATCACCTTCATCTATATCATAGATAGTAGGTCGATTAGCTTCCATGGTAAGAGTATATTTACCACTAACTATATTCAATGAAGCATCAAACTGCCCTATTAAAGCCTGTATATTCTTAACAACAGTGTCGCTAGTAGATAGTAACCCAGAACCCTGTAATATTTGTCTATTCTCTGCTTTGTAGTCTTCCCAGCCTAAGTATCTCCAGTAAGGAACCCAATCAGGCTCATAAGAGTTGTCAATGTCATCCATTATCTTAGCGCACTCTTGAACGGCTGGTAAATCTATCTCATCTAGAGTAAGACCTGCCCCATAAGTAGTACTTCTTAGATAATCTAGTGTCTGCCATGCTAGGTTAAGTGAAGTCTTATCGCTAGTAGAGGTTCCGTCTTCATGGTATACTGGGATTTTCTTACCTTGTATTTCTGCGGAAACTTCTGGAATACTTGTTCTGTTTTCATTAAGAGTATACTTAACAACAACATATGCTGTGTCTAATAACTTGAAGGTATCGTCCCAATATTCTGAACCATAGTTACCATCACTCTGTAGCTTAAATTCACTCGCAGCTGCTTTATCAACAAGAATCTTGGCAGCGTCCTGTGTACTTGATCCGTGGAACGTCCAGAACTCTATAGGGCCATCACCATCATTATAGATATAATGTTCTCCGTGCTTACTTGGGGCTGTTCTTCCACTTTTAGGTGCTAGTGCTCCTATAGTATCCCCATTATTTCTTTTCATACCAACACAAGCGCGCTTCTCCTGATCATTCTCTGATACACAGATCATAGGGTTGTCACCAAAGGATATATCGAGAAAACCATCAATTTCTCCTTCACAGAAAGCATATACAGCCCACACTTCCTCAGGATTACCAATATCTGTATCAAAGAAGATAGGAATACCGGATACTTTCTGTACCCCATAAAGTACTGGCAAGTATTTTGCTGTAAGGTTTATATCCATATCTACTTCCCTTACAACATCTGCCCAGTATTCTTCCATGTCGTAGTGCTTCTGACCCATCAACCCCCTGAATCCACCTGCTCTACGTTTTTTCAATCTGAAACGTTTTTCCTTTGTCTGGTATTCAGCAAGTAGTTTTACAGACTTACCTGCATGGAAGAAGCCACGATCTAATTGATATTCTGGTTTTTTAGCAGAGCCAGAAGGTTGCATGGTACCGCCTACATTGATAAGGCCACGATGAGACTCATCATCCGTTATACGACCATTTACAGCGTCTAGCTCATAGTTCTTATTAGCACAGTTCCATGTAATAGTAGAACGTCCTGTGCCGGAGTTAGTATTAGTCTCATCTAACTTGCTTGTTACTATAATACCTTCGAAGTATGTAATCGTATCTCCATTAGAATAGATAGGAATCACCTCACCGTCATCATCTAGGAAAACCCTAAGAATCTTTATCTTTCTATTTAAGAAACTTTTAGAATTAAGTACTCTATTTATTTCTTCTTCTATTGCTCCACTAACCTGTACAGGTACTCTGTAGATAGTGAAATCTTTTGTTTGTTTTACATCACCTATACGTTTAACCACGCCAGTTTCGTATTTCTGACCATTGAAAGTGATACTTCTAAAGTAGTCAGTAAAGTATACAAAAACACCCTCCTCACCAGGTAACTCCAAAGAAACTAGATGAGCTAATTTAAGGTTTTCTGTATTACTTAGATATTGTTTTGCTGAATCTAGTATGTTACTCATAAACTCTCCCTAAACGAGTAGCTAACGCCCTCGTACATTCCGTCAGCATTAACATTGTCTGCGATAGAGCTTCTATCCATTAATCGTACTTGTAAAGGTACTACATTGAACACAGGTTTCTCTGTTCCATCAGTCTCTATAAATAAATCTGGATATATATTAATAATAAATTTATCGCCTTCACGTTTGAATTTTGTTATCTTATATACCTTTGGATGTGTACTAAGTTTGAATAAATCACCAAGATATGGTGCACCCTGTATATTTGATGCTCCAGTAATTTCTACTGTACTACCTTTCTGACCTGCAGGTATACTAGTACTAGTTAGATCGCCGATAACTCTATGGTTGATATATTGTGGTAGTATCAGCTCTATATTGTCACCTGTACGTTTAGCTTCGTTGATTGCTGAAGAAACTAATTTATACTCTAGCTCGTATAGGTCAGGATAAGTAATATCTGCGCTCCAGTATTGAGCAGAAGTTCTTGTTTGAAGCACTTTTCCGTTTGGTAATTCATCCTGTAATATAGGCTCATTATCTACCAGCGGAGCTTTTAAGAATCCTGGTGCTTCATCAGGATGTGTGAATGGATCAGGTAATCTAATAGCCATGAGTGCTCCAAAATGCCATTGAGCGAGTCAATGGGCCGTAGTGTATCTAAAGTTTTCAGTGAGACAATGTCCCGCTATACAAGTTATTATACACGTAAACTAGCTAAAGTCAACCAAAAAATTTTATATACAAAAAGGCCTCCACATAGGGAGGCTTTTATTAGCGTAGTCTATCAGAATTCATGCCTCTTTGATACGCTGCATCATCCCAAGCATCAAATATATCATCAGCCCTATCCATGATTGATTGAGTATCAATAGCCTGTACTACTAATTGACGATTATCTGTATAACCACCACCCATAGCTCTAGACTCTTCTGCACTGTAAGCTTGTATTGGTTCTAGTGGTGTGATAACCTCTGGACCATGTTCACCTACTACTAGACTATTTCCTGGGATACCTATACCACCATTAGCTCTAGGAGTAAATGATTGCATACTACCGGTACCGGATTCATTTCTAATGTAGGCTAACTCGCCACGAGATGCTGATTGAGACACGTCTACTTGATTCGATCTATCACCAAGAGTTAAGGACGCCTGAGTATTTCCACTAGCCGAAGATACTAAATTACTAGAAGCGCTAGAGGCTTGTTGGTACGCTAGTCCACCTGCTAAGGCTGCTGTAGCCATTAACGGAATAGCTGGAACAGGCCAAGGGTTAGCCGCTGCATTCATTACCGCTACCGCAGTAGAGATAAGAATTTGTTGCTTGGCTGCCTTTTTCTGTTGTTCAATCTTCTTCTTCTCAAGAGCGTTTATCTTAGCTACAGACTCTTTTGACTTACCATCACGCTTCTGTTCCGCTGCTATTTGAGCATCCACTGCCTGTATAGCTTGGTTTGAGGAATACGATAGCAAACCTTGGAACGCATTCAATCCAGAAGACACCATCTGAGTGGCTGTCATACTTGACTGACCCATATTATTAAATGACATTGCTAGACCATTGATCGAGCTTGTCATCTGATCAATACCAGGTGCAAATGATGCTAAGTTACCTAGAGCAGAACCCATCATAGCATTAGACTGAGCTACTTGTGCTGCTAGTATCTCGTTTTCTAATTGCTTGATTCTATTTAGAGACTGTTCTTGTTCTTTGTGAGTACCTTGGATCAGCTGCAAGTTTGCTAATCTGGTTTTCTCATTGGATAGTAGGTCTTTCTTAATTAATAGCTCTGGTTGTAGAGCCATATTCAGTCTAGTTTGGGTATCTAGTTCTTTAGTGTGTACGTTTACTAAAGCAACCTGTGTATCTATGGTTTGTGATATTATTTTTGCTATCTCTGCCGATGTTTTAGCGGTAGCCACACTACTAGCACCTAACCTTTGTTGGTCTACTAGAAGTTTTGTATATAGTAGTTGTTGTTCTTTAAGCAGTCCTAATTTTACTGCTTCAGGCTCTTTACCTGAGTAGCGTCCTTGTACCTCTGCCTCTGCTTGAGTCTTAGCAAAGACTGCCAACTCTCGGTTAGTGTCTCTGTAAGTTCTAGCCAACTTGACAGCACTATTCATTGCGGCTTCTGATTCAAACCCAAGTTTAGTTAGTGCTTCGGCAGCATCGAAAGCGGGATCCGCTTCTTTTAGTTGATAATACGCTTTTTGCATATTTTCTACGTCACTGTACAGCTTCTCATATGCCGCAGATTGACCTTTGATAGTAGCCAAAGAGGTCTCATACGACTGAACTGAGCCTTTGACAGTAGCACTAAGGTTTCTATACGCAGCATCAGCTTTATCTAAGTCCTTGACAGATTCTAGAGAATATTCTTGAGAGGCTATTCTTAATCTAGTAATAGCACTTCGCAAGAAACCAGCCTTCGTAGAAAGGTCATCAATACTTTGCCCTGGCTTAGGGTTAGCCATACTAGCTAAAACTTCGTCTAACTCTCCTTTATACTGTGTGGTTAGGTCACGCAGCTGTACAAGACCTCCAACCATACCAGAACGAGTGTCTTCCCTAAATGCTCTAGATAAAGTTTCACTTAATAGTTGGGCTTTTGTATTAGCTTCTGATAATGTCTTCTCTCCGAATAGCCAGTCATTAAAGAATGTTGCCATACCATCAGTAGCGCTTGCTAAGTTCTTACTGAATGTTTGGAAAGCTGTACCAGCATTGGCACCAAATCTTTCCCAAGGAGCACCATCGCGTAGCATCTCATCTAAGTCGCCAAACTTTTCAATTGACTGTGCGTTAATCTCATTAACTAACGCAGCACGTTGTTGGTATGAGTTAAGAGACTGTGCACTAACACCCAGTTTTTGGGCATAGTTTTGGTACGCGGTAGTTAGCTTAGTAGTAATACCAAGCTCGTCTAATAGTTCGATTTCTAACTTAGATGTACCACGAATAACACGGTTCATGGCGTCTTGCATGTCAACACCTAGAGCGATAGATGCGCGGCGTGCTGCCATTGTTAGTTGCTCGATTTGCTCTGAATCGAAACCATAAGATGCAGCTGCAGCAGCGTTACGAAGTGCCTCACCATAACTTAAAGTTTGCCCAGTTAGCTCTTGCATCTTAGATGCAGTGAACTGTACAGGAGCACCTATTTGCGAACCTACAATCTTACCAACTTCTTCTAGACGATTTAATTGCTCACCTTCTGTAAGGATACGGAAAGCTTCACTAAGTGCGAACACGTTAGCTGCAATGTTAGCGTATAATAAAGGAAGAGGCCCCGCAAACTTAGCTAAGTCTGAAAAGGTACGTGCTTGGTTTCTGCCTTGACGGTTAGAGTTAGCTAGGCCTCTACCTGCCTTCTTGGCTCCCTTACCAACTCTACCAAGAGCTTCATTGGTTTTACCGGACTCTTTTCGTACATCAATAAGACCGTCTTCTACACGCTCTAAATCAGCACCTAACTCTGTACTCATATTCTGAAATAGAGTAATCAAGTTATTGTTCATCTTAGCCATAGCATCGTATAGGTCGTGACTCTCACCAATTAAGGCTTCTAGGCTTCCTTCTATACGTCCTAGCGAAGCTTCGATAGTTGTAGAGTCCATGGTAAATTTCACTTTACCCATAGACTTAGCCGCTCTGTCTGCTGATTCTTCTATCTTTTTGAGATATTTAGGTACACGTTCTGAGGCTGAGTTAAATGCATTAACATTTTTCTTTGCGGTGTCGAAGGCTTCTCCGACACCAGTAATTGCTTTCTCTGTAGGTTTAGCACCTTGCTGCTTAACCTTAATAATTAGCTCTTCAATTAGCTTGTTAGCCATATAAACTCCCGTTTATTAGCTTAGTTTTACGTGTTTGATGTAATCGCTATCGTATCCAAAGCCTGCTGTTGCTTGAACTATTAGGTTGTCTTTTTGGCTAGCTCCATCACGGTCTTTTTCAATACCGTTGATAGTATAGCCTAATGCTACACCCTGAGTATGGAACATAATTAGGGCGTCGTCTTCCATACCTAATGCCGGTACTAGAGTAATGATACCAGATTTTACCATCTCTCTGTGCGCATTATCCATTGTTGACAGCATAGTGAAGTGTGTCATAGGAGATACCACTGCTACGAATCTACCTTCGATAGCTAACATTTGGTTAGGGAATTTCTTAATTAACTCTACAATTGTAGAAAATGACTTAGAAGAGGCAACACCTGCTGTAGGTGTTATAGCAGACATTTGGTCGGCAATATAGTTTTCTACTTTAAGACGGGCTTGAGAGATAAGAATTCTATCTAGGGCTGTTTCTAGGTTAGGGCTAGAATCTTCTACTGTATCATCTACTAATACTGCTTGTGCTGCCAGTAATTCTTTTGTTACTTGAAGGCCACCTACTCGGAAAGTAGTGTCATCATCGTCAGGTAGGTGAATGAAAGGAATATCAGTAAATTTACCAGTCATAGTAATATTAGGCAGCAATGGAAGTAACCAACTACCTTTTAATACTGCTTGACGCAATGTTTCTACTTTAGTATCTTCTGCTCCTGATACAGAAGATGTTGCTGATTTGTTCACGGTTTCAATATATGTTTTTAGGTCTTTAATCATTGTTTTCTCCATACGAAAAAAGCTCTGGGCATTACACCCAGAGCAAGCTCGTGGAATGCCCGTGAGGACTCGGTTAAGTAGCTAGTGTTGTTTAGCCTTTGCTTTTAGCTTTTTGGCTTCGGTTTTCCATTTACTAACTGCTTGTTTAACTATTTTACTATCTAGGTGCTGTACTATCTCTAGTGTTAATTTTCTATCTCCTACATCATGAATCTCATAAATATTATATAAGAAATCTAATGTTGATATATCTTTACCAATATAAAGTGGTCCAAGATCAGTACTAGTGTACCTGTCACCTAGTCTATTAAAGATTTCTATAGCATCTCTCACTAGTGGTGGGAAGTCTGAGAAATCTATAGGCATTCTCTTAGGGTCTGGCTTCTCTCCAAGTTGCATACATATATTTATATACTTAGATTTAGAGAAACCATTCTGTTTATCGAAATATTTATCGAGAGATTCGAATAGAAGTTTCCGTCTCTCAGTTTCGAAAGTTCTCGATTTGTGCCAACTTAGCACTAACCCAGTTATCAAATTTCTCAGATAACTTAACAAGCTGTGTAGCAGTATCAATGTCAAAATCGATTTCAGCTTTAGGGTCTTCTACTTGAGATTGATCGATAAGCATTAGGTTAGCTACGTTCTCTAGCGTTAACCCTGTCCAGCCATTGATTGTTGCTTTCACGTATTCTTCTGTATATTTCTCTACATCTAGATCCATGTATGGAAGACCAGAAGTTTCATCATATTTCTGAACTTTACATTTTTCCTGAATCTTACGTCTAGCTTCTCTAGATAGGTAAGTAAGGCGTACTTTAAATCCTACAATACCTGGGAAGTCAAACTCTGCTGTTTTTGAGTTAAGTGCTAATGCTGATAGACTTAATTTCATATTAAATATCCTCCATATTCCACGATAATTTTATTTGTTTTGTCAGTTATAGTAACATCTTGTGCTTCTGTAAACACGTCTGCAGGAGCTACTCTGTGTGTTACCAATGCATCTCCTAATGAGAGATATAATCCAGATTTATATAATTCTAGATTTGCGTAATAAGCTTCTTCTGGAGTAGGGTATTTGGTATTTAGATACGTATTTACATTCATACCATAACTCCTATCCGTTAGTACTGCATGTTTAGGTACATATAAATTACCTATGTCATGCAAGCCTCTGTCAGCCCTCCAATCTATGGATTGCTGTAAAGATATACCTGCATTTATTACTGAGTTATTAAGAATATTATTTATCCTATATTGTATAGGGGTAGGTAATAACGGCTCACCTTGCTCTATTAACCCAGAAGATAAATCTATACCAGATACTCTTTTAATACTACTAGCAGTAAATGATACATCAAAAGCTAGTGGTTCACTTAGTGCTAGTGATACTTCTAGTGACTGTACCGCTGCTTTGGATACTTTATGTGTGCCAGCCTTAGTAACTATAAATATATCACAAAACTCAGGTGATATACCTAATTCGTCACCATATTCGTATACATTGGCATGTAACTTAGTTAGCCCAGCCAATTCGAATAATACACCTTCCGAGAAGCTCTTAGTACCTAATACACCGAAGCTAAACGTAGCTGAGTTTTTTGAATTAGCATAAGTATATGGTTTTGCTTTCTTTGAGTGCAGAGTCTTTCTAGAACCAGACGATCTATTGAAAGTCTGGTTAAAGTCAAACTGGGTAAGGGCATCGAATAGATACCCTGTACCTTTATAGATTAACACTATCTTGCACTCTTTCTGTAGAGTGTATGACATAGTTATCCTCTTAATTAACTAACAGTAACTGTGATTGTGTTACTGGTAGTTTTACTACCTTCGCTATTGTAGGCTTCTACGTAGTACTTACCACTATCTGATAGTGCTGCGGCACTCTTAGTATATGTTGAAGCTGTAGCGCCACTAATAGGAGCACCATCTTTGTACCACTGATAACGCGATGCATCAGAAGCTACCACTGATAGCTGTAACTGCTCACCTGTAGTTAGTGTTTGGTTAGCAGGCTGTGTGGTAATGCCTGGTGGAGCAGAAAGTCTAGCACCATCACCACGCTCAATAAGAGCTTGGATTTGAGCTGCAGTATATTCTGGACTCATACCTAAGTAAACTTCATCACCCGCGTCTAGTTCTGTAGGAATACCCTTGAACTCAATACTTGTACCAAGTACGTCAGCTGTCTCAGTAGATGGAACAGATAAGTGAGCAGTTGGTAGAACAACTACAACACCCGGTGCTTTAGTTACTGTACTTGCATTAGCGTTCGGGTATACACCACCTAAACAGATACCAATCTGGAAGCTATTAGTAATACTTCTGTCGGTAATCATTTTGTTTAGTAGCTCTGCTGCACGGTCTTGAGCTTCGCCAGGCTCTTTGTTACGTAGGTAAGCTTCTAGGCTACCTGAAACTTCGAATGTTCCTGTGAAAGAACCAATAGGTAGGTCTAAACGCGATAGAGTATTTGGTGTCAAGTAGCTGATATTGTTATTGATAGTAATAGAACCACCAGTAATAGGAATATCGTACTTAACATCGTCCTTATTATCTTTAATGAATAAAGTAGTTAACTTATTCTTAATATATGGAGCTGTTTCAAATACATCATCAGGGAACGTAAAGTCTGCTGAGTTAGGATCGAAAGGTTGAGTAGTACCTAGAGGCTCTACTTTAGTACCTTGACCAGACCAAGCTGTCATACCAATACCTTCAATATCAATGCTGATTTCTGCTTGGTTGATTTGTACGTCGTGGATTTTATACCATACGTTATCAACTAAGTAGAACAGTGTAAGTGTATTAAGTTGGTGGTACTGGTTGTCTTTGAAACTTACTAGCATATTTGTAGAGTTAGCCTTAACTCCGTCTTCATTAGTAATATCTACAGGAGATCCACTAGCTAGACAGTGCCATAGGGCGTAGTCTGGAGTTAGAACTACGTCATCTACCGAGTTATTCTTAGTACCAGAATCGCTCAAGTATGGGCGTAGGTATGTAGAAAAGTTCCAGTCAGCAGGGTTTAGATTATCATTGAATCTCTTAGAACCACGAGTTGGGCGTGGGCCTGCTTCATCTAAGTTAATATCGGTAGAGTTACCGTCTTGGTTGAACGCAAAGTCCTCTTGGATTAAGACCTCCCAAGTATTGGTCTTATCAAGTGTTTCACCTGGCTTTGCTATACTAGCCCATAATCTAGTATTACGTAATAGTTGGACTGACATTTATTGCAGACTCCTTATTTAATAAATCTAACATTTCTGTCCTGGTATCTAATTTCTATAGCCACCTCACCTATACCCATAGGATTTAGAACACCTTCATCTGTATTAATGCTTAGTATAGTCATTTCGGTAGCATGGAGCTGTTTTTGAACTCCTTTTGGAGTAGTTATAGTATATTCTATATCCTCGTGAGTGTCAATAAAGGTTTTTATATCTTGGATTAGTAGCTCTAATTCTTCGTCTGCTCTGTCTTCGGACTTAACATACGCTCTTATAACTAGAGTAAGGTACATCCACCTAAAACCTCCCGGCTGGTACTCTGGGCGTTCAGGACCTAACGCCACAGTAAGTGCAGGGAAGTATTCTACCTGATCAAGATACAAATTCTCACCACTAACATTCATATCTATGTCAGTATAATAAGTATCTTGATTAGAATCTGTAAGTTCGGTTTTTAGAGTATCGACTATCTTATCACGTATACTCGTTCTATGTGTCATTGTAATGCCTCTCTAATGTCTATTCTATACCTAGAATGAATTATATCTCTAGCAGCCTTAGCCAGTGCGTCTCCGATGAGTACTTGAGGGTTACGAGCACCATAGGATGGACGATTATACATAGCAGGTCTAGTAGACTTCTTAGGATCGAAAGTAGCGTAAGGATAGGTCATATAATTGTAGAATATAGATAGTTCTGGTTTGCGACCAGTATCAGTATCCTGAATTCTTACAGAACGCACATCTAGTGAGTTAGCAAATCTACCAGTTCTGTATTTAAGTGGCGCATTTGCTTTCTTCATATCTCTAATTAAATAATCTTTAGCTAGAATTTCTAGAAGGGAGCGTAGGTTGGTTTGGGAAATCATTTTACCTTTTACAGTATTGACACCCAATGATCTACCTTCCTCTAAGTAATCACCTAAACGAACATTTACAGTACCTCTAGACCTCTTTCTTCCAACAGACTTGGTCAAGCCATATTGTGCTAGGATAGCATCTACTATACCTAGTTGATGTGTATTGAGATTTTTTGCAACCCCAGCTAGTACATTTTTGCCTCTATCAGAGGCTTCTGCTTGTGCTATGGGTTTGCTGAATTTAAAACTTATAGTAGCTACGTTAGACTCTTCCCTAGTATCGTCGGTTTGCACATCATACTTAACTTGCCTTTTGGTACCTTTACTAGATCGGTCGTCTAACTCGCGTCGTATAATATTTTCCAACATCTGAGAAATAGCCATTAGAACATCCTATGCATCATCAAAATAGCACGTACATGTGGTGGGAAGTTCTTTCCTGTCTGGTAGGATACTGTCTGACCACCCGCGCCTACTGAAGTTTTATTAAATTCTTCTTTATAATAATACTTAACTAACAACATAGTTGCTAACTTGATAGACTCTAAATCTGGTGCAGCAATACTATAAGATACTAGAATACTATCTCCATTATTTGGCACTAAAGAGTATAACTCTAGCTTACCTGTATCTGCAACATAATAGTCATGCTTGTCCAGAGAGACCCCGATTGATGCATCATCACCTCTAGGTATGTATTTAACATCAGATACATCCATCTCAAAGTTAGGAAGCATATACTCGGTGGTATGCGCTCTTGTCCTGATGGTTGTCTCTATATCACCAGTAGCTGTAAGAGGATAGCCAATGAATTCTTGTACTATCTCAGAACATGATTTAATAAGTGCTGCGATTTGAGGGTCATTCTTCTTACCTTCAATACTAGCAAACGCTTTATATTCATCAATTGTAATTATTTCTGCCATTGTATTCCCCATAAAGAAAAAGGGGTGGAGCAAACTGCTCTCACCCCTTAATGATCTACGCTATTAAGCGTATGTACCTGTTACGACGTTGTTGTTGAAGTAACGTTGTAGGTTCAGACGTTGTGTTACGTAGTACGCATCACGTTGTTCTGAAGCACGACGTTCGTATTCAACAGTTACTTGACGTTGACGAGGAACTACGAATTCGTTACGATAAACGATTGCACAGAACTCTTTCTTAGCTGCTTTAGCTGGGAAGTAGCTAGAAACAACTACTGGCATACCGTAGATACGACCAAGTTGACCCTGTAGTTTAACCGAAGCGCTAGCGCCTACTTGGTTAATGTCTTGCCATTCATCATCTTCTAGAAGATCGTAGTAAGCGTCCATTGAAACGATTAGAGCTAGAGCATCTAGACGTAGACCTTTAAGACCTAGTTGACGACGTAGCATATGAATCATTTTAGCAGCTACTTTAGTAGAACCATCGTGTGTCGCTGTAGTTGCGATACGTTTGTTGTCAAGTTTAGCGAAAGTCAATAGACCAGTTGGTTTACCTACTGGAGCTGTATCTTCACCACCCATGAATGCTTTCTCGATAGCTTGTACGTGAGCTTCGATTAGGTGACGACGGATAATTGGTAGAAGTGCAGTGATTGCGTCTTCTTCAGTTTCGTCTGTCATGTAAGCTTTAGCTGCTAGTTTGAATGTACTGAATGTGATATCAGTTAGTGCAACTTTGATTTCGTTACCTACAGTAGTTTCTTTACCATAAGTTGATGCATCTACCCATGTTGCATCTTGTGCATCAGGTTCGATTTGCATTGTTAGTTTCTTACTTGACATTGGTAGTTCTTGGAACATAGCACCAACAACTAGTAGTTTCTGAATGTCACGTAGGATACGATTTGAGAATACTGTTTCGTAGTTTTCGCTAGAAACTTGGATAGATGAACTATCGTTTACCGCTTTTTCTAGTTTAGCACCAAAATCTGTTTCGAGTACACCTTTCTTAGTAATGAAAGAAAGTAGAACAGCTTTTTCAGCTTCTTCTTCGAAATCAGTTTGAGATTCAAGTTTGAATGCCTTACCAACTGCTACTGCGATTGAGTTTTTACCTTCGCGAGCATTCATTAGTTGAGCTACTTCTTCACGTACTGACTTGATTTGGTTTTGAGTGTCTTCTACTGATTTAGCGAAGCCGTCTACGTCACCTTCTTCAAGTTTATCCGAAAGACCTTTAATAAGTGCTAGAGCTGTCTCTAGTTTTTCTTTTTGTTCGCCCGTAGCTTCATCTACAAGAGCTTTAACGCGTGCATCTTCAGCTTCTTTTCGAGCTTTTTCAGCTTTTTCTTTAGCTTCTGCTTCAGCTTTATCAGTAATTGCTTTAGCTGCGTCTACAACTGTTTTGATACCTAGTTTTTCTTGTAGTTCTGCGATTTGTTCTGCTGTCATTGGCATAATTTGCTTATCCTTTAATAACTCCTAGCTCGATGGCTAGCTTTTCTAACACGTCAACTTCGTTAGTTTCGCTCGGCTTGCTAGCCTTTGCTTGAAGTTGTTTTCTAAATTCATTGTAATCAGAAGAGTTTAGACTCTTAGATACTTCGAATGTTGAGTCCTGATTACATGGAACAGAAACTACCGATACTTCGTATAGTTCGAGTTCTTTAATTAAATAAATATCTTCGTCTTTCTTCCATTCAGCATCTAGACAACGGAAACCTACACTAAACGTTTTTAGGATACCGTCTTTAATTAGCTGATATACAGGCCCTGCTGCTTTGCTAATCTCTGCTTCAATCTGTAGACCTTCGTCGGTTACTTCATAACTGACCATCTTACCGATTGGCATAGAGTGATTATGGAATGCAAGAATGATAGGGTTCTTTTCATAGTTAGGAAGGGCATCCTTACCTAGCCATGCGTCTTTAGGGATTACGTCGCCTGCACGGTCTTTATTGACTGTGTTAGCGTAGCCCTTAATTACCAATGGAGAATCTTCTTCATCGTTAGCTGCTTTAGCCACGAAACTAGCGGATAGCTCCATATCAATAGGCTTATTTAGCTTCATTAGCATTCTCCGAAGGTTTCTTAGATGCTTTTAATGCAGCTACGAATTCGGCATACTCATCTGTAAAACGTTTAAAGGCTCTACAGTCACTATCTACTTTATAGCGGTAGCGAAGCATCACTCTACTGACCTCATTTTTAGGGTCATTAAAGAAAGTGCTCTTATCTGGGAGAGTATCACCGTAATCATTGTAGACTGTATTAAAGTTTACTTGTTTACTTGTCATCTGAGTCCGAGTTTGAAGGTTTACCACCCTCCTGTCCCGATACTCCAGTACCAGAACCTGCAATATTCTGTGGTATACGAATCTTATCCATATCCTGACCATCTAGAGGTTCGTAACGTAACTCGATACGCCCTTCATTAGGGGTGATAAGACCATTATTTACCTTAGAGGTTACTGCTTCGGCCTCAGCTTTAGCATCCGGTGCTAACGCTGTAATATCATCTGTAGTTAATTTAATATCATAACCAAAGAATGTCTCAAATACTGATTCAAATTTACGCATCATAGGCAGAATGGTCATATAGAACAAGAGCTCTATATTAGGACGAATGTTAGCATTATTACCAGAGTCTAGTAATAATGGTGGAATACCTAAAGCAATACATGCTTTACGTTCAAAATCGTCAACATCTGCTTTAACATCCAAATCCTTAGAACTAGTAGGTGTTAGAGTTTTGGCTTTCATACCAGCATCTAGAACCTTAACACTAGAACGACCTGTGCGTGGGTTATAATCTAAAGATATTTCTTCTTCGAAACGTTTTTTAAGTTTCTTGTTTAGTACCGCTTCTGTTTCAAGTATTAAACTAAATACAGCACCGTTATCAAAGAATTTCTCTTTGAATTGTAGCAGTTTGTCTCTTCTCACCAGCCCTTCTAAGCTAGATAAGATTCTAGAGAATCCCTCAATCTGAGTTGAGTTACCTCTGTTATAAGCGTTATCCTTAATAAAGATAATCTCATTTGGTTGAAATTCTACCTGAGCTCCATAAATATATCTGTTAATATACTGTTTCTTATCAGCATATACTTCCATATTAGCAGCAGGTAGATGATATAATGAGTAACCATCCCAATGAACAAATGCCCAACCTTCCATGATAAAGTCCATTATTACTAGACGCCAGAAAGTACTAGCGTCCATAAATGGGTTAGGTCTAACATTAAGTAGCTCTTTTACTTTATCTTGACGAATACCCCCTTTAGCCTTTCCAGAACCAAGTGGAGTAAAAGAGTATTGATCTTTAATGTCGTATCTAACTTGACAAGCGTTATCAACTAAAAGGTTAACACAACGGTTTACAACCTCTACGTCTTCAAAAGCACGAGTTGTAGTCAAAGGCTTCTTATTGCTAGTAGTAGAACTAGGGTCTTCTCTAGCTATAAGTTCTTGGGCTGGGTTTAATTTGGTTACTAACCAGTCTCTAAATCCCATGTTTATACCTTAAATTTGTCTAGTGAAATAGTTGCAACCATGTAGTTACACAACGCATTAGCTGCGCTATCGCCCGTACTGATTATCGTCTCTCCACTAGAATCACCTTGCCTATCTCGCTGTATCTTGACCCATCTTCTCTGCTTACTAGCAGTAGATAGGTCAGGCTCTTGAGAATATATCTGGTGTAGTTTTACGTGGTGACTATTACAAAGGGTTACGGTATCATCAACTAATTCATGCCAATGTGCTTTATAGAAGTCGTCCCGCATAGCGAGAACCTGCTCGTCAGTTGAGATGGGAATACCATTCTCTTTGGCATACTGTTTAAGAAGTAGAGATACCGTATGGTAGTGGTGAAGCTCTAAATCGTGCTCCGTACCACAAATCTCACAATAGTCTTTCTTGGAATAGTTAGACTTAATACCATCGCGAATATGTTTTGTTGCTACTCGTTTGTTGGTATTAGTTGCCATAACTTCTTCTCCTTAACTTATGAATCTAGTATATAGTACTAGTGCGTAAATGTAAAGTGAGTTTTATAATTTCTACTCGGATTATCTGCAGTATGAGTAGATCGCATATCTCACGGCATCCGCTAAGTGAGAATACTGGTTGTGAAGTGGGCGTTCTTTCAATAGCCCCTCTTTCGGATCCCATCTGTAGTTAATAAACATCTCGCGAGTTAGAGGACAATTAATATCTAGTATGATTTTATCCTGTTCTATAAGTGCAGCTATATAGTTAATAGCGTCATTAGTAGATTTCTTACAAGGCATGCTTGCAATGTCGTATTCATAAGCTAGGTCAGCACGGAACTGAGCTGCCGCAGAGTCACAGAAAATCATGTCTACATCAAAGTCGTCGATTTGTTGCTGGAATTTCTCTGCATGTACACGAGTGGTCTTAGATTGTTTTTCATACTCGTCAGTAATATAGAATATGTCCTCCTCTAAGTCATACTTAAGAACTACGCTGGCAGTCGGATCTCTGTAACCATGGTCAATACCCATAATTGTTTCATATCTAGTATCATCATCGAAGTCCATCTCACTAAGGTCTCTAACGTGTCTATCAATAGCAAATGCTTCGTAGATACGACCTTCGAATACCGAGAAGTCAGCTTCGTATTCTTGACGGAAGTAAGCATCCGAGTTAGTAATACGAGCTTGTTCAATATCCTCTGGGCTAGCACGAGGGTTGTCACGCCATGTACCGTGAATAGATACCCAGTTAGCAAGGTTATGGTCTTGAGACTTACCTTGTTCAAAGTATGTTTTAAAGTAGTTAGAACCACGAGGTGTACTAATGAAGATAGCTTTAGAGTTAGGTTTATCCAGTGTAGGACGTAGAGCAACCTGGAATGCATCCCCACCTTTATCTGACAGTGCAGCCTCATCGAAGATGATAAGGTCATATGAACGACCTACGGCACTATCTGCTCTCTCAGCAGAAGCCAATTTAATTAATGTATTATTAGATAAAAGAATTTCTTTATCTTTCGCGTTTTCTTTAACAGTCTTCAAGCCAAATTGCTTGATGTATTTCTTAATCTCACCCCAACCGATTTCGGCTAGAGAGTAGTTAGGTGCTACCACTAGAATCTTGTTATTAGGCTCTAGTGACTTCAAGAATGCTAGTGCGAATGAGATAAAGGATTTACCTACACGTCGACTAACACAAGCAACTACGAAACGATGTCTAGGATCGTTTACAGCATTAATAATAGCTATTTGAGGTCTGTTAGGGATAATAGGCTGTCCATTATCCGCCTTCATTTGACTAATAAACTTCTTCACGTCGAAAGCAAAAAATCGCTTATCTAGTGGGAAGTCTAGTAGTTCATCACAATTAATATAATCTCTAGAACAGAACATTATCCCACCAGTTTATTTATGAGAGCCATATAGTTCTCATCGTCACCGCCAGGCATGTTAATGTTGTTTTGGATATTAGTTTGGTTTGTAGGACCAGCAGTAGCTCCCTGTGCTTTAAGCATCTCCACTTCCATCTTCATTTCATCCATCTTCATCTTATGCATTACTTTGATTAGGTCTACAATATCTACGCTTGTACCTACTTGAGTATCTTGGATTTCTTCAAGCTTCATATTTAATAGTTGATCCATAACACCGAAGATTCTAAATTTGTTTCTGAATCCTTGCTCATGAAATTGTCTATTAATATAAGTACGTACTTCATTTTTCTTTAGTTGGGCTTCCACTTCAGCCACAGGAAGATTTAGCTCGGTAGCAGTTCTCTTAGAGTCCCCACCTAGCATCAGGTACATCTCTGCGACCTGTAATCCTTCCGGTTGTATAATATCTGGTAGTAGTTTATCTGTCATACTCCTCTCCTTTTTGATTAATATAACATCTTCAAACCTAAATGTCAACAAAAATTTAAAAACCAAATTTGACAAGCGACTCAAATCTAGATATAATATACAAAACAGGAGGATTATTTATGGCACTTTTTATGGGCAGAAAGCCCTCAGATAATAGACCGCTGCTGCACGTAACTAGTGGTAATGAGTCTATTTCACAACTTCACGGAGCACCTATAGCTTCGACACTGTTTCACTCAGATATACCATACCTAGCAATATATGATATTGTTGAAATTACTCAATGGAGGTTCTTAAGAACTGGTCCTGGTATAACTATTGATGGAAAATATACTCACTACTATGAGCCTATAGTACCACAAAAAGTATGGGACTACATGAACCAGAAAAATATCATGTACGCTACTAAGGTAGCACTATATCCAGATAGAGTAAGGCATGCACCTGTAGGGTCTTATAATTCTAAAAGCGCCAAAGCTAGTGTGTTTAACTTATTTGTTGGTAATTACCACGGTGGTGGTTTTGCAGACGGTACTTCACCATACCCTAGAAGTCCAGTACCTAATACGTCTCAAATATATGGGCATTGGGATCCACTAACTCTATACAAGTTAGCATTAGATAGTGCTGATAATACGATAGACCAAGGTGTTAAAGTAGCAGTAGATAGAACTGGTGTATGGAATGTATCTGGGTTACAAAAAGATGACAAATATGGATATCAATATTATAGAACAGCAGATATTTCAAAGACAGCCTCAAGAAGTACATCAGCTAGCTACACCAACCCAACTAGAAACCTTACAAACTTATTTGGTCCAGGTGGTATATCAGAGAACTGGATTCGTACCAAGGATAAAGTTCCACCAAAAATAATAACTTACTCTCCAACAAAACCAAGCACATATAATTCAAAAATCAGAGTTTATGTACTTAACGTAAGATATAATTCTCAGAATAACCTAGAACATATTAAGCCACAAATCCAAGATGGTATCAAGATTTCTAGAGAGGATATGGTAGTTGGTGATCTAGCTATGAAGAATGGTATGTTAATCTCCGATCCAGCACCTAGTGAAACTAATGTACAGAGTAAAAATACCTCTTATACTAAACACGGTTTCTTTGACAAGTTAGTAAAAGGATTAACATTGCAACAACTAGCAGACTATCCTTTTCTACACTTCTTTACCGCCAGTGCGGATAAGACATGGAATGCTAATTATACTAACCCATTCTATGATATACCATTACCCCTAGTGCATACACCATCATCATTGATAGGTACTGATATATCGCTAGACTTCTCGGCGGATGAAATTAAATATAAAGGAAATAAAGGAGAGTATCTAATAGCATCTAAGGCTAGAGGGTATACCCCCTACATACTAGGCGGTGATTCGGCGGTAACAGCTGTCTTCCCGGCGGAGACAAAAACATTTGCACAACTAAAACAAGGGGCTAGATTTACTAAACAGACCTTCAGTGGACCTCGTATCTCTATATATAATCCAAATGATGTTGGATATTATTATAGAGAAGTAGTCAAACAGAGAATCAAACTACCACCTGGCAGTACCGGCAAGAACTATCTAACTGCACATATTAGTCCACTATTTGTGAGCGGGGAGGCGAGCAGCACGATTGCAGGTAAAAAGTCAAGTATGCAGGCAAAAATAGATGGCTTTGCAGGCTGGTCGGAGCTAAGACTTACTACATTTAGGCGTGACGAACCAGACACAGAAATACTTATTGGTAATCTAGGATATAGTGTACTTAGAGATGTATCGCTGTCTCGGCATAGTGAGGGTAGAATTGGTAGTAGTTGGTGGCCGCAGTCAAGTTCTGGCAATAAAATGCAAGCTGTTCGTGTACAATATAAGGTACGTGTAAACTGGACAAGGAATGAGCTAGAGTTAGTTGGATATTACAAACTAACCAATGCACAGATACTTGCAAATGAGTGGGGACGTAACACATATTATAATAGACTAGGCGAGCGTGATGTGTCGTATAAGATCCCAGAAGTACGATTTGGTTTCTATATTACAGGCACGGCTTAGACAAGACCCCGGCGAATAAGTCGGGGTTTTTAGTATCTGCTTTTCGTATTTTCAAAAAATTAAAAAATTTTATTTTATAATAGCACCTTTAGGTAATCTTGAAAAATTAAAAAATTTTATTTTATAATAGCACCTTTAGGTAATCTTGAAAAATTAAAAAATTTTATTTTATAATAGCACCTTTAGGTAATCTTGAAAAATTAAAAATGGTTACGTGGAAGGGGGTGTACACCCTATCGTTACCGTATGGTAGTCTGATAACCGCCCCCTAATGAGAACGGTTATCATTATCATTTGTACAGCTTTTCTTTGATTATTCAGCTAAAAGCTGGTCAATCCATTCAGGCTTGCAAATCACGTCTTGAGTTGAGCATTCGTCGATTAGGTCTTGAATCAACTCGGCGGTGTCTTGTTCGCCTTGGCGGTAAATATCAGCCCATTGCATTTCTAACAACTGATTCATCAATTTGGCGTCTGTAGCTGTAACACCTTTTAATGAATTAGCCATTTCTAATATACCGTCGTGGTCATCAAAGAAACACCATTCTGTAACCTGTGGCATACTAGCAAATAGATGCTCAAACCATTGTTGTTTGTATGGTGCATCTGACATTGCACTGATACGAGCGGCATTACCTTCACCAAATACACGGCTCAACTGGTCACGGCTGCAAATGATAGGCGTTCTCAATTGGTTACGGCGTAGGTAAACATAATCGTGATTAAGCATGTAACGAGCTGTTAGGATGATAACAAGTTCACCCTGTTTGATTAGTTGTTGCATGTATCCGGCAAGGGGCAATAGCTTGTCATTGGCTACCTTTTCAGGAGTGCAAGCCTCTTTGATATACTTATCTAGATTCAAGTTACCTTGTGAATCTAGGCATGGCTCAACACGGTGGAAACTATCAATTGTTGTTCCGTCTAAATCGAATACGTATGCTTTTTTCATGGGTAAATCCTCGCTTATGCGGTTAAGTAAAAGTGTGACGGGCATCACATTTGCGCCCGCCACGTAGTTTATGTGCTACGGTTTAGAATTGTTCTTCACCGATTAGGTAGGTTGGTAGTAGTTGGTGAGTTGAGTTAGGGTAAACAACGGCGTTTGCTCTGTCCCAAGTTGTACCGCCTTTGTTGTAGCCCATTTCCATCGAACCTGTTACACCAACAACAACCGTATTATTATCTTCAAACGGTGAATGTGTGTGACCTGTTACAGTTTTAATGCGCATTTTCTTGAATGAAACTGCGCTACCACGTGCCCCACCTGTACCCACGTGACCATGCATTGAAATATCATAGCCAAATGCTAGGCGTTGTGAGTCGATTTTACCAAACTCAATATTGCTGTTTAGTTCTGGCAATTTATCGGCAAGTGCTCGGAAAGCTAAATCCATTTTAGCCATATCGCCTAGCTCGTTTTTGTCCATTGCTTCAATGTAGGCAAGCATTAGAGCGTGATAAGTACGGGCGTTTTTCGGGTCTTTGCGAACATCGAATTTATTGTCACGTACCCAAGAATCTAGAGCTAAGTCATGGTTAGATTCAACAATGAAAACAGGCGCATAATCAGCAAGTGCATTCAAGTGGTTGATTACATCGGTTAAATCTTCAATCACTGAACGGTCTTGCATTTGGTATAAGAATGTCCAGTCCTCACGGTTGTGGTGATTACGGCTCATAAAATCAAGCGCATCATGAACCACGATTAGAGAAGGGTTAACGTCGTGAATTTGGCGCAATGCACGTGTAAATGAGTGGTCGCACATTTTCTCACAATGCAAATCACCTAGCACGATAACAGGCTTTTGCTCGAAAACATCATTGTAAGCTTTGATTGAGCCGTCAGGGAAATACACCGAGCCTGCATCAATAATCACGCCGTTTTCGTCGGCTGTTAGTCGGCGGTGGCTCACTAAACCGTCTTTGACTTCAATCAATAGACCGCCTAAGCAATGTTCGGCTTCTGCTTCTGCCCCTGCTCGGCTGTCAGTGTAATGCATTTGAGTACACACACCAGTAGTATAAACCCAACGGAATGCACCGTTTTTCTGGCGTGATAGCGTTTTCGCTTGGCGGCGTGGACTTGCAACAATGGTCATAGATTCGCCAGTGTTCAAACGCTCGGCGGCGTTAATTGGCTGTTTAGCCGTTGGTAGAATCTGGGCACTGTTAGCCAGTAGCACGTTACCTTCACCACCTAGCCAAGTATCAACAGGCTCTAGAACATGCATTTTAATATCTGAATGATATTTAGGCTCTTTGCGCTCACGACCTTGCAATACTGTAGTGTATTTGATTGGCATGATACCAAACTCAGCATCACGCTCATTTGCAATTGATAGCAATGTTTTTAACACTGGATGCGGCGTTGTATTATTTTGTCCGGCTGTAATAACATAAACGCCGTCCTCTAATTGGTCACGCTCACGACCTGTTAATGAACCTGCAAACGTTGGCTCAATATCTTGCTGTGCTTGCTGTGAGTGACTTTTTGCTTTGCTTGGCTTTTGTGGCTTGTTATCGTCTAGCCATTCCACCAACTCACTAGAATGGATAGTGATTTTAAGCAAATCACGAATCTCGATAGCACATTCACGGCGTTTTGTATCTAGGCGTTTTTGCCAAAAGTTAAGACCTTTTGCCGCTTTAATGATTGCCGTTGCGTTTGCTGTGATTACTTCGTTTACTTGTTTCATTGTATATACTCGCTTTTGCGGTTAAAAATATTAACTAAGGCACTCGCTAGAATGCCCTAGAATATTTTGTCCCGTTACACAAACATGAATAGAACTTTTGTCACAAAGTCGTCAGAGCTTGAACAACTCGCAATCGTCATAATTGCCTTACGTTGTTCTAGGTCGCTGATTTCTAGAGCTTCACACAACATACCCAAAACAACTGTTTTTGCTGCTTTGTTTTCATAGCGTAACGAATCAATTTCACTTTCATTAAATAGCGGTTGTTTGTGTTCCGCTAAATCAATGACGGCTTGCAGTGTACGCCCAGAAATACGGTTGTTAGGTCGCCAGTTAAAACTAACACCTGTCAGTTTTTCCACTTTGTTTTGTAGTTCTTGTTTTGCGCTACCATTGTTTAAAAGCGATTTAATACTAATTTTAGCCATTGTTTTACTCTCCAATTATGGGTTAATTTACAGTGTAAACTTGGGTAAATTTACACTGTAAATTAGGGCTGTAAATCAGCCCTAATTGTTTAGGCGTTTATAGGTCTAGACCACGGGCATTTTCAAAAGCTTCACAAACCTTTTCTAAATCAGGTTCGTAATCTTTTGCGCTTGCCGCTTGAATGTCAGTAATACCGATAGCCGTTGCAATAGCTTCAAGGGCTGACATTTTAGCGTTTTTCAAGCTGTCCAAATCGTCAGCGTCTAAGCCTAGCGTGTGAGCTAGAGCACGAACATAGTGTTCTTTGCGTACAGTGTTCGTTTTAGCTACACTCGCTACAGCGTCCGGTTTTTGGTAAACACCCATAACAGTAAGTTTTGAGCGAACCGCTTTACCAGATACCGCTTCGACTTCTACAGCGATAGTATCAAGAAAATCGGTATGTGCTGCCGCTTCTTTACCTTCCGCTTCAAGTTTAGCAGTGTAAAGAGTTGCTGCTTTTTCCGCCATTTCTTCTGTCCATTTCTTAGCCATGATATTTTCCTCTTAATAGGTTAGTTTAAATGAGAGTATTTCTCAAATAAGGCACTCCGTTAAAAATGCCTTATCGGTTAAAACACTCAACAATCAATCCAATCAAGACAAGTAAGCAATGAGTCAAATCGCAATCCAAATTGTTAAAGAGCTGTTACCGAAAGTGAATCCGTTTCCGTGTTCCCTTTCGATGTGGATATAATAGCAAATTCAGAAAATGAGTCTAATCGTTTAAATCTTTAAAATTTCGCTTATTGATAGGTTTTGCCTATGACCACAAAAATCCTGGATTTTGGGTATATTAGCACGTACTAAATTAGCTAGAGATGAAATAACGCTTCCTATATAAATAAAAAGAAACGCGCACGCGTAGCAATAACCATGCCAACATGAAAAATACTGTATATTTATACATGGCTCTAAAACGCTCTGTATGCGATTCTAAGCAATTTTAGCCCTTAGTGGGGCATCACTATTAATAAAAAGTTTATGCACTTTTAGCCATTTTTCTGCATATTTAGTCACTTTTGTGAATAATTCTAGAACGACAGAATGGCATACTGTCAAGCACAATTGTTGAGGACTATTCTCATTTGACCGCGCCGATTTGGCATGAAATATGCATTGCCGTAAATTACGTGTTACAGCGATAGTGGTCGGCGTACTGTATAATAAACCGTATGTCGTAGGGTATGAAGCAACTATCATGCCAACTTTTTATCCACAGACTTATTAACATTAGCAAGTTCTAATAATACTGTATATCTACTGGTTATCCACAAGATACTAACAGGAAAACGGATTTTATCTACACTAAATCACAGCTTATACGATATAGAATGGCGTTTCTAGGCTCTAGAATCCATTGTAAGCGGTTATCCACAAGTAAGGCATACTAAAACAAGGCTTTTTGCTAGAGCCTCTCAGAATGGCTTACAGCGCTTATAACGCCTGGCGATGCCAGAATCGTTTTATATAACTAAATGTTATTAGACAAATCATGAAAATAGGAGTGTAATAAAAGCCTACCCACTAGGAGGGCAAAACAATGTACCGTATGTTTTTTGATGTTATTTGGTTTTGTATCAGTATTGAGACGGGCGAGTGTGTAGCCACTGCCGCAACTATGCATAAGCTATTTGAAAAGGTAGGTATAACATGTTTGAACTAATTTGCAGTATAGCGTTTTGTTTATCCCTATTGGTTGGTTTTTACCCTTATTGGAGATGTTAAAAATGTGTAAACAGTATGATGCGGATAATGAGCCTTGCCCTAAATGCGGCTCGGTTGATTATCTGGATGTTTGTCCAGAATGCGATAACTGTGATGACTGCGCTGATTTTTGTGGTGAATGCGATTTGTGTCTAATTTGTTGCGAGTGTGAATAATATGTTTAACCAAAAAGAAAAATCCGTGCTACTGTCGCTTGATACTATATTAGGAAGTCTTAATTTAGACTCTACTAATGAAGATCCTAGTGAAACTCTATGGTATCTTGATATTGATGAATCTGTCATTATGGTTGTTCATCCTGCCTATGGTGTAACTTTCTTCAATGATGAAATGCATATCTTGGGTTTATATGACCGTCGTGAACGTGGCGCAATTCTTGACCTGCTAGACGGTTGGAGCTATGACCATGATTCTATGGTATGGCGAGAAATTGGTATTGATCAAATTGATTATAGTCCAGTGTAGCACGTAAAATACGGGTAAGGTCTAAAACGCTCTGTAAGCGATTCTAAGCGATTTTAGGCTTTACCCTTACATTGGTATAGGTAAAACGTTTATGCAATTTTAGCTATATTTTTGCATATTTAAGCACTTTTATGCAGTAAAATGAATAATTACTGCATAAGGCTGTTTTGTGCCTAAAATGTGACATAGATCAAAGTTTCAATCCGTCATTTTGGTATTATATACCCATACCAACGAGGTATACCGACCACGACGGATTTCGTGAGGGATGTCACAAAAATGAAAAATGTTAAAGCTGTTACTACTCGTTTAGAACTACCTGTTAAATCAATCAAACAAGTTGGTCGAGTTATCATTCTAGAGGTTCGCCTAATGGGTGAAGACAAAGTAATCTACTTTGATGAAAATGATTCTGAGATAACAGTGGTTAATACCCTAGATTGGGCAACCACTAAAATCATGAAAGAAGCATTCGGCGAATAAACCAATAGGGGGCGACAGCCCCCACCAATTGAGAGAGATAACATTATGCGCACTTCAATTTTTCACCTTGTTAACGTTCAACTAGATGATATGATTCGTGAATTTGGTTACATCAAAACAGCCAATGCACTATCTGACTTATACGAAAAAGACGTGCTAAGCGAAACTGAATGCTCAACACTCCGTTTCATGCTATCTATGCAAGTAAGCGACTATGCCGAGGACTTAGCTCAAGCGCTTATTGGTTGCGGTAAAATTGAGCTAGAAACAAACAACGAGCAAGGTTTGTTTGAAGCACGTTTAAATCGTGTTCGCCTAGAGAATAACCAAATGACGAAATGGGTAGACCAGCCAATTGTAGACCAACCACAACCACAACTTACACTGTCAACAACTTACACTTACTGTCACTAATTTAACCGGACGGCGTATGCCGTCCACCATTACCGCTTAAAGCGAGGGCAACAAAATGTTTAAACAATACCTATCACAACCGGCTATCAGTTCGGCGTACCAACTGGACGAAAACACACCAATTAGTGACCGTCTAGAAATGGCTCAAGCATTTTTGAGCAACAAAGAATTTCACTTTGCATTAACAAGTAATATCAGCTTGGTTAACCAAGTGGAAGCAATTTTAAAAGCAAAAGTTTTAACGTATGCTATTGCGTTTGCTAGTGGAGCGACTAACGGCGGTATGCTGTACCAATACGCTAGGGCTGATTTGCATACATGGTGGGCTATTTTTGAAGGCGCACGATTCGAAAACGGTTGGCTATGCTAGTTGTAATCATTGTGTTAATGGCTTTAGGGTACGGCATACGTACCCTTTACCCTACGGAGTATCCTTAATGAAAGTTAACCAAATTGTAAAAGTAAAAGGTCGCTGCAAAGATACTAACGGCAAATGTGGTGTTATTGTAGCCATTGACGGTAGTTATATTTCTGTGGTATCCCCGTATGTTTATTGTGGTGAGTCTTTTATGTGCTACCCTTGCGAGCTTGAACCAGTAGAAAGCAAACACCTATGTTTTGGTGTTCGTAATGGTTTGCTTAAACTTAACCTACCGACACACTATTAGTATGGAATTTGATAATTGGGCTACTGCTTTGAAGTGGGCAGCACAAAACGGCAAACCGTTTTATACTGTACGTATGGACTATAACAAAATTTTGGTGATTGAAAAATGAGAGTATTGCATTGTCTTGACGCACTAGAGCATGGTTGCAAACCGTACAACCACACTATAACTAGCGCACGTTTGGAAGTAACAGAATTGTTACAAAAAGCTGATAAACTGGATAAAATCCTTGCTATCGTTAATGATGAATCTATCAGCAATGACAGTGAGCGCATGTTTCAACTTTGTGAATTTTTGGAGTCTAAAAAATGAGTAAGCACGAATATTTACCGGATGACTACACACCCGAAGTATGTGAAGAGTGTGGAGAGGATGCGGATTCTTGCGAGTGTGATCCCCTAGAATTTATGAAATGGTGTTTGGATTGCACACCTCCAGAGCCACTAAAACCGGCTAGATACATCCGAGGGCGACCTTAGATTTAAACTGTTACAGCGTCACCGAAAAGTGACGCTTTTTCATGCAATTATACCGTATGGCGTTCTGTAAAACCGCGCCGCTCCGGCAGCACGTAAAAGTCGTGCTAGTGTTACATTGCGCTATGGGCGTGTAGGGCTTACCCTATGTATTTGCATTGCTACCACACAAAAACGTCGTGGTGAGGCTGTGAGGAGCTAGAAACGGTATTCGAAATAATATGCTGCGATTCTATACGGTACGGCGTGTTCTTTAAAAGCCTGTGGATAACCTTGTGGATAAGTCGGGAGAACTGCATACAGCCCTTACAGAATGGCGTTCAGTACGGCGTCCTGTGGATAACTTTTTTAAGCAAGTTTCATGCCAACATTTTATACGGGACGGTATACGGTAAAATTTTATACAGAATGGTGTACTGTAAAAGTTTGCAGTATGCTGTACGGATGGCTAGACGTCTATAAGCAAGCACTAATGTAGTGATCCCTAATGTAGTGCATACTAATAAAGACGACACTAATATACAGTTGCCCCTGCGCCTGTAGGTGCGAATCCGACAAGTGCAAAAACGACATTCTTGGGGCAGTAGGTGCAAATTCTATTATAAAATATTTTGGTGGAGGTAGGTGCAGAACCGACATAGGGGACACGGGCTAGACTCGTGCAAGGCCCATATTATGCCCGAATTTTGGTGTGGATACGCTAGCGCGAGCGGTGCAAAACCGATAAAACTTCAATTGACACTCTGCGCCCGCCAGCAGGTGCGGATCCGACCCCAAATTGGTTTTTTCGGGTTTTTAGGCGTTTATGGGGGTTATATGGTGGTCTAGGTGCAAAACAGACAGGATTTAAAGATTTTGAGGGATTTGGGCAGAAATTTGGAAAAACCAATTGACTTTTCGGGGGTCGCTCCTTGAACAGGTGCAAATC